CGTGTAAACTAAAAACTCCTCTAAACCACATAAGCTATAAAATCCTAAAAATTCTATGGTTTCTATAGATCTATTCCCGCCCTCCACCCTTCAAAGGTAAGGGGAAATATAAATACAAAAAAAAAAATTTTTTTTTCTAGCCCCCCCCCCTCCTTTATGTAGATGGGAGAGGAGAGTACTTCCAATATCAACCCCTCCTTTGATTGACGGGGTGCAACATACCTCCCTGTGATTTGTTTTATGATTACATTAGAAGGACTTGAAATCGAACAGGTACAATACCGTGCTACACTCATTCACCAGGAACTACGAAAGGACGGTAAGCCAAATAGCAAAGCAGGACAAGCATATCACTTGTTCAACCTTGCTAATGGTACAAAGTTTAACAGTGACAGTCAGGCGTTCTTGGATGCCTACAACGATGGCTCACTGTTCACACTGACATTGAAACCCACCGCTGAAGGACTTGCAGAAGTCAGCGTGTGGAAGACCAGAAAGCAAATCGAAGCATTGTACTCCAACGAAGAGTACAAGCGGAAGGTGCGTAAGCCAGCGGCTGAGACGGTAACAGTACCGTTGAACACATTAGTGGCAGGTTCTTAAGCCACTGCCCCTTTGGGGTATATATTATATTCATCACGAATGTGTGTTGAATAATTAATTATATATATACTCCAAAGGGTTTTATATTGTTCTATAGAAAGAATATATTTAATGCATCAATCTCATTTCCCAAGGATGAGCAATTGTAATATATTATCCTAAAGACCATAAATGGAACGAGGAATAATTTAATGTCTTGTACAAGACGTATTACAATTGAATGCAGAGGGGATATATACGTTTTGTTTAACGTTTGAAAAGAAAAGGCGGCTTTTTTCAACTTATCGTTAAACAAAACATGTATTTATATAGGAGAAAGGGATGTATAGGGTGACCAATAACCCTTAACACATCACATTCTCTTATATACATTATGTACAATTGCCGTACATAATGAATATTTTAATGGCAATAGCACACAAACGGTAGATACGTTGATGGTTAATTGTGTGTACGTATAAGAACAACATCGCTTATACATTCTTTTGTAACCTCTTTAATTTATATATATCATGAGTTTTAACAACGTAGTGTCTGTAAGAGTAAGCAATTTCATAGCAGAAGATGGTGCTACAGGAAGTTTTAGTGTATTCTTTATGAACGGGCTAGAGATAGCTCGTGAATTTGTTAACCACTACGAGTTCGAGGTGGTTGACAAAACTGTAAGAGAAGCTACTCCTGAAGATATGGCTCTCATGAATTCCATTCTTGAAAAGAATGAGAATTTTAGATGGAGGGACTTTATGTCCCACTTTGGAGACCAGTGGTAAATTATTCCTGTTCTCATAGAGATTCGTTTCTCTATGGGAATGGGTTGTTGTTATATGTTCTTCTGAAGAATGAACATTTTGATGTCTAATACATTTAGGCTATTGTAGGTGGAAACCTTCTTAGATGGATATTTGCGTTCACAAAAGCGTACGCCCAGAGAGATATACCCTCTCGCAAGTGTAAGATTTCCTAGCAAATATTCATTGAAATCAGTCTCTGTAGCTTAAAGGAGGAACAGAGCAAACTTTTAGTAACCAATTAAATCAATATAGTTATGTCTAAGATTTTTAATGGCACACCACATGCCATAAATGTGGTTTCAGGTTCTGTTTTCACTCCAGCAATACGCAAGTATGTTGGAGGTGACGTAGTGCTAAGTATTCCTTCTACAGGAGTGCTTAGTGCTAAAATATCTACAATAGATTTGCCATCTATTGCTGATATCCCTGTATTTGGCAAGAGTTTCTCAGGAGTAGACTCATTACCAGACGGTTTTGATGTTTACATTGTTTCTGCTCTATACGCTTCAGCTGCTAAGGCTGCAGGTGTAGATTGCAGCAAATTGTATACAGTGGCTGATCCTGTATACACTCCTGATGGCAATAGTTTTATAGGATGTAGAGGCATTTGCCCTGCATTCTAATCAGCCTGTCCTAAGCATGACATAAAACTGCTTATTCTCCTTAGGGCACAGGTCGACGGGAATTAAAACTACGCCCCAGTTTATACGTTCTGAAATACAAAAACGTATTTGATTTGTAAAGATGAGATATGATAGGGACATTCAGCTCATCAACAATACAGGGTTTAGGTCCATTACATCGTAATTTAGCTTTTACCTGTATTAAACTAAATAGGCGGCTCATAGCGTGGTGCTGAGCTGTACAACAACAAGAATACCGCTTGAAAAGAGGAAACTCACTTGTTGGTGAAGGATAAAAAACGTTAGATGCATTGATATATCATGCTAAAACTAACGTATAAAAAACCTTTATAAATCCTATTTTTTATTATTTTTTCATTTTTTTTTTGTGAAAGATCTTCACAACACAAACCATTATGTTATAAAAAAACAACTTCCTCTGCAAGATTTGACCGTCTTGTGGAGATGAATAATTAAGAAGTTGCTGCAATTTACATATCCTTAATTGGATGTGTGTATTATCAGGCTAAATGAATCTTGGTCAATAAACAGATAATTGTTTATTAGATTTATGATGCCTATTGCAGCCAGTTGAGTAAAAAACTGTAAAATTTACTACTGTTTAAATCTGTTCAGTTACCACAGATTAGTTGATTGATTGAGATTATCCTCTTGATATTAGCGATATGCAAAGATTGGAATGTTCTATAGAGTTCGATTCTCTCACTTTGCACTTATTTTAATTAAAACCTTTAGGTGTATAGGTTAACCTTACCATTAGTATGAACACAGATAAGAAATATTTTGTAAAAAATGCTGATGCAGCAGCATCGTTTGGAAACGCGAAGCCTGCAATAAAGGATATATTTATTTGCTGTTCACAGTGTGATGGAGCACCGCTCTACACACAACACGGCTTCACTGTTGTTACGAGCTTGTCTCGTACACAACTTAAAAAAATGGGTATTTTGGTGTCAAGTTCTAACGACACCTACACCTTGCAATAATATTTATACGCATGGAGAGTGGCGTGCTGATGTGTACAGCCTAAACAAACATAAATTAAGGTTGCTCTGTCTCCATTTCCTATAACAAAATCTTAAAGATGAATTGAAAAGACATTCATAATGAGACTAGGTTTGTAATAATAATGGAGAAAGTTTGTATACAAAAGCAAACGACATGCGTATATATTATTTTTCAACTGATTTTGAGGTTTCCCTGAACGCACAGAAATGTGTTAGTAGGGGACTTCTATTTTCTTTTTTTAAATTATTTTTTATTCATCCTCAAATATATATTTTATGGCAGCTTACGGGTATAGTTCAGCGTTGAAAGCAGCAGGTGCTACGGTAATAGATTTCAAAGCCTCAGGTGATTATCAAGGCACTTGGGGTGCTGTTGTTGACTATAATGGTCAACGCAGCGTGGTGATAGGAGCTTATGGCTCTTGTGACCATTGTGATCCATTTCAGGCAAGATTTGGCTACGATGGTGGTAGTCCAGAAGAAATGAAAGCATTTGGAGAATCATATCTCCACAATCCTTATTCAAAGGAAGATGTGGAGAGGCAAATCGCATTCTTGTCTGAGGACGAGGATGATTGGTTTGATAGAGAAACATTGGAGCTCTATAAATGGGCATTAACATTTTTCAATTAATTCTCTCTTATAGAGAAAATGTTTGCGAAAGGTGCTGAATAACACCACTTATTGCAAATGTTTTCTCTTTTTTATTTTGTATTTTAAACCTTCACATATTAATTAAAATGAAAAAAGCAGCATTGTTTTTGTTAGCAATCATCACACCGTTCTTGTTGGTGTGGATAGCGTTTGTATGCACAGGATGTGCATTTGTTCCCAAAGAAGTGTTCAACGCAGGACAGTTTTGGGGAATGTCCATTATTTATTGGGTGATAGTTTGCCCTATATTGTTAATTGTGATAAATGATACAATATGAAAAATTATTATTTAATATCTGCTATAGTGATGTTGATGGCATCTATAGCGTGGATATTTTTAGGCATTTATTTGCTCACACCATCAAAAGTAAACCTCGCTATCATTAGCTTAGTGTTCACAGGAGGACTGATGACCTCTTATTCTTTGTATACAAGTTATCAAGACTGTAAAAAGTCTTATGATGACTTATTTAAAAAGTAACCATCAAACCAATAATATGAAGACAATTACATTGTCAGCCAAGGAGTTCTACAACTTCAAAAAGTTAGCCAATTTCTATTTTGATTTCTGGATTTTGTCTGGAAATATAATAGTGACAGCTTCTATAGAAGAACTAGAGCTCTTAGGCTATTAACCTCTCACAATATATGTATCTAGACTTTATATCTATATACATATATTTTCCTTTGGTTAGTTCATTTTATATTTAAAAACGTATAATATTTTTATGAAAGAAGTAAAGATGACAATGGAATTTGTAATCGATGTAGACGATAACATTGTAGACATCGAAGAGTTATGTGATAGAGTGGTAGTTTGTTTTCGTAATGAAGACAAATTAGGAATAGAAACCTTTCTGCCTCAAGACGATGGTTTGATGGTAATAGGATATATATCCACTACAATTGACAACATAACTGAATTAGAATGACAAACAAATTAGTTTACACCATTGTGCCTGAGAGTACATATAATGGTGGGTATTTAGCAGGCTATTATAATGATGACGAAGTGGTTAGACCTTCGTATTGTTATTTACATGGTAAGTTGGAAACCTTAATTGGATATGATATATTTAGCATGCTTCGTTCTGAATTAGAAGCTGATCAAATAGTTGACAATAGAGTGTCTGATAAATTTGAAGAAGGCATACACTCCTGTATATGTATGGGTAAACCATGCACATTCTTTAGATGGAAAACTAATGAACATCATAAGAGTTTTGCAGGACTTGTTGTATTAAATTCAGACACACGTGCGTTGGAATATGCACAAGAATGCTACGATAACAAAACAAGTAATATTTAAACCAAATACAATGGAAGCAGTGTTAATATTTCAAAGCTATGAACTTCCTTCTTGGCAGGAAATAGAGCCAGGGATGATGTTTACAAGTCTTGATAAATATTCTGATTACGTTAGAATCAGGACAATTTCTCAAGAACAGAGTCTTCGTCTTGATAAGGAATTGTTCATTCGAGAGAATGGACATCCAGTAAAGCCATATATATGTGCAATGGATGGCACAATCCTTGCTCGACCAGAAGAAATAGGTTGGTGGGATTGTGGAGAAGATTGCGACTCCTATACAGAAATAGGAGAAAAGGAATTCAATCTGATTCTTGAGAACGAAGGACTCATTGATGTAGAAACAACATACGATGACGAAGAAGGTTATCAGTTGTTGTACATGGATGGCAAAGTGATAATTTCTGTTCTTCAGGAGTACGAAGAATCTGAAGAAGAATACAGTGATGAAATATCTAATCATTTTAAAACTAACGACGATGATAATGACGAGTCAGAAGAGTGGTAATACACTTACACGTCCTCCAGTGATCAATTATGAACCTCTTACATTCCAAGAATGGTGCGAGGAGTTTAATGTATCTCTATTGTTTAACAAAATACCAACACACATAGAACATGAGTACAGTATATTGGAAAATGCGTAATGGATCTTTGATTGATGTTGACGAAATGGATATCAATCATCTGCGTAATACGCTAAAAATGATAATAAGGGCTTCACAAGCCCAAGTTCGCAATTCGCAAATTGCAAACAAACCTGCTCCTAAACTTGAGCTTAAAGGTGAAATGTCTCAATTGTTTAATGATGATTTTCCTGGAGATGATGATGAGTATAATCCTTACGAAGACTATAAAGCGTTTCTTTTATAACCAAAAAATAGATATATGATACTTACGTACGGATTCCATCCTGTCACTAAGGATGAGACAAAAGAGAAAATTGTTAAATATCTAGAGGCTATTGATATCTCTTCTAAAATCATTGAAGGAGGAATCAATGGCTCTTTAGAACTAGAAGTGGAAGATGGCATTCATCCTGATAACATCCTAGAACTAGGGTCAATACTTGGGATGCATGAGACCATTTTCTCTTGGGAAGATGCTGAAAATGAAGACTTCCCATTCGAAGGAGATGACGATGCTGATGTATAAATAAAAAAAGGGAGAATAAATTAATATTCTCCCTTTTCATTAAGAGATTGAATTAGGCTGTTTTCACCACTTTTGAAGCAACACTCCAAATAGCACCAATTAATGTGCTAATTGCACCAATTGCTTCTACAGAAGTTGCTTCATCAATTACACCTTTGGTGATGAGAAATCCACCAACGAATGTCAATACGTGTCTAACAAGTCCTAAAATTTGATCTTTGTTCATAGTGAAAATATTTTAAACAAATATACAAAAATATTTTATGTACACAAATGGTGTAGAAGAAATAAAAATAGAATATGAGTTATTTCCTGAAAAATATGCAACAATTTACGTAGATGTAAATTGGATGCACCAAAGAGAAAAGATGTACACATCTAATGGAGACATTGGATGGGATGGAACATCATCTTGGGAAATTAGTCATATATCGTGGGGAGATATTCCTCACATGTTCAGAGATGAAAAAAAAGTGGAAGAAGCTCTGAAGAAGAAAATATCACACATTTCTTCTGATGGAATAGTCTTTAATCCCTTGTTAAAGAAACACTAATTTTGTATATTTGCATAAACCAAATATATGAATAAGTTTATATTAGTGAGAATAGCCATCATAACAGCATTGATAACACAAGTGAGTCATGCTGCATTCGTGTTTAAGAGCATTTCTAAAACAAACGGATGGGTGGATGAGATTATTGCATATGTATTCGCTGTTTCTCTAGAACTGTCAATATACATATTCACAATAGAACAAAAGAGAAGCGTAGCAACATTCTTTGCAATAATCTCATTTCTCATTAATCTATTATACTATTGGAATTTCAATCAATTTGATTTTGCGTTTTATGCCAGCTTGTTGATTTCGTTCACAATTCCTACAACCATTTGGAATTACAGCGATCTTATAAACAATGAGCCAAGAAAACGTCCATACATTAGAAAAACAGAATAAAAATATTGAGAGAGTGCATGAACACGAGGGCTATGTTAATTCTAGATGAATGCATAGGTAGTAAGTAGACACTTTGGGAGGACTAGCTATCCTCCCCTCTCACTTTTTTAAAAAACAATAAAATGAGAAAAACACCAAGTCTTATTAAGCAAATCATGGAGAAATCTAAAAAAGATCCATGGTATGTAAAACTAAAAAGAAGAATAAGATTAAAATTATTCATTTTTAAATGTTCTATAAAGCAATGGTGGTGGAAATAAATTGATGGAGTGGCGGAAGGTGTTAGGGGTGTCCTCTAACGTGGTAGACGCTATTATCTGAGAGGGTGCTTGTGAGTAGTATGCAAAACTACATAGATACAAGTGTTATAGAAGCACCACATTGTGGGTTCAAATCCCACCTCCATCACATAGTTATTTGGGTGCTTATCCAGTAACTTTTGATAATGTGTCCCAGTCTGTTGTGGATCGCAACCACTCAGAACATCTCTTATCAAGTAATGTAGTGGCGGAATTGGTATACGCAGCTCTATAAACGGGTGGAAGTAATAACATTGAAAACAGCTTCTAAATGCAGGTTCGAGTCCTGCCTACATTGCAGACTTTCATCTAAGGCTACACTGAGAACTGATGAAACTTGTTGGTAGCTGTAGACTACACGAACAAGGGTGATATAAGAATCCCACTTACCTATCAATGAGGAGTACCAAAGCTCCTCTCTTTTTAAACTTTTAAAACAGAAATATGAAAAAAATGAAAATGTTAGTAGTTTTGTTATTAATTAGTGCATCGTTGTTTGCTGTGCCAATGACAATTAATGTGTGTAAGGTTTGTGGAAACACAGATGGTTATCCACAATATGCTGCTCATAATCCACTTGTACATGGGTATAAAGCCTTTGTAAGGTGGTGGAACAGCACAGATTTTATGTTTGACTTTAATATGTAAAAAATAAAGGGAGTGTAAAAGCTCCCTTTTTAAATTTTAAAATTATGAATAGACCAATTAAGGAAACTTACACTGTATCGTTAACGTTTAATGACATTGATTCAGATAATCCATTAGAAGCTGTGAAAAAAATAATTGGATGGATTAAAGACGATGGGGTAGATTATATGATTTTTGATGTTATTGGTGAAACCAGTAATAATAAATTCACGGTTGATATGTCAGAAGAAGAAGAAGATGCAGTATTACCAAACAATGAATAAATTTAAAATTATGAGCATACCAACAGCAAAAGAATTTGTACTAAATCAAAATGATGGATACTTAGCAGGAGATTACACTCCTAATGAAGTATATCGTATCATGATTGGATTTGCTAAATTACACGTAAAAGCAGCATTGAAATCAGCAAGTGAAAAAGCTTATGTAGAATATGTTGACTTAGAGACTAATGAAATATTTGATTATACAGATGTAATTACAGATGATAATGTAGGAGCTGATGTAAATGTAAAATCAATATTAAAAGCTTACCCATTAAACAATATAAAATGAAAAATATACATTTATTGCCCACAGATAAACCAAGTAGGTTAAGCTACTTTCAAGGTAAATTACTTTTTGATAAAGAAGAATTTTATAAAACATTTATAAGTCAAAACATCTACATCATTTCTTCAGAAGAAATTAAAAAAGGAGATTATGTACTTAGTGGAACTAATACAATGATTAAATGCATGTATCCTAATAATGTAGTTGATAGAGATGTTAAAAAAATCATCCTAACAACAGACCAAGACTTAATCAATGATGGTGTACAAGCCATTGATGATGAGTTCTTAGAATGGTTCATTAAAAACCCAACTTGTGAGGAAATAGAAATTAAATTAGTAGAATTTGAAGTTGATATGGAATTAGGTGAATCGTGTATAGAATATGGTAGTTATTATAAAATAATATTTCCAAGAGAACAACCTTATCAAGAGTTATTTGACTACTTAGCAAATGAATTAGGTGTTAATGCACTTTTAACTCAAATGCAAGAAATTGAAACAATAGTTATGTCAAAACAAAAACAAATAAGTTATGAATAAAGCAATGCAAGAATTAATTGATTGGGCAAAATCCTTACAATACAATCAGCAACAATGTATAGATTGGATAGTAATTAAAGATAAAGCAGAACAATTACTTGAAAAAGAAAAAGCTAAACAATATCCTATTGGTGGTTATGCTCCAGGTTATTATGATTGTACATGCACAACTTGTAAAACAAAGTTTACAGGGGATAAAAGAGCATTTCAATGCGAACCTTGTGCTATTAAAACTACACAAGAACATCCTAAACAAGTTCTTAAACAAGAAACCCTTGAAGAAGCTGCTGAAAAACATGCTGTTAAAGAAGATGCAGGAGAAGGTAATCAAATAAATATACAGGCAATAATTTATGATTTTATTTCAGGTGCTAAATGGCAAGAACAAAGAATGTATAGTGAGGAAGATATGAGAGGAATGTATGATAAGTCTTGTGGTTTAATTGGATTAGAGTTACTTGATGACCAAACTGAAAACGATAATAGATTTAAAGAAATACTTAAGCAATTTAAAAAGAAAAAATGAAATATAAATTAATCAACAGAAAAACTGGTGAAGAACATATTTGTTCTAAAGAAACAGTGAATGGATTTGATTTCTATATAGGAGGTGTCATAAAAGACATCCATGAATTAAATGTATGGGACACAACAGACAGTAAGTTTCATCCATTTCTCAAATTCATAGGCACTTCAAAATATGCAATAGAGTCTTTTGAAAGAGGAGAATTTTTAAAAGTAATTGCAACAAATGACCCCTCTAAAGAAATACCTCAAGTGGTGGATATAGTTGAAGAAATGGCAAAAGAAGTTGCAGAAATAGAAGGTAAATGGGGTTTGGATAAAGTTAGAGCAAAAATAAATTTTTTATTAGGTTATGACAAATCTCAACAATCACATCCTTATTCAGATGACGATGTAGTTGAGTTTAATGAATGGTTAAGCTCACTTTTATTTGTGAAAGACGGTAATTATTTACTTGTTGAAAAAACAACAAAAGAACTCCTTCAACTTTGGAAAAAACAAAGATTAAAAACTATTTATTATGAATAAGCCAGTAAGTTTTGAGTTAGCTAAATTATTGAAAGAAAAAGAATATCAAGAAAAAGTAAATACAAAATTTGGGTATTGTGATGGAGGTGAAATAGATGAGTTTAATACAATCTTTTCAGATACTTATGAAAACTTTAATTTAGAATTTTCTGAAAGACAAAAATTCATTAATAAAAATGGAATTGATGAATTAGAAGAATTTTCAGCACCAACAATTGCAGATGTTGTAATGTGGTTGTATGATAAGCATGAAATATGGATTAATGTTATAAAAACTTATGAAATAATAAATCAAGAAGCTTTTGATAAATTTTCTTCAATTATTCAATTTAAAGATGGTAGCTATGTTGATAATACAGGTTATCACAATACACCAACAGAATCTTATGAATCAGCTATTGAAAATACATTAAATAATTTATTATGATAGAAAAAGAATTTGTACCATATCAACAAAGTCTTGATATGAAGGAACTTGGTTTTGATGAACCTTGTTTTACTAGTTATGATAATGAGGGTAAATTAAGAAACCCTTTTGATTATTCAAATAGTGAACCTGATTGTAGGTACATAGAAGACTCAAAGCACTTTGTGTATAATAGTGAATTAAATATTGACAACTTTAATGGACCTAAACATTTGTATACACAGTTTATTGCAGCTCCAACATTCAGTCAAGCATTCCGTTTCTTTAGAGAGAAGTATAATTTTTGCCATTTTGTAAGAGGTCATAATTATGATGGTTACTCTTATAATATTGATAATTTAGGGATATTACAATATAAATTTGAAATTGAGTATAGATCTACTTTCAGAACTTATGAAGAAGCAGAACTTGAATGTCTTAAAAAATTAATTGAACTAGCAAAGAGTGGCTCCCTCAAAGCTTAGCTGTCATCAAGGTGTACCTTGAGCATTCTTCTGTCAAGATACAGGGGGCGAAACTTGACAAATTTAAAAACAAAATAATATGATATTATCACCAAAAGAAAAAGCTAAAGATTTAGTCGAATGGTATTATGGTTTATTACCTAGAATTAGTAATTGGGAAGATGCAAAACAATTTGCTTCTAAAGCAGTGTGGGAAATTATAAAATCTGAACCAAAAAGAACTGCAACTAGTCCATATGATGAAGATGGTGACTTTATATTTAGAGGTAAAGAATATATTTATGAATCTAAAGAAGGTGAAGCACTAACTTATTGGAAAGAAGTAGACAAAGAAATAGAATTATTATGATGGAATTTTTAATATGGTTACAAGATAATCATTGGTATGCATGTGACAAAGGTTGGTATACAACACAAGAAAGACCTTATGTTAAAGGAATTGCTAGAAAGTATTACACTAATGAAGAATTGATAGAAAAATTTAAAACAAAAAAATGAAAACATTTGGATTATTTATGCTCATATTGTTAATATATATTCTTGTAATATTTAATTTATTGAAAAATATTACAATAGATGAAATGTTAAAATTAATCATAGCCACACAAATGGCTTATATAGTGTATAGATTAATAAAAGAAGAAACTAAAGAATTATGAAAACACATTTAAAGACAATTGCAGCACTTATTGTAATATTTAGTATACTCACTTGTTTATGTTATGCTATATATTATAATCCTCTTATTGGGATTATAATAGTACTATCTATGGGATTTGTAGTAATTTATGCAATTGTATACAACGTAATTAAAGACAATGAATAAACAAGAATTGCTGGAATATGGACTAATGGTGTTTAACAATGAAGAGGAAAAATTTCAACGTTGGTTGTCAACACCTGTTCCTGCGTTAGGAAATTTCATCCCTAATGATTTATTGGATTCTATAGAAGGACTAAAGAAAGTGGAAATAATATTACATAGAATAGAATACGGAATATACTCATAAATAAATATAATATGACAGCAATAGAATTTATAGAACACATTTATCTAACTGTAGGAATAGATAGAAATGTAAACTTTTTACAAGCTACAGAAATGTTTAAACAACAAATCAAAAATGCTTACAACCAAGGATTTAGAGATGGGTTAATTGATGGTAAATTTCCAATTATAGCAGAGTTTGACATTTCAGAATGTTCAAACGCTGAAAATTATTTTAATAAAACTTTTAATAAATGACTAAAATATATTTAAACCCCACACTTGCAATTAATAATAATGCAATAGTTTATTTCATTGCAAGAAATTCAGAACATAATTGGAATGATTCTAATAATGTTTTTACAGATGAATTGGACCACATTGCATGGAATTTACCAGATGAAATAGAAACTGAGGTGCAAAACAAAGTGTTTAGAGTGAATGTGAATAAATTACAATACGATGGATGGATTAAAAAATTCACAGAAACGCAAGAACTAACAGAAGATTATATTATTTTATTTACAGACTAAATTAAAATAGATATGATAGAATTTAAGCATTTTTTCATTGATATTGCACAAACTGATTTTAATTGCCCATATTGCACAAAATTGCACATTGATAAAGATGAAAAATACTTCCATCGCATCAATAGAAACAAATCTTGGATTACAAAGGTGAAATGCGATTGTGGTGAGAAGTTCAATTTAACGGTGAATTATAAAGGAGAATTTGAAACATTTAAAAAATAAATTATGAAAGGAATATTAAGAAAAATAGACAATAAATGGATGGTGCAATATATAGGACATCCTATTGATGTTCTTGATGGAAACAATTCTTTAGTGAATTATCTTCCATTACATCCTGATGATGTAAAACAAATTGAAAAAGATGCTTTAGTGTTTGATGACATAGAATCAAGAATAAGAGCCTATCCAAATGTAGATTTTGTATGCCAACGACTGTGGGAAGAGGTTGATGGTAATGTTGAAATTATAAGTTATGCTAAACTGATCAAGAAAGACGTTGTGGATGAATTAGCCAACAAAGAATTGATAAATCATCTAATTGATGAGTTTGGTGAATTTAAAACTACCACTATTGGTGCAGATGATAAGAAATCTTGGTGGAAGAAGGGATATGAAAAAGCTAAAGAAACATTTTATACAGAGGAACAAATGAAATTAGCATTTGCTTATGGGAAGTCATTAGAGCCATTTGATAGTTTTGAAGATTTTATTAAATCACTTAAAGAAACAAAATGAAAGAATTAAAAAAATGGGCAAATGAAATTATAAGAGATTGTCCAGAACACAAAGAAGAAATACTTTATTTTGTAACTTTGTGTGAAGAAGCAATAGAAGAAGGTGGCTCTATAGAAAATGAAATACATTTGTGTAAACAATCTATATTAGATTTAATAATAGACTAATGAATACAATATACGTAGCACATGACAGAGAAAATGGTCATCCTGTATTAGCTGTAGCAGATTTTAAAGACATGCAAAAAGCATTAGATGAATACTGCGGTGCTGATAGAGAAATTCCACAAGCAAAACTCATCAGATTTCATCCATATGTTTCTAAATATGGATCTGATTATGAAGGACATTTTGAATATCTTTGTCGCAATGGGGACAATTGGAATGAAAATATTTACACTCAAATGTTTCATATACATTGTGTTGACTTTTACACAAAATCAGTAAAATAATACCTTTTTGGGCGTAATGTGTCATAAATGATACGAAATATATGTATTTTGAGTATTATATTACCGTTTATAAAAACAAAAACAAAAACAAAAACAAAACAACATGAAGGCAATTTTAGAATTTAATTTAGATGAAATGGAAGACCAAATGTCCCATTTAAGAGCAACTAAGTCTACAGATCTTGCACTAGCATTGTGGGAAATTAAACACAACATGAAGCATTTAATAGAGAATTCTCTTGATGATGACAGTAGTTCTATAGATAAACAGTATGAACTTTTAGACAAAGTGCGGGAGTTTATTAATATTACGTTAGAAGAACATGGTATTTTTATAGATGATTTAATTAACTAATCATGAAGATATTGGTGTATGACATAGAAACTCTCAAGGAGATGTTTCTCATAGGAATTTACGAACCCTCTACAGACATGTATTTCGAGTTTGAAATTAGTGCTGAGAGAGATGAGTTACATTCGTTTATTTCATTTACAGAAACTCATTCAGACTGTTTTTGGGTGGGATATAACAATCTACGATTTGACAGCCAGGTGATAGAATGGATTCTTCGTAACGCTGAAGAATGGTATTCTTATGGTTCTTTAGAACTAGCAGCGATGATTGCTCAGAAAGCAGCAGATGTTATTCATGATGCAAATTATGAGGTGTTACCTGAATACAGTGAACACAATTTAACATTGAAACAAATCGACTTGTTCAAAATACATCACTACGACAATAAAAATCGTAGAGTGTCATTGAAGAGGCTTGAGTTTGAAATGGATCTTGAGAACATAGAAGAAATGCCTGTTCATCATCTCAAAGAGAACATGACTTTTGAAGAGAGACAACTAACCAGAGATTATTGTAAGAATGATATTATGGCAACATATGAATTCTACAAGATAACCATTGGTGACACCACTCATCCGCTCTATAGAGGAATTAATCAAATAGAACTAAGAATGGATATACAAGAAGAGTTTGGTATTCCTTGTTTAAACTATTCTAATTCTAAAATTGGTGATGAGATTATTAAGAAATATTATTGTGAAACTAAGAAGATTGAATACAAAGATCTTCCTAAAAAAGGCACATTTAGAAAATCAATAGCCCTAAAAAATTGTATCCCTAAATATGTTAAATTTAAAACCAAACAGTTACAGAACTTCTTAACAAGAATAAAAACCATCACTCTTTCTCAAACAGAAGATTTTATTGAAAGTATTGATTTCTATAATCAAACTTACACATTTGCTAAAGGAGGATTACATAATGTAATTAATGGTAAAATTTATCAATCTGATGAAGACAATGATTTAGTAGATGTAGATGTTAGTGGATATTATCCAGCAAGTATTATTAATAATTCGTATTATCCAGCTCATTTAGGAAAAGAATTTCTTGTAGGATATAGTAAAGTGTATTTCAAAAGACTTGAACTAAAACCTTTAGCTAAGAAAGATAAGAAACTTAAAGGAATTGTTGCAGGACTAAAAGAAGCAGGAAATTGTCCGTATGGTAAAAGTTCAGAAATGACAAGTTGGTTGTATGACAAACAAATGACATTAGCCACTTGTCTTACAGGAGAATTGTCTATATTGATGCTTATAGAAGAATGTGAATTGAATCAAATAAAATGCATCATGGCAAACACTGATGGTGCTACATTTATTGTTCCTAAAACAAAAAGACAACTTTTTAATAAGATTAAAGAAGATTGGAGAGTTTCCACTTCAATGAAATTAACTTATGAATTAGAAGAAATGGAGTTTAAGAAAATGATATTTTCTACAGTGAATGATTATATTGCAATAAAAACAGATGGCGAAGTTAAACTTAAAGGTGAAAAAAATTGCCTCTTTCTATAGTAATATAGATTGAAAATTGGGCAAAAACGGTGAATAGTTTTTATAACAAATCCCTATTTTTCTTGGAATTGTCAAATTTTACAATTATCTTTGCAAAAATAAATAAAATGGCAACAGGTAAATTGGTGAATTTTGATTATTTTGAGAAAATAGACAATGGTAAAAAAGCATATTTATTAGGTTTTTTAATTGCAGACGGTTCAATAATAAGTCAAAAAGTGAATAAGCAATTAAATCACATAGTAATTTCTTTAAAAGATAGCGATATAGAAATTCTTGAGTTTTTTAAAAACGAAGTGTGTCCAGAAGCTAATATTCAAATTATTACAAATGCTGACGGATATAAAACTTGTAAAATACAATGGACATCTGAAAAAATGGTTAAAGATTTAGAAAAATATATGTCAAGTTTACATAGAAAAAGTTTTGATATTAATTTTTTAGTAAATTTAGACAATATACCAAATGAATATTTTAGAGACTTTTTCAGAGGATTTATGGATGGTGATGGTTGTATTAAAAATAAGTTTCCTAAAATAGAACTACTTTTTAATAATAATCTTTTTGCAGAATTATTCAAAAACAAGTTAAATGAACTTGTTTCTGGAATAAATTGTTACATAAAAGAAGATTTACAATACTCTCCTTCTCAATTGAGAAAAATATCATTGTTTAGATTACACATTAATTCTCAAGAAAAAAAGAAAGGTGTTACTTTCATAGAACGTGACAAAAACATCTATAATTATGTCACTAATTTTTATGATTTTCTTTATAAAGATGCAGATTTTTACATGTCTAGAAAAAAAGAAAGATTTACTAAATACCGTGCTAACTTTTTGAATAGCGAAAGGTCAAAAAGCAGTGTAGAGCATAGCAAGTGAATAAATATAATCTTGCCACGAGTGTCCAGATCCTATATTGAAATAGGATTAAAATATATGCCAAACTTATGGGAGAATAAAAGTACCATAAGAAATAAAAGATAAAAAGCTTTTATGATAATAACTTGGATTTTCTTACAGATTTTGAATTACACAAGAACAAAAGTGCTAGGATTGTTCCTATTGCTCTTAAGCGTTATTATGTGGATGGCATCCCTATTGCTGACACCATTCATTCTCATGATAATATTTTTGATTTTTGTATTAGACAGAAAGCTTCAAAAGATTTCCATTACGAAGGAGTGAATAAAAAATCTGGAGAAAAGACTGTATACAATAAATTGATTAGGTATTATGTATCAAAAAAAGGAGAAAAGCTTCTTAAAGTGAAAAATCCTGAATGCACAACTAATGCTGCAGAACTCTCACAAGTGGAAGCAGGTGAATGGGTGATGCACGTATGTAATCATCTAACTAAAGACCATTCTCTAGACAACATTGATTATCAGTATTACATAGAAAAAGCAAATAGAATTGTACATAAGATACAAACAGAAGGAAAGAAAAGAAGAGCAGAAATAAACCCTCAACAATTAAATTTATTCTAATGAAAGTTTATCAATTAAAACATCTCGATCCTAAACATGAAGGAAGAAAATACGTAAGTGTCATCACTGTTTATGCAAAGCCTTTGCTTCTCGAATTACAAAACAAAACACATGCTATTGCATATTCTGAAGGAGACGTAGAAATTGCACAATTGTATTGTCAAAAAATAGGAATTCCTGTTACTAAAATAGAAGTGAAAAATAAAAGAGAATTAAAATGCAAGATTTCAAGAGAGAAGATTACGAAAGAGTCCACCTCCAAGAAATGATTTTTCTTGGGGAAGAAGCTCTAAGAATAGAACAAGAGTTTTACGAAGAATTAAGAAGAAGTCCTGCAAAAATTATTGTTAACATAAACCAAGAAGAACATGAATCTAACAAAATTCAAGAACATTATTGAGAAAGGATATTCATTAGATGTGATATTTCTTTTGGAGATGTGTGAAAAGGAAATGGATTTAAAGAAGTTTTGTGACACACCAAAACTTAAAGCTCTTCGTCAATTGATTATAAGAAAACAACTAATTAGTGAGAAGGAAATGTTAATGCTAGAAGGACAAAACCTTCTAGCTTTCTATAGAGAGGATGACAATGATGGTGTTGTTTATGAGAGGAGAAAAACTAGCGAAGATGCTTTTGACAGATGGTGGAAAGCCTATCCAGGTACAGACACATTCACACACAAGAACAAATCTTTCTCAGGAGGAAGAAGTCTTAGAACTAAGAAAGATGAATGTAAAGAAAAGCTTGAAAAGATTCTATCTGAAGGAGAATATACAATTAGTGAATTGATTGAAGCATTAGAATTTGAAGTGTTACAGAAGAAAGAAAAATCTGTATTGACAAAATCAAATGCTCTTACGTTTATGCAAAATTCATTAACATATTTGAATCAAAAAACTTACGAATCTTTTGTAGAGCTTATTAGAGAAGGAAACAAAATTACAATAACAGATGAAATAGAAGGGAGTACAGACATATGAGCTTTGAATTGTTAAGAAACGAGGTGGAGAAAGGTATGCTTGGTAAGAATAAAGGGATTCCTATGGGTTTTCCTCGTCTTAACAATTATATAGGAATCAGAAAACGTATTTACACTCTTGTTGGTGGGAATACAGGTTCAGGCAAGACATCGTTTATTGATGATGCATATGTTCTAAATCCTGTAGATTGGTATATTTCTAAGAACAAGTCTGATATAAAACTGAAAATCATCTATCGTTCTATGGAGAGAAGTAAAACATACAAACTCTCTAAATGGGTGAGTAGAAAGATATTTCTAGACCATGGTGTTATTATTCCCATTTCTAAAATCTTAGGATGGACAGAACTGATGACTAAGGACGAGCACGATCTTGTTATGATGTATGAAGACTACATTAATCAATTGATGGACATTGTCACCATTATAGATGGTCCAGAAAACCCTATAGGAATATCAAAGCAATTACGAGCTCATGCTATGAAAAATGGTGTAGTGGAAGAAGTGGATGAATACAACAAGATTTATATTCCTAACAATGAGAATGAAGTGACACTTGTCATCATAGACCACGTAGGGCTCTTAAAGACAACAAAAGATCATCCTACAAAGAAAGATGCTATTGATAAGATGAGTGATGAGCTTCGTTTTGTAAGGGACTTTTATGGCTATTCTCCAGTGGTTGTGAGTCAGTTTAACAGAAGTATCTCTAATGTCACAAGACTTAAAAATGGTGACGTAGAGCCTCAGCTCGAAGACTTTGCAGAGAGTTCCTCTACACAAAATGACGCAGATGTTGTATTGGCACTATTTGATCCTATGAGATATAAAGTGGCAGATCCTTCTGGATATGAACTCTCAAAACTCAAAGATCAATTTGGTGCTAAATATTTCAGGAGCCTCAGACTTATTAAGAACAGTTATGGTGAGGATGACTTACGTGTAGGACTTGGTTTCTTGGGAAATGTAGGAATGTTCAAGGAGCTTCCTAAGAAGAAAGACATCACTGATGCAGACTATGAGAGTATTATTAATAAGACATACTTTTTAAACAATGACTAAACAAGAATACATAGACATTATGATGTCTAACAATCCACAAGATGTATTGTATGTATATTATCAAGAGCATAGAGATAAAAAATACGAACTTCCAAAAGATCAATTCTTTATGTTTATGACAATGATGATGGGAAACTTGCAATATGTATTTGAAACATTGACATCACGATTGGAACAAGAACTAAACGTTATTCGAATAACAGATGATAACGGAACAATTATAAAAATGTATTAATGACAAAACAAGACGAAATACAAGAAAGATTTATTAACAACACATTAGAATTCTTTAAAGACAATTCTGTAGGATATTTGGAATTGGCTATGAGAATAGGTAAATGCAGAATCTCTATAGAAGTGTTGAAGAGACTTCCTGTCAGTCCTATTAATGTATTAGTTGCCTATCCAGACAACAAACTTAGAGACGTATGGATTTCTGAGTTTGAGAAATGGGAATATTCCAACCCCAACATTAGATATGTTAACTTCAGCTCTCTGAAGAAACACACTATGGATAGAACAGATTTCTTTATTATTGATGAATTCCACGCTGCCAGCAGCACAGAGCGTTCGTATTGTGAAGAAATAATGAGCAGAAGCAACAATACACTTGCTCTATCAGGAACAGTGAGTGTTGAAACAGATGAGGAGTGGTGTTTAGATAGGATAGGTGTCTATAGTACAATTGATGGTATAGAAGACGGAATTCTTGCAGACTATCAAATCTCTGTTCACATTGTTAACCTAGACGATGTTGTCAAGATGGAAGACAAGAATGGCAAGAAGAAAACTGAGAAAGAGAAATACAGAGCCTACACATGGGTGATTGAGACATTGAAGAGGAAACAAGAAAACTTCATGCATTTAGCATTAGCAAGAAACAGGCTCTCTATGTCTTCTATAGGAAAGATGAATCACTTAAGAATGCTTTTAGATAGTCTTTCTGATAAAAGAGTGTTAGTGTTTACAGGACTTGCTAAAGTGGCTGATGAGATTGGTATTCCTTCCTATCATTCTAAATCAAAGAATGATGATAATTACAAGGAGTTTCAGAAAAGAACATTTAATCATTTAGCATTAGCTGCTATGGGCAAGATGGGAGTGACATACAGTGATTTAGATTCTGTTATTCTGTTAAACTTCACATACAATGCTGAAGAAACATCGCAGATTCTTAATAGAGCCATCAAGCTTGACTACAGAGGAAAGAAAGCTGATTTACACATTTTATGTTTAAATGAGGCTCCAGAATTAAAGAAAATTAAACAAAGCTTAGAATTATTAGACGCATCAAAAATCAAATATTATGAAAATTGAAATCATCAGAGAAGAGAAAATTGGACAAAACAGTTGGTATGAAATACACATTGATGGAAAGTATATTACAGGAAGTTATAATTTAGATAAGATTAATGACATGAAAGAATCAATAAAAAATAATCCTTCTTGTATATACAAAAAAAGTATTTTAACTTCTGAGATTATTGACGTATCTTTATAATCAAATCAATTAAAAATCAAATAAACATGGCAAGTAAATTAATTGGTATTGTTGGAGAAACAGGGACAGGGAAGTCTACATCCATCAAATACTTAAATCCAGAAGAAACGTACATCATTAATGTAGCTAAGAAAGAGCTGCCCTTTAAAGGAAGTGAAAAACTTTACAACAAAGAGAACAAGAATTACAAGGAAGTGGACGATGCTAATGAAATCTCTAGATTGTTACGCACTATTTCAGACAAAGCTCCTCACATTAAAAACATCATCATTGAAGACTCTAATTACATTATGGGATTTAATATGGTGGCTAAAGCAACAGAGAAGGGCTATGAGAAATTTAGTTTAATGGCTAAAGATATGGTGGAGCTCTTTAGAGAAGCAAGAACACTTAGAGAAGACATTATTGTATTTTATTTCACACATCCAGAAACCATTGAAGATGGTGGAGATATTGTAGGATGGAAGATAAAGACAGCAGGTAAGCTTATTGACAATCAAATTCTTTTAGAAGGACTTCTTACAGTGTGTTTATACACTTGTGTAGAAGAAACTAAAGAAGGAAAGATGACTTACAGCTTGTTAACAAATCGTCATAAGAAGTTTCCTGCTAAGTCTCCTGATGGAATGTTTGCAGAAGTGAAGATTCCTAATAATTTACAAATGGTGGTGGATAGTATTAACAATTATTATAATTAAAAATCAAGAAAGATGAGTATCAGCGGATCAAAAAAACAGCAAACAGAAAACTATGAGAAGAAAGTGGGACTATTTTTAGCAAACGTAATTGCTATCAATCCTACAATTGAAGAGTACAAAGATGTATTGGGCATTGAACTCAAAGAAGATTCTAAGATGACAGAATATCTTGGAACTTCTAAAGATGGTTATGACACAGTGAGAGTGGACTTTTGGATTGAAGAAGTGAAAACAAAGATGAAGTTCAAAGTGGGATTTTATTTAGAAGATAGAAAGAAAGAGAACAGAGATTGTACAAAGACACAATTCATCAACACTGTAGGAACAACATCTTGGGGAGTGGATAAAGATTCTCTTCCTTCTTGGTTTCTTGAGAGAGAATGTCGTACAGCAAAGGTGGGAGAAGAAGACTTTTACAACTTTGTAAGAAATTGGTTAGGTGGTCTTGATTACAGAGACAAAGACACCACATTACAGATTGAATGGAAGAAATTGATTAGAGGTAATGTTAAAGATTTGAAAGAGCAAATTGGTGGAGAGTTTTGTACACCATTTGTTGCTCTTGCGATAGTTAAATCTGTAGAGAAAGATGGAGAGGTGAAAACCTATCAGGGTGTTTACAACAAAGCATTTCTTCCTGAATATGCTATGAAACAAATCAGACTAATTAAATGGGACGATCAAACCATTAAAAGACTTGCTCTGAAGAAATCTAAAGACTTGAAGCCTTATGAGAGATTTGTAATAGACATCAAAGGTGAATATGGTTGTAAAGACTATTATACACTAGATGATATGAGAGACTACAATCCTGATGATAATCTTGTAGAAAGTAACAAGGTGATTCTAGAGGATGACGGAGATTATTAATAATCCTTTCTTTTCTTTAATAATAAGCCTCACAGAAATGTGGGGCTTTTTATTTAAATTTGTTTTATGATAAAAGGTGTGAAAAAAGAACAGCTGTCTGCTAAGACAATTCTTTCTAAGATTAGTGATTATGACATATTTATGTATTACATGCCAAATAAGAATTGGAAAATTAATCAAGTGACATACTCGCCCTTTAGAAATGAAAACAATCCATCATTTCTTATAAATAACAAACACAATGATTTATTATTTGCTGATTTTTCAGATGGCAGCAAGAGAGGAAACTGTTTTGATTTTGTAAGAATGTTGTATAATATTTCTTATGACAATGCTTTGAAATTGATTGATAAAGATTTTGGACTGGGAATATTAAGTGGTGAGAAGAATTTAAATGTTCACATAATTAAAGAAAACAAACGTCCTGAAGAGCCAAAGGTGTATACGCTCATTCAAGCTGTAACAAGAAGATTTACACAAGAAGAACTTGATTATTGGAATTCCTATCATCAAAGTGAGCAAGATTTGAAAGCTAATAACATTTATTCGCTTCAAAAAGTGTATTTGAATAGACAATTATTCTCATTAAAAGACACTGACTTAAGGTTTGGATATTTGTATGGGAACAGTTGGAAAATCTACAGACCTTTTGTTGATAAAAAATACAAATGGGTTCCCAACAATGTGCCTATTACAACAATGGATGGAAAGAAAGATGTAGAGAATTGTAGAATTGCTTTTATTAACAAGAGCAAGAAAGACTACATGGTGATGAAGAAAATATATCCATATTGTTGTGCTGTACAGAATGAAGGGATTGGATGCTTTTCTCCAGAGAATGTGAAGTATTTAAAAGACAACTCAGATGTACAAGTGTTATCGTTTGATAATGATGAAGCAGGAGTGAAGAATAGTCAATCAATAACAAAACAATTTGATTTTGAATATTTGAATGTTCCTAAGAGATTTTTATCAGAAGGAATTACAGATTGGGCAGATTGGGCTAAGAAGTATGGCATGGATGCTATAGAAGAATATTTAAAAGAAAAACAATTATTATGAACTTAAACAAACATATTTGGGAAGGATGGACAGCTCAAGATTTTATAGACGAACTTGAGCCATCATTTACATCAATTATGTCAGGACAAAGCTGGCAAAAGCCCTTTAAAACATCAGATGAATTAAAACAATGGTGTAAAGACAATCAGCCTTATTACAAAAAACACATTCCAGAAGTGTATAACTATTTTAAACAATTAATATGAAATCAGAATTAAAAAAGCTAATTACAGAAATTCAAGAAAACATTGAATATTTAGAAACATCAGAGGGAGAAGAAATAGAATGTATTTCTATAGAAAACTTAGAAGGTATATTAACAAGATGGTTTGGTGAATTAATCAAATTATCAGAAAATCAATAAAAATAAACAACATGAGCAATTATTCAGCAACACAGAATTTTTTAAGAAACGTTTCTCTTCCTGTAGAGAGCAACACGTACAAACCAGTGAGTCATTCAGAACTAATCGATTTAACATTAAATGGAATTAGTAAAGCAGGGTTTGCAATTGATGAAGAAAGTTATAGTTCAATAGAAAGTGGACTTATAGCAAATGCTAAATACACTATTAAGAATGTTGCAGACAGTGAAATGCAATTACAAATAGGATGGCAGAATAGCTATGACAAGAGTCTTTCTTTGAAATTTGCAATTGGAACACAAATATTTATTTGTAAAAATGGAGCTGTAGCAGGAGATTTTGGAGCATTCAAGAGAAAGCATACAGGAGATATTCAAACCATTGCTCCTTCCACTATTTCTGACTATATTCTACAGGCAGGAGATGCATTTAGAAACTTACAACAACAGAGAGATGGGTTTAAACAGATAGAAGTGACAAAGAGAACTTCTGCTGAATTGATTGGTAGATTGTTTTTGGAAGAGTGTTTTATTACGTCTACACAATTGAACATCATCTCTAGAGAAATGGAGCGTCCTACGTTTGATTATAATGCATCAGGAAGTCTTTGGGAATTGTACAATCACGTAACATTTGCTCTAAAGAACTCACATCCTGCAAATTGGATGAGTGCTCACATTAACACACATAAGTTTTTTGTAGACAATAGCGGAACAGTGGTTTCTCCAAAAAGACCTATGACTATTGATACATCAGCATTTACACAATTAGAAATATTTTAATAATGGATTGGGAAAAGTTTAAAGAATACTTTCACGAGAGTTGGTGGGTGAAGATGAAGCCCTTTATTGAGAGTGAGGAATGTGAAGCTATTTATAAACATTTGAAATTCGAATCAAAGAGGGGCAAGACAATTGCTCCTCTTTCTTCTAATGTATTCAGATGTTTTAAAGAAACTCCTCTTGATAATTTGAACGTAGTGTTATTGGGGATGTGCCCCTACCACACTGTAAGAAGTGGAGAGCCTGTAGCAGATGGACTGCTATTTGGATGTTCTGTAACAGGAAACATACAGCCTTCTCTAGAACAATTCTATAGTGGTGTAGAGAGAGAACTATACGATGGGTTGTGTTTAAATGCTGTAAAAGGACCAGATGTTTCTTATTTGTGCAAACAAGGTGTGTTGATGCTAAATGCAGCTCTCACTGTAGAAGCAAATAAAGCAGGTAGTCATAATGATTTATGGCAACCATTTATCAAATATCTAATGGAAGAAGTGTTTGCTTATACAGGAGCACCCATTGTATTTATTGGTAAGGATGCTGAGAAGTATAAAAAATACACTTCTCCTTTGAGTTGGAACTTTTGTGTTTCCCATCCAGCATCTGCTTCTTATAAAAACATAGATTGGGACACAGAAGGTGTGTTTGGTAAAGTGAACAAAATCCTTATGGATAATAATGGAATAAAAATTGAATGGCTTGAATTATTACCTTTTTAAAAAATAAACAATGAAAGTAGTAAAAGTGGAAGACTTAAATGTAGGAGACAATATAATTGTCAGCAGTAATACAAAGCTGAAATTTATGACAGTGTTGAAAAAACCAGTAATAGGAAAACCAAGAAGATGGATACCTAATGATGTTAATTGGAAGAGTGTAAAATGCTCAATAAAGGTGAAAACAACAGTGTTGACATATGGTAGTGGTACATATACAGCAACAAGAAACTTAAAGGAATATGTTCCTACATTTGAAGATCATGATGTTAACATTTATGTAAATTTAAATTATAGAAACATATTATTAATTGAAAAAGATGACAACTATGCGTATAATAAAAATTGATGAATTACAACAAGGAGATGAAATCCTTTTAGGAAGCAATAGTTATTTAAGAAGAGTGATAGTGAAAGGAATTCCTAAAGAAACAACAAAGAGAGCTTGGGGATCTTATAGTTCTGTTAAATGTGACATTTTAACAAACGATTTAGATGACTATACAATTGTTAAAAAAGACATGTATCTAGATCTTAATCACAGAGATATACTAATTATAAAATCAAATAAATAAAAAACAAGAAAATGATAAACGAAAAACAATCAGACGTAGAAATCCTATCAACAGGAAACAGTGAAGAAAGTATTGGAATGTCACTAGACTTAGATTCTGCTCAAATGTTGATGCAGATGTTAAGTAAAAATCTGTATTCAGATGGTATAGGCTCCACTATCAGAGAGTGTGCTAGTAATGCTCTAGATAGTCATAGAAGAGCTGGTGTGAAAGATCCAATCATTGTTAGTTTTAAAATTAATGATAGTAGTAATTATGAGTTTTCTGTAGAAGACTTTGGTGTTGGTTTAGATGATGATGATGTTGCAAACATTATTAGTAAGTATGGTAAGAGCACCAAGAGAAACAGTAATACAGAGCTTGGTATGTTTGGTTTGGGATTCAAGAGCCCTCTTGCATATTGTAGTAGTTTTTATTTCATCTGTAGAAAGAATGGTGTAGAGAGGAAATACATGATGTATGAAGGAGAAGATCTCAACACCATCGATTTGTTGTACAAGAAAAACACAACAGAACCAAATGGTGTAAAAGTGATTATTCCTGTTAAATGGTCTGATAGATATACATTTGAGAGTAAGATTAAAGAGCAACTTGCATACTTTGAGAATGTTTATTTCAATTGTGATGGTGTAGATAATAAGTTCACCATCACCAGAAGTGAACACTTTCAGATTTCTGAACTATCTACAGATAGAAATTTGCACATGTGCTTAGACAATGTTTATTATTCTATAGATTTTCAAAAGCTTGGAATAGAAACAATAGAGTTTCCTGTAGCATTGAGATTTAGTTTGACAGATGGCATCTATCCTACACCAAACAGAGAAGCTATTCGTATTACAAAAGAAACTAAAGAGAAAATACTTAAGAAAATACAGTTTGTTGCAGATTATTATATTAATAAATTCAATGAAGCATCTAGAGAAATCACTATGTATAGAGAATTGATTAATTCTTTCTCTGACAGAAAAATAGTAACAGAAGGAAAGGTGGTTCTTAATGTTAATTCTATTGCTAAATATTCTACAATGAGTTTTATTTCTCCTAAAGTGAAGGGGATTGAATTGTTGGATGTTTCTTATTTATACAAGAATAAAAGAAACGATTTTGATCATCCTTATACAAAGAAATATGAATTGTGTAGAGGTAAGTTTAGAGAATCAAATTATTACAAAAATTTTGCTGACGATGATAGATGTTATGTTTTCACCACCACTCTCACAAATCAAAAGAAGGATTATTTGAGAAGCACTCTTCCTACAGGATGGAATGAAACCTCTCACTTCTTCAAGAAAACAAAATCTTTCACCTTGTTTGGTAGAGAAGGAGAATGTTACAATAGTGTGTTATCTTTGCATAGACATCCAAAAAGTGAATGGAGACAGAGAATTAAAGAGTTTCAAATCATTGAGAAAATGTATCATGAACTTCTTATAGATGCTGATAAAATTGAAATTCCTCAAACATGGATTGATAATCAAAAGAAGAAGAGAAATGGTGGTATAGCTCCAGTGAGAAGAGAAAGAATCAAAGGAAACATAATTGGTAAGGTGGGTGTTGCTCTTGAAAGAGATGTTGCTGGTCAGTATTGTAAGTTTGTTAGTGACTCTTTTGATTTGTCTAAAGAATATGACACACTGATGATTTATTCTACAGAGGATAACAAAGGGTATTTAGATGCAATATACAGTTTGTCTAAAGAAGTGAAGGTGGTTATATTTGCTCCTACACAAGAAGCTAAAATGAGGGAACATAATTTAAAGAACTGGATAACATATGATGAATTTATGGAAGGAAATACAATAGAGTTTAAGAGAGTTGTCACTGCTCATATAATTAATGAGTTATATCGAAAATACAAATCAGTGTTTATAAAGAACGAATATTTAAAACTTGTTAGTGAGGATTTAAGGGATAAGGTGTGTGAATTAGAAACTTATAGAAACAAACATTACATCACTTATGCTAATGACTCTTTTAAACAATCTATGAAAACTATAGCAGACACTCATGGATTGTATGATGATGAAATACATCCTCTATTTCTTCAAATAGAAGCATTATTTAAAACCCTTCATTTCATTAATCCTTTGTTTGATTCAATAAGCAACTCATATAACATCAAATATTATAGTATATTAGTTACAGACTTATTTAGTTATTATTCTCAATCTGTAAATTTTGAGGATTTTGGAATTAAAATGAATAAACCAATTACAGAAACATTAAACGAAATAGTATGAGAGAAGAAATGAAAGACACGGTAGATGTATTATTGAAATTAGACATTGACGCAGATGATTTTTATTGCATAACCATTTATAAAAATGAAATATGGCTTCAAGGATATCAATCAGAAAAAACTCTAGAGAGATATCCAGACGCAATTGTTAATGCAAATCGTGTTGAAAGATGTTTGTATAAAGAATGGGAAATTGGAAACATTAGGATTCAAGTGGTATTAACTCCATCAATAAATTAAATTAAATAGGGGTGCAGCATCCTTACCACTGCATTTTTTAAAAATCAAGAAAAAACAACAATTATGGGTATTAGTTTGAAATGGTTCAAGGAAGCAATTAAGAGTTCTGTAGACAGAATTGTAGAAATTAGGGTAAATCAGGCAGTGAAAGAGTTGGAACAAGAAAGAAGTGGAGAAGTTCCTTATTTGAATGTTAAATTGATTAATGATGTTCTCACTGTTGTTCTAAACAATGGTGATGTGATTTCTAAAATCAACGCTACATCTGAGGATTATTACAATGTAAAGAATGCTTCTTCTATAGAAGAGATTCGTCAAGTGTTCACTGATGATAATGTTTATGCAGAGCAAATGCAAAGACAAATGGAAGCAGAGAGAATAAGTTCTTTCCATGATAGTTTTTCTATTCTAGTGAATACAGGAGAATTTGAATTAAAAGATGGCAGTGTCTATCTCAAAGGAATTAACAGAAGTCTTCCTCAATTACTTGTTGAAAGGTTTGTTGATGTTATAAACATTGCAAAGTATTGTGCAGGTTTTGGTGAACTTCGTCTTGATGAGAATGATGAATATCAAGGCTTGAAGAGATTTTTTATGTGGTGTTGCCTCAATCCAAGAGCAGAAGTGGCAGACAAGCTTTATGACTTCTTGAACAAGAATGGTATGAAAATTACCAAACAAGGACTTTTTGTAGCTCTTAGGAATGTTGTAAATGTTCATGGGGGTAATGAGTTTGTAGATTTTATTACAAACGCATACAACAAAGTGAAGGCTGTATGGAAGAAGAGTCCTAACGATTATGTAATTTTCTATCAAAATGGAGAATACAAAATTGTCCACAAGGATAGTCTTTATGCAAATGAAATAATGTATTCTACAGAATGTAGAGAATGTGATGGTACAGGACTTGGTAGCGATTGGGATGTAGAATGTGAAGGATGTGATGGAGATGGACAAGTGGAAGAATACACTTACAACACTCAAATACCTATTCATCAAGGCGAAGAAATAGGAATTCTTACAGACCTCTATCTTGATCTTCCCAATAGACACGAGAATAGATATACAGACAATTGGAGTAGAACATTTGACATTCGTATTGGTCAAGCAGTGAGTATGCCTAAAGAAGATTGTAATTGGAGTACACAAGATTGTGCTACAGCAGGATTACACTTTGCTGGTTATACAGCTCCTTATGTTCTTTGTGGTGACACCACTGTATTCACTCTCATCAATCCTATGAAGGTGGTGGGTATTGGAACAGAGAAGGGTAGATGTTACGAATATCTTCCATTTATGACCACCACTGTTGAAGAAGCAGATGAGATTATGAATGATGGAGATTTTGACTTCTTACAATTAGATGAGCAATATGCTGTTGATGAGCTTTCCAATCTTATGAATAAAGTGAATGAAGGATTTGCTGTAGAAATGAAGAAGTATGAATACAATCTTCCAAGCATTAACATTGTTGAACTAAACAATATTGTAAAATCTCTAGAAGAAATGAAAGACACCATTTCTAATAGAGTGAATAATATTTAATTATTTATTCTCTCCCATTTATTTTTATATTTGGGAGAGAATTTTTAAATTTATACAATGGCAAAAGCAAAAAGAGAGAAGAAAGAAAGAAAAGTGGTGGACAAGCCATATAATTCAGGAACAATGACTGCATCAGCTTTCTGGAGTTTTATTAGAAGCACGTTAAGAAGAAAAACAATGTATTGGAAACCCATTACAGAATGTAAATTAAATGCTAGACGTGCCTATACAGGTCTTAATAAACGACAGAAATATGAATATCAATGTAATGAATGTAAGAATTGGTTTAAAGGAGATGAAGTTGCTGTAGATCATATTTGCCCAGCAGGAAGTCTTAATTCTGCACAAGACCTGCCAGGATTTGTAGAAAGACTGTTTGTAGAAGTTGAAAAGCTACAATGTTTGTGTTCAAAATGTCATAACACAAAAACTCAAAAAGAAAAAAAATGAAAATTAAACTAACAAAACTGTACAAAGGGAACATTGCTGACTTGAAAGATTTTCAAGTGGAAGAAGCAATCAAAAAGAACGAGAATTATTTAGTGGAATATGCAGGAGAAACAATGACTCTTTCTCCAGAAGATCTGAAGAAGAAAGTGATTGCTACATCAGGATTGATGCAGAACAAATATGTAGGAGGGAAAGATTATAAGCTATTAAGCTACAAATGGAATCCTGATGGATAATAGAGAAGTGAGAATGGAAATTAGTAAAAATGCTTCATTCATAGAATTTTGGTATGAAGGAAGTGTAGAGTGGGAAGGAAAAGAACATAAGTTTTGGTTAATTGATCCACAAGGAGAACCTCCACACGACTTTGATTTAGAAGTGAGATGGTTTTATAAGAGTGTACCTAAAGAAGTGAGGGCTCTCTATCCAGTTATTATTAAAGCATTTAAACACATGGAAAATGAAAATTAGTATTTATTTAGCATTCATTCTATTGAATGGAATTTTAGCGTTAATTGACAGTGAAAAGATTAAGAAAGGTGAACACATCTACCACGGAATAAATGGTCTTGTGTATGGCACTATTGTTGCTGTTGTTTATGTAATTAGTAGAGATATTTTGATGTGTATGGGACTCTTGTTAATAAGAATTCCTGTATTTAACACATCGCTGAATTATTTCAGAGGAATTTCTCTTACATATATTAGTGAGACAACAACATCAATTATTGATAGGTTGACAAACATTATTCCTAAGACAATAGGATATTGGGCGTACACATCTATTTTAATCATCATCTCTACAATTCTTATATTTTGGCAATAATACATGAACTTAGAAATCCTATAGACATAGAAACTCCTCTAGGTTATGGGAAATGTATAGCTTGGATAGACTATGGACCAGATGTAAACACTGTCTGGAAGGTAATACTGTACGAAGATGGAAGAGTGCGTAATTTTTATGACGATGATGTATACGTCTATCCAAATAAAATGGACGGAGGAGAAATTAAACCAAACTTTAAAAACTACACACCATGAGTATAAAAGGAAAGAAAAGAACAGAGAAAGAGTATAGAGCTGTCAAGTTGGATAGCTCTTCTAGTTTGAAAGAGTTCTCCATGGACAGAAAGAAGTATTATAAGAGATATGTTCTTGGAGAGAAAACAGAAGAATCAGAAAATCAGGCTTCTCTTATGGGTAGACTTGTAGAAACTATTCTATTAGAACCATTGGAAGTGGAGAATAGATTTCACCTATCAGCATGTTTGAGTGCTCCTACAGGACTTATGTTAGCTTTTGTAGAAGCTTTGTACAAACACACTATAGAGAACAAAGAATTAGACTTTGAAGAAATAGCAAGAATGGCTTATACAGACAGTGGATTCAAAATTAAATTTGATGCTGTCATCACCAAGTTTGCAAAGAGTGATGCTGAGTTGTATTACAAAGAAATAATAATGGTGAGAACAAAAGGACTTTCTGTTATTACGCTTAATGACTTAGAGAATGCTGAGAAGATTGTCAATGAGTTGAAAACCAATTTTGCAACACAACACATTGTCAATCTAGAGAATGATAAAAGATATAGTGTTTACAATCAATTTGCTGTAGAAGGGTATAGAGTGGAAGGACATTCATTTAAGAGTCTTTTTGATAAATTGGTAATAGACCATAAAGAAGAAACTATACAGGTGTATGACTTGAAATGTGTATGGAGCGTTGAAGGATTTTATGAAGACTACTATCTCTATAGAAGAGCTTATATTCAAGCCTATCTCTACCATAAAGCAGCACAACATGTTGTTGAGATGAATGAAGATTTAAAAAACTATAGTGTGCTCTATCCAAAGTTTATTGTTTGTGATAGCATAAACTATATGAATCCTCTTGTCTATACACTAGACAGCTCTGATTATCTGAAAGCTCTTGAAGGATTTGAACACAAAGGGAAATATTATCCAGGAGTGAGAGAAATTATCAAGGATTTGGATTGGGCTATTGTAAATGATATGTGGAATATTAGTAGAAAAAACTTTATTGCTGGAGGTAAAATAAATATTAGAGGATAATGGAGAAAATGACAAAGACAAATACAACAATATTTTTTGTTCCTACATTGAAAATAGGAAGAGAGAAGTTGCAAGACAATAATTTTTTGAATGCTTATTTGAAAGATGAACTCAGAGAATTGGAATATGAGGACAGTGTGTGTTTATTGTTTAAGCCAAAAAACTTAGACAAGTTTAACAAGTTTATAGAATCTGAGTATGATAGAAAAGGCACAAATCTTATTGATGATTATGATTATGAGGATGGATATGTTGTATCTGTTTATAAGTTGAATGATCAATTTAAAAAAGATTTTATTATGGTGAAAGAAGGTAAATATTCCCTCACATCTAAAGAATTTCAACAACTGTTTCCTAAAGTGTTGAAGCTTATGGTGGGAGGATTACATAGAGACGAAATCTCTCTTCAGTACAGAATCTTCAATAAAACACGAGACATGAAAGAACATTGGGAAAAAGAGTTTGGTGTAGAATTCACAGACGATATGGAAGTTTGGGAATTGTTTGATGAGGATAAGGAAGTGTTAAATATTGAAAAATTAAAAGATAATATATGAGAGGTATTGAGTTGTTGAATAGTCATCCATTCTGTAGAAATGCAATATATGATTGGTATGTGTCGAAGTTTATTGAAAATTTAAGAAAGTCTGATGTCCCTGAAGAATACAAAGAACGTTTATCAGAAATACAAATTGATGATGAACAATTAGCAACGATGGTGGATAATAATCCAAGATCGTTGTTTGATATATTTGATTTGAATGGAATATACATAGACATTGATTATTTTGAAGGATCTTTTTGGTGGAAAGTGGGAGATGGTATTAATATGAAAAACTACAAAGATAGAATCAGTGCTGAAAGAGATGCTGTTATTGAAGCTTTTAAAATATTAGAAGATGTACTTACTCACTCTAAATAACGCTAAAACAATAAAAGGAGAAAAGAAGGGGATGCTTACAGGCATCCTCTATCTTGCTCCAGGGAAAATATCTGGATGGGAAGTTTGTCCTAAAAGAAGTGAAGGATGCACCACGTCATGTCTATATACAGCAGGACAGGGAAGGTTTTCTACAGTGCAACAAGCAAGAATAAAACGTACAAAACTCTTCTTTGAACAAAGAGATGCTTTTATATATTTATTGAAATGTGATATAACAGAATTAGTTAAAAAAGCTAACAAGTTAAATTATATTCCTTGTGTACGTCTTAATGGAACTTCTGATATTGAATGGACACGTTTTAAAATCATGGAAGAGTTTCCTAATGTTAAATTCTACGACTATACGAAAGTCTTAAATAGATTTGACAATCCTCTTCCTTCTAATTATCATTTAACGTTCAGTAGAAACGAAGAAAATAATGAAGATGTTAAGAAAGCCATTCAGAAGAAAGCAAATATTGCTGTTGTGTTTGATGTTAAGAAGGGACAAAGTCTTCCTGTAGAATGGAATGGTGTAAGAGTGATTGATGGTGACATCGATGATGTTAGATGGATGGATGAACAAGGTGTTGTTGTAGGACTTAGAGCAAAAGGACTAGCTAAGAAAGATGACACAGGATTTGTTATTAAATCCATCAAATAAATTTGGAAATATAAATAAAAGGGGGTATTTTTACTACCCCCTTTTTATTTTTAATCAAAAACAAACAATATGGATTTAGGAATTGACACGCTGTCCAAGCTCACGGTGTTTAGTAAGTATGCAAAATTTATCCCTGAGAAAAACAGAAGAGAAACATGGGACGAGATAGTGGACAGGTATGAAACAATGTTAGTGAAGAAATATCCAACGCTAACAGAAGCAATCAAAGCTTCTACAATATTCATTAGAGAAAAGAAAGTGTTACCTTCTATGAGAGCTCTGCAATTTGCAGGACCTGCTATGGAAGTGAACAATGCTAGAGGATTCAATTGTAGCTATGCTCCTATTGATAGTGTATATGCTTTCTCTGAAGCAATGTTCTTGTTATTGTCAGGTTGTGGATTTGGCTTTTCTGTTCAGAAACATCATGTTAACTCTCTACCAACAATTAAAAAACCTGGAAAGAAGAAAACCTATCTTGTCGAAGATTCAATTTTAGGGTGGGCTGATGCTGTTAAAGTGTTGATGAAATCATATTTAGAAGGAAAGTTTCTTCCTAATTTTGATTTCAGAGCAATTAGAGAAAAAGGAGCAATGCTTGTTACAGCTGGCGGTAAAGCTCCTGGTCCAGAACCATTGAAGATATGTCTTGTACATATTCAAGCAATTCTTGACAGGAAGAAAGAAGGAGAAAGACTTTCTCCATTAGAATGTCATGATATTATATGCCATATTGCAAACAGTGTTTTGTCAGGAGGTATTAGAAGAAGTGCTTGTATTTCTTTCTTTGACTATAATGATGAAGAAATGATTACATGTAAATATGGAGAATGGTGGGAAACTAACGAGCAGAGAGGAAGATGTAACAACAGTGCTGTTCTTGAGAGAGATAAGATTACAGAGAGTGATTTTAATTCTCTTTGGGAAAGAATTGAAGCAAGTGGATCTGGAGAACCAGGAGTTTATTGGACAAACAATAGAGATATGATGTCCAATCCTTGTTGTTTTACAGGAAATACAAAACTTCTAACAGCTGAAGGATATGAATCTTTTGAAAGTCTTGAAGGAAAAAACTTTATGGCAATCAACAAAAATGGAGAATATGTTCCTGCTTCTGTATGGAGCACAGGTGATAAAGAAGTGATGACATTGAGTTTAAGTGATACAACTAAAATTACATGTACACCAAATCACATATTTTTAACTGTAGATAATGAAGAAGTTCCTGCTGAAGGTTTAGTGGGAAAAAGAGTGATGCCTTTCTATAGAATGAACAAAGAGATTTCTGAATATACAAAATATGGGTTTATTCAGGGCGATGGAGCTTTAGGAAGACTGTCTTCTCAATCTCATCTAGGTATGGAAGTTTATTTTGGTGAAAAAGATTTAGATGTTGCTGAAATATTTGGATTTTCTGAAACAGGAAATCAATATGTGTCTGGATATAACAATATGTTAAGTGTTCTAGGATTTTCTTCTGAAAATTTACCTAAAAGAAAATTACCATCAACAATTTTTTATTGGAAAGCAGCAGATCAATTGCAATTTTTAAAAGGACTTTATTCTGCAAATGGTTCTGTTATATCTAAACATAGAGTTTCTTTAAAGTCTTCATGTCTTGAATTAATTCTTGCAGTGAAAAAGATTTTAGAAAATCAAAATATAGCTTGCTATTACACTACAAATAAATCAAAAGAGGTGGCGTTTAGTAATGGTAATTATGTTTGCAAAGAATCTTATGATTTAAATATAACACAGTTTCAATCTGTTTTAACCTTTGCTGAAAAAATTAACTTTATTCACACGTATAAACAAAATGCTTTAGAAGAGTTAATTAAAGAAAAAGCTCCTAAAGTTTTGAAATCTGTTTATGAGTCTGCAACACAACAAGTTTTTGATTTTAATTTAGAAGATGATACACATTGGGGAGTGGTGGAAGGAGTGATTGCTCATAATTGTGAGATTGCTTTACGTCCAAACTCTTTTTGCAATTTATGTGAAGTGAATGTTTCTGATATTGTAAGTCAAGAAGACTTATGCAATAGAGTGGGAGCTGCTGCTTTCTTTGGAACATTGCAAGCAGGATTTACAGACTTTCATTATTTACGACCTATATGGAAACAAACCACAGATAAAGATGCTTTATTGGGTATAGGAATGACTGGAATAGGTAGTGGTGAGATTCTTAAATACAATCTTGAAATAGCAGCAACTGTTGCTAAAGAAACAAATAGTAACATCAGTGCTATTATAGGAATTAATGAAGCTGCTCGTATTACATGCATTAAGCCTTCAGGAACTACATCATTAGTGTTAGGAACTTCTTCAGGAATACATGCATGGCATGCTCCTTATTATTTGAGAACAATGAGATTTAATAAGAATGAAGACATTGCTGCTTATTTAATGATACATCATCCTGAAATGTGTGAAGACGATATTCTTAGACCAAAAGACACTGTATGCATTAGGATTCCTGTTAAAGCTCCAGAAGGTTCTATATTTAGAAATGAGACAGCTATTGATACATTAGAACGTGTAAAGAAGTTTTCTACAGAATGGATATTACCAGGACATATTCATGGTGATAATACGCACAATGTCTCTGTTACAGTTTCTATAGATAAGAATAGAAAATATTATCCAAATGATTTTGTGAACTTTGAATCTGAATCAAAAGATGAATGGGAAGCTGTAGGACAATGGATGTGGGAGAATAGAGATGTGTATAATGGAATTAGTGTTCTACCTTATGATAATGGAAGTTATGTACAAGCACCTTTTTCTGAAATTACTGAAGAAGAATACAATAGGAGAATAGAATCTCTCAAAACTATTGATCTTACAAAGGTGATAGAAGTTGAAGACACTGTAAACTTTAATGATGTACAAGCTTGTGGTGGTGGTCAATGTGAAATTAACATTTAGCATATGGAGAAAAAACCATTTATAAAAGATGTTCATTACTATTTAGATGATGGGAGGGTGGTGTTTACCGCCCTCTATCATTTAGAAAGAGAGGTGTGCTGCGGAAACAAATGTAGGCATTGTCCATATTTTCCAGAGCATGTTAAAGGAATTAAAACAATTAAACCAAAAGAAGAATATGGCAAAGAGTAAAGAAGCAAAAAAATCTATAGAAGAAGTGATTAAGGAGCTGAACAAGGAGTATGGTGGAGGAAGTGTTATTCATGGTAATGAAGCTAAAGAACATCATGATGTTATTTCTACAGGATCATTAGGTCTTGACAGAGCTTTGGGTATAGGAGGACTTCCTAAGAATAGTGGTAAGATTTTAGAAGTTTATGGATGGGAATCTTCAGGAAAATCAACGTTGACACAAACCATCATGGCAAACTATCAGAAAGCAGGAGTGAAATGTTTGTTAGTGGATGGTGAGGATTCTTTAGATGCAAAATATGCTACAGCGTTAGGTGTAAATCTAAAAGAATTATATGTAATTCAATTAGATGAACATGCTGGAGAAGGTGCATATAATAAAATGGAGAAGCTTGTAGAAACAGGAGAAATAGGACTTGTTGTAATAGACTCCTACAACTCACTACAGCCTTCAAAAATCGTTAATGGAGAATTAGGTGATAACACATTAGGAATTCATGCAAGAATGCTTAATCAAGCTGTAATGAAGGCTAACACACTTGCTTCTAAATACAATGTTTTATTTATTTTTATAGGACAATTGAGAGAGAAAATTGGTGTTATGTTTGGAAGTCCAGAAACCACACAAGGAGGCAACGCATTAAGATTTTATGCTCACGTTAGACTAAAGGTGAGTAGAAGTACCACTAAAGATAATTCTGTAATGGAAGGTGATATAAAGCTTGGTAATCTCACTAAGGTGAAGGTGGAGAAGAATAAATTAGGAAGTCCTTTCCAAGAATGTGAATTCAACATTATTTATGGAGAAGGTATTGATAAGGTGCAAGAATTGATAGACATTGCTTCTGAAGATGGAATAATCAAGAAGTACGGAAAAACTGTTACATTTGAAGAAGTGAAATATGACATTGATGAATTCAAGAAATTGTTAATAGACAATGTTGAATTTCAAGAAAGATTGAGAAATATAATTTTAAACCCACAAATAGAAACAAATGATAGTGAAATTCAAGAAGACGCATCCTAATGCTGTTATTCCAATTAAAGCATCTGAAGAAGCAGCGTGCTACGATGTTTATGCAACCTCTGTAGACGTAAATAGAAGAACCGTCACCTATGGTATTGGTTGGGCTATGCAAATCCCTAAAGGATGGAAAGGAATAATTGTTCCTAGAAGCAACTTAACAAAACATAATTGGACTATGGTGAATTCTCCAGGACAAATTGATTCTGATTACAGAGGAGAAGTGATGATAAAACTTACATCTCTCACTAACAATCTACTTGAACCTCTTCCTTATGGTGTAGGAGACAGAATAGCACAGATTTATTTTGAGAGAGTGAATGATGTAGATTTTGAAATCGTTGAAGATTTTGATAATGTGACAGAGAGAGGAACAGGTGGATTTGGCAGTACAGGATTGTCTTAAACAAATATTTTATGCCAAATCAATATTTATTACTATTTTTACAGCAGAAGCAATACAGAAATGAAATCGAAGTGTAAGACATGTGGAAAAAACTGTGACGGAGAATATTGCTTCCACCATAAACCAAGAAAACCTATTTCTCGTAGAGCAACTTCTCCTACTAAATCTTCTGATAATGAGAATGCTACACAAATGAGAGATTTCTTTTTAGGAATATGGAACAAGAGGAAAAAGCATGAATGTGAAAACTGTGGAGAGTGGCTTGGAAAAGAGCCACTCTCTTACATGTTTGATCATCTTCTAGAGAAGAAGTCTCATCCAGAGTTAAGATTGGAAGAAGAAAACATAATGTTAGTGTGTTTGAAATGTCATGATGAAAAAACTAGAGGATTCGCTAGTGATTATGTTAAAAACAGAATAAATATTGTAAAACAGAAATATGAGGGAACCTAACAGAGAACGAAAGAATGAAATTAAGTACAAAGTTACATTAAACGAAGAACAGAGAGAAGCTAAAAATTTAATCATTGACAATCAAATTGTTGTTATTACAGGAAGAGCTGGCTGTGGTAAATCATTAGTAGGAATTCAAGCAGCTTTAGATTTTCTTAATAAAAAAATGTGTGATAGAATATTAATTACACGAACTCTTGTTGAGGTGGGAGATAGTATGGGTTTTCTTCCTGGAAACATTGATGATAAAATGAATCCTTATTTAGAAGCTGCTTTGGAAAATTTTGAAAAATGTATGGATAAACAAAAAATCCAAGACTATATAGTAGCAGGAAAAATAAAAGGAGGACCAATTAATTTTATTAGAGGGAAAACTATTGATGATGTATTAATTTTAGAAGAAGCTCAGAATGTAACCAGACACAGAATGGAAGCACTTTTAACTAGATTGGGTAAAGTTGGAAAAATCATTATTAATGGAGATCTTTCTCAACGAGACATTAAAGATGGTTATACTGGTTTAGATTTTGTTATAGAATTATCTAAACATATTCCTGAAATTAAATGGATTAAATTAAAAGAAAATCATCGTTCTGATCTTGTAGGAAAAATATTAGATCACATTTATGGAAAATAAATCAAACAAATATGAACCAATTTTTTTACACACGACAAGAAGTCGTAGGAGGAACACCAGAAGCTCCTGAATTTAAAACCTTCACAGACAGTTTTAATGTTAACAAAGTGATTAGAACTATTTCTCTTGAAGATGATAGAGTGTTAGTGTTATTAGATGATTTGCACGAAAGATCACAAGACGTAGAAGATGTAGATGTTAAAACAGGAAGAGTGAGAGGATTGAAAAGACAACGTAACATGTTTCAATCAGAAATCTATCTTTCTTCTACAGATGGAGAAAGATTTTTTAAAGCTTTAAATATTGAATAATGAAAATAATAAAAGCTACGTATGGTGATGTAGACTGTACAGATGTAATGCAAAAAAGAATGAAGAATAATATATTAATCACTCATTCTAATAATAACATAATAGGAGATCCTTCTACAGGAACTGTAAAATATCTTAATGTAGAAATAGAACATGATGAAAAAATTCACAACTTGTCTATAAGAGAGGGAGATCTTCTTGTTTTTCCACTTTCTACAAAAAACAAACTTGGAATATTTTATTCTAACAACAACACTCCTGAAATATATCCTGCAATAAGAGCTTCATTGGCATCAATTAAAAAAGCAGCAGAAGGAAAAGCTGACATATTAACTTGTATGTGGCAACACGAGCCAGAAAATCCTTTTGTAGAATATATAGCTTGGACAAAAACTTCTTCTCATTTAAATCAATTGTTGCAAATTATGCAGCTCTTATATGCTGCTAGAGAAATTCATAATTATGAATATGTTTCTTTTTTAGAACATGATGTTCTCTATCCAGAAGGATATTTTGACTATCCAGAATTTAATAATGGTGAAGTGATCACTAACATGAACTACATGGGAATTAATAAAATGGGATGGCAAGACAAGACAGCAGACCATGAGCCATTTCATCAAATGACTATGAAGTTTGCTGATGCAATTACACATTGTGAAGAAATTCTTGCAAATGCTCTTATTACAAACAGTGGAATGATTGAGCCTCAGTACATAAAGAGAAGAAAATGGAAATGTATAAATCCAGCCGTGCACATAAATCATGGCAAACATTTCACATCACACTACAGTATATATAACACTCATGATTTATATTTAAATCAAGACTATTGGGGAAATCACTCTGATTATCTACACTTATTATAACAAAAATCCCCTCGTAATTGAGGGGATTCTTTATTTAGAAAGTCTTTTCTTTTTTAACAATTGCATGGGAGAGGTTCGTGATGATTTATCGTCTGTGGTTTTTGTCTCTGAGAATGGTTTATTCTTCTTAGGAATAGCCACCTTTGGAGCTTTGTTCTTCTTGTTTGTTTTTCCGTATGTCATTAGTAACAACCCATTTTACATTTCTTCATTGTGCCACCAGTCTTCATTGTCTTCTTAGGAGACTTGATAACACCACGTCCAACTAATACATCAGCTTTGGTGATTTTACCATCTTTGTTAAGATCAGGAAATGATCCACCTGCTTTAGCTTTCTTCATTGTTCCACCCTTCTTCATCATTGAATTAGCAGGAGGTGTAGCAGGTTTGTTATTGTTCTTAATCATGTCAATACCCATTCCTATTGGTCCTTTTAATAAATTTTGACCAAAATTAGCCTTAGGCATCTTACCACCTATTTTCATCATAGGAGCTTCTTGTTGAGGAGCTTGCATAGGCATTTTAGGGGCAGGCTTTGCCATCATTTTAGGAGCAGCTTTCTTAACCATTTTCTTAGCTGCTGATTTCTTAACAGTTTTCATAATTATTATTATTTGTTTTTTAGCACTTCCATTTACGAAGACTTTTGTTAATTCTGCTGTTAGGATCATTAGCAGTTTTAGAACTTGTAAGCTTCTTCTTCATTCCTGACATTCTACTACAAAATGATTTCTTTCTTGGACCACCCTCTGGTTGTGGGGGTTTTAAATGTCCTCCTGTAGCTTTGTTGTAAGAAGCTCTTCCTTTAGCATTCAATCCTCCTGATTTTGATTTACCTTCAGAGCGGGTCCATGCAGGTGTTTTGTGTGTTTTTTTAACAGTTGCCATGTTATTTCTTTTTGTAAGGATGTTCTTTGTGCCACTTCTTAACAGAAGCCACTCCTTGTTTAATAGTTTTAGCTTTTGATTTTTGTGTGAGGTCTATAGTGTCCCATTTTCCTTTGTCTTTTGTAGGATGGTTTACCATAATATCACCTTTCTTACCCTTGCCTATTCCTGTAGCACTTGTTTTTTTATATACAACATGCTTCTCACCACCTGCACTCACTTTTACATTTCCTCCGTTCTTTAGAACACCTTTACCTACATAGGCTTCAGCTTTCTGTGGATTCCAAGGACCAGACTTCTTAATGTAAGCCATTATTATTTCTTTTTAGCTTTTGCTTTTATTTTCTTCTCTTGTGTTAACATAGCTTTTGTGGGCTTCTTTCCACTGCCTTTGTTTTCACGAATAGAATCCCAAAGACCATGTTGAGATGTAGAACCATCTGCCCTCTTAATCATCTTTTTCATTTTTGTTTCTTTATGGGTTTTATTTTGGAGAGTTTTCTCTTTTGTTTTTTCATAAAGTTTTCTTCTTTAGGAGAAACCATAGATTTTTTAACATCGCTCCAAACGTCTGTTATTTTCTTTTTCATTATTTTCCTTTTCTTGCTCTTCCCATGGCTTTGAATGTTTTAGCTAAATTATAACGCTTAGATCCTGGAGGACAAGTTTTAGATCCAAACTTAGATCCTGTACAAGGTTTATCTGTACGCATAGTTTTGACTGCCTTCTGTATCCACTTTTTGTCTGTTGCCATGTTATTTCTTTTTAGACATTTTAGACATTTTTGTAGACATTTTCTTATTAGCTAATGTTCTCTTTTGCACTTTTGTGAATGCTCCTTTTGGATCTACTAATGGAGCTTTAGGAGATTTGCTTGCAACACCACCTGCTTGAAATTGCTTTATTGCTTTTTTCATTATAATTTAATTTAAAATTGTTTTCATAGGATATGGACTTTCTATAGAGATTCCTCTATAATGCCATTTTCTACGTTCTTCTGTAGAATGGCATCGATTTGTTTGTTGGCTTCGAGGATGGCTAATACATTCTTTGCTTCTGGAGTGTTTAGGAACGCTCTGGTGGCATTTAGTATTGAACCAAACTGATTGCCTGTGATTTCAAATACATCCTCTGGTTTCCACTTGTAATTCTTGTTAGCATCATAAACTTGCTTAACACTACTTGTTGTGTTGTCGTCTTTCACTAGTTTCATAATTGTTGGTTGATTTTGAAAAAAATTGTACTTGATGTTTTTATACTCTTAGAGAATATCAGCTCTATTCCTAATAGATTGTGGAATTTTAATAATTCCTCTATTAGCATGTTATTGTATTTTGGAAGAGAAGGAGCTAGTCTAAAGTTGTAAGAATCTGTGTTCTTAATAATTTCTAATGTAGACAATTCGTCTACAGAATCTATCACTGCCTCAAGATAGGCAAAATAAATCATTTCATTATCTTGTAATATCTTTGGGAAGTATTTAGTGCTTATTTGCATTAAGATAGAGTTAATCTGTATTTGGTTTGAGCAGCAAGTCCAGAAAGAGATTGTGCTACATTTTCTATGTCAGGCATGTTATTTGCAGAGCCAAAGAGTTCTAGTTGTTTTGCAAATGATATTAAATCATTTACCACTTGTTCAGATATTCCTATAGAATAGTCTTTGATGGGTTCTACAGGCATAGCTTTTGTTCTTATTCCTGAATAGCCCATTATCTTTTCTACAATTTCATCTTTGAAATCAAAAACACCATCATAGAGTTTTCCTAATGCGTCGTGTTCTGCAAATCCTTTTGTCTGCCAATGCAATTCATGCACTTGAAGCTCAAAGTAATTAAGCTTTGCTTTTATCTTATCTAGAGAAAGGGAATTGTTCATTCCCTCTCCTAGCATTTCTTTTGGAAATATTGATTTCATTTTTTATTTTTTACGCTATAGAGAACGATAAAGTGGCTCCATAACACAATGTACTTGCTACAGATGTGTTCACTACAAAATTTACAGTTGCTCCATCAGGAGATGTAAATACACCTAAATATCCTGCAGAAGTGTTTAATGCTGCTAACAATGTCACCATGTTAGTGGATGCTGTATTTGTATTTACAACAATAGATTTTCCACTAGAGCACGTTAATGTCAAATCAACATTTGCAATAGTTAAGCTACCAGGAGTGTAATTAATACCTATGCCATCACAACAATAGTTTGAAGACACTTGCTTCCAATTGCCCACTTTAGGCTTGTTTTTTCTAAGAATGAGAGAACCAGGAACGATTCTTTCTGATCCATCATATCTAACGAACGCTTTTAATTTGTTGTCTAATTGCATTTTATTTATTTTAAATTGTATTTGTTTTTCAATTCTACCAACTGACTGACATAATAATGTGTACAATACTTCTTACTCTCTTCGTTGTTATACACCTCATCTAAATCACTGAATGGAGAGACACCATGTATATATTTTCCTTTATAGAATGCTTTGTAATGTCCCATATCTGTATTGGATATTCCTGCATTATGAAACAGTCCTATAGAATCCATTCTTGATATATGGTCAGTTGCCCATGCAAAGTCCATTTCTTTCACCACTTGTGTTGTGTATCCTTTATACCAAAGGTTCCACAAGACAGCCCACATGTCAGCACACCAACTTTGAAATCCTTTGTTCTCACTCTCAAAGAATTGTCCGTTAATGTTTAACAAAAATCTTCTAATAAGAATACAATCACTAAACACTTTCTGCCAAAACTTATAATCTATGTTCTTCAGAAGATATTGTGCTCCTCCTGAATGTAAATTATTTGCTTCAGCTATTTGTCTATTTATTCCTATAAGAGATGTGAGTTCGTTTAATACGTCTCTTGTGTTGTATAGTTCTTGTTTGTCCTGTAGAACATCATTTTTCTTGCTATCAAAATATGAAGCGTTTATGTAAGAGTTTGTGTCAGACAGATAACACACATCATCATTTATGTAAGCATCGATGTTGAAATTCTCTGTAAACACAATGTCACAATCACAATAGAAAATGGCTTTGTCTTTCATCTCTGGATGATCTTTGAACCATCTCATTAATGTGTAAGGACGCAACACTGGAATATAAATTGGAATAAAGTCTGATACACCATCTTCATCTCTATAGAAACCAAATGTTGCTTCTGGATAGAGTTCTTTTAATTCGTCCCATTCTGTATTGTATTGCCTTTCTGCGGGAGTGTAAACTAATACAATAGCTTGTTCACTCTTTCCTATTTTCTTAAGACTCTCTAGCCATAGATGTGTTTGCCATTTATAATACGAATCATCTGGCTGCGAGCACAAAAACTTTAATTCTTTAATCATACTGTTGTTGGTTTAAATCTATCATCTCTTTTTATAATTGCTGTTGTATTAGATTTCCAAGTATTTCCATAAATAATTGCTCTAATTGAACTTACACTTATTTTTGTTATATTAGAAACTTCAGCAATAGTTTTACCAGAGTTATATAACTCTTTTAATAAAGTTACATCTTTATCTTTAATTTTTGCTTTAACATTGTTCTCACCAGCTCTACTAGGTTGTAATCCTAATTTATAAGCATGTAGTTGATTTTCTGAATTATCAACCCATTGAAGATTGTCTACTCTATTGTTTAACTTATTACCATCTATATGATTGACTTGTGGTTTGTTTTCATTTGGTAAAAAAGCTTTAGCAATCAATCTATGTATTATTTTAAAAATGTGCTTAGAATTTTTATACAATCTTACTTCTAAATATCCTTTTTTATTAATATAAGATTTTAGTAATTTACTCTTAATCACTCCACGTCTATTTCCAGATATTCTGTCAATACTTCTAACATTCCCAAGTGTACTAACTTCATAAGAAGATTCATACCCTGGACAACGCTTCCATGTTTCGCAAATAAATACTAACTCTTTCATATGTAGTTGTTGGTTTATGTTTGTTAAGGTGCTGTCGTAGTGGTGGTGGATGTAGTTGTTGAAGGACTTCCACTCACTTGTATTAATCTTTCCAGCTTGTTGCTAATTTCGTAGAGAAGATTTGCTTCTTGACTCCAGCCTATTTGTTTACTGATCATTTTTATATTTTGTAAAGTGAGAAGTTATAATTTTGTAAAATCAGAAATTACCTTTGCCACTTCTTTAGCAATCTTAACCTTGTTTAATTGGTAGGTGAGCATGTCTGATTTGTTATCAATAAAACACATTTCTATTAATATGTTTTCAGAATTAGGTCTCATCCATCCTAGAGTTTTTCGTGCTGTAGAAGATTCAGGAATCACACCTCCTTGTCTCTTTTTAAACCCTGTCAATTTACTTATTGTATCAACAATTGATTGAGCAAGTCTTTGTTCAAATGCAGAAGATACGTTAGGAATTACCACTTCTACACCTTCTCCACCACCTGCATTAAAATGAATGTCTAATAGAATGTCAGAAGGAAGAAACTTCCCCTTTATGAAATCTAATGTTTCTTTTAGAGCATTTGTGTCTGCATCTGTAGACCATTTCACTCCTAGTTTTTGAAGCTCTAATGTTAATAGATTTCTAAATTCTATTGTAAGATCTCTTTCAATAAATTGTCCTGAAGAAGCACCTTTATCAATTCCGCCATGTCCTGAAGATACAAATATTTTTCTTGCCATTATATTATAATTTTATTTTCCACATTGTGTTTATTCCATAGAACGTATGTCCTTTGAAGTCAGTTCCTATTTTTAGTCCATACATGTTGTCTTTCTTATTCTTCATCATTAGTCCTATAGAAGCAGAAGGAAATGTCTCAACGCTAGAAGTGATGAAATATTCATTCTTCTTCTCAGGAAAAATGGTTTTTGTAATAGTTGTTTCAGGAATATTTAAATCATAAGAAACACTTGTATGTAATATTTTGTTAGCATAAACAGTGTCTGTCACTGTTACACTTCCATATTTTATAGGAAATGGTGTTACATAAATGTTTGTATCATAGTGCTCGTTTCCTAAAGCAATGTATTGTTCTAATAGCTTGGTACAATTTGTATCAGCAGGATGTTCTTTCTGCCAGAATGTATCTATTCTGGAATGTTGAAGAATAGGTGTAACTACAATTGTGTCTTTAATTGTATTGTATACAATAATTGTATCTACAGAAGGTGGGGTGATAGTCTTTCTATCACTTGCACATTTTTGCAAGAAAACAATCATCAATAAGAACGCAATTATTAGATATAATATCTTATTCATTTGTAGGAGTTTCTGAAAAGAAGTTAGAGATAATTTTGAAAACAAATCCTAATATAAATATTGTTGTACTTAATATAGGATTGTTATTCATACTAGCATATCCTCCAGAGAAGACACAAGCTACAATTACAGAATCTGCAAATTTTCTTATGTTCTTAGGAGTGGGTTTCCAATATTCTTCCCAACCAAATTTCATTTTTTTAAATTTAAATAGAGTGTTATTAAATATTGAGCCACTAAACTTAACGCAACAAGGATGCCTATTGTCCAATTCACTTGTTTCTTAAATTCAGCATGGTTCAATTCTTTCTTCTCTAGAATTTCTATTTTCTGTTTTAACAATTCAATATCATTAATGAATCCACCTGTTTTGGTGAGAGAATTGCCTAATATAGCATCTACCACTTGCGTAAGTTTCTTAGTTATATTATCAATCTTTTCTTCCATCTCTTTTAGACGTAGATCCATTTTTGATAGTTCTGTGTTAAAATTGTTTTCCATTATGCTTCTATAGATAATAGTTTATAAAATACTGGGTAGAATCCTTCTGAAGAAACATCTTTGAATTCTTCAATCTTAAATTCTTTGTGTTCTAGTTCTTTTTCAATATTTAGAACAGGAAGAAACTCTTCTTGAAACTTTAACATGTTTGGATTGAGAATTTCTTCCCCTTGTTCATTCTTGATTTTAACATTAATGCTAAAGTTTCCATCTTTTTCTTCTCCGTATTTCTTTACCAACTCATTTTTAATATCGTTACAAGGAGTGGTTTCTGTTTTTACATTATTTAACAGAGAATTTAAATAATACTTAGTGGTCATTGCTAATTTTTGAGCAAGGAGACAATGCTCTCCATTTGTTAATTCTTCTTCAAGAGCTAAGAAATCTGAAATAGTTAATGTACTTTTTTTCATTGGTTTTATTTTTTACAAATATAAAGAATTTAATTTAAGTTTGGAGCACCTAATGTAGCAGATTGAACACCGCCTCCACCATTATCCACTACGTCATCATCCATAGATTCTGGAACAATCACCACATTTAAATGTGATGCTACAATGTCATCGATATATGAATTATCTACTCCCCACGCTGTAAATTCTGCCTCAGTGAGATAATAATTGCCTTCAATTACTTTTACATTATCGTCTGTCAATAAAGCATAATAAGTGCCACATGTTTTTGCATTAGTTGCAAATCCTAAAACTGTCACTGAAAGTTTTGTTGCCGTGCCAACAATTGGAAAAACTACGGGTTGAATGTTTACCATTTTATTTTAATATTTAAATTTATACTACAGGATTTAATAATGCTAACCAATATTGAACACCATTTACCCAAATAGGAAGGTGATTTCCGCTTGTTGTATGTACACCAGTACCAACTGTCGTTATCCATTCTTGTTGTCCAGCTACTACTAATTTTCGACCGTTATTTGCTGTTGTACCTATTAATACATTTTTATTACTTGTAATTGTTAATACTGGTGAAACAAAATCAACATTAAATTTATGTCCTTCAGATGCAAAATAATTCGAATTCGTAGAACCATAATTAACATAATTTGATGTATTTATTGCTAACCACAAATTATTAGTTTTACCTAATTCATACGTATTGTTTGCACTAGGGTATATATCGCCTGCAACAGTCATTAATCCAGCACTTGGAGTAGTTGTACCTATCAACACTTTTGATGCAAAATAATTATAATTATTTGCTCCAGCTTGAGAAATTCCACCATTCACTTGTAATGTTGAACCTGTTCCATCATCTGTTGTTCTGTTGATTAAAAAAGTACCACTATCTAACAATTTCATAGCAGTTCCAGTTGAAGTGTTGAATAGCATAAATCCATTAGTAGAAGGTATTTTATGAACTACATTTAAACCGTCTGCTCTTACAAAATAATTATCAGTATTTGTTATAAAATCACCATAACCACCATATAAAGTTGCTGAACCAATATAATTTAAAACGGCAAAGCTTGGTCCTCCTAATCTACTTATAAAACCACCATCAACTTGTAACTTATATCCTGTGTTTATTTCTGATGTTCCACTTCCAATTAAAACATTGCCTGTTGAATCAAAAATGGTCATCGTTCTTGTTCCATAATCGCTTTTGGCAAATTGTATATTACCACCAGCATATCCCATGTAAGTATTACTTAATGTAAAAGTTGTTGCATTTAAAAATGAAGAAATATTATTAGGCGTACTTATATTACCATTCACTTGCAACTTAGCTCCAGATCCATCATCTGTTGTCCTGTTAATCCATAATGAACCATTATTATTTACCCTCATTATTTCTCCATAAGGAGATATGTTTGAGTAAAATGGCATATAAGCTATTGTGTTTGCATAAAACCCATTCACTCTAATACTGCTGCCATAAAATTCATTAACTGCAATAACATATGTAGCTGTAACATTACCATTAACATCTAATTTTTGAGAAGGTGTTGTAGTGCCTATTCCTATATTACCTGTAGAGGATTGATAAATAACACTATTGTTCAATGATGAAGAAGATGTCCACTTAGGAATGTAATTTGTTGTACCAGATCCTGTAATAGACCCTCCACCATTTGTACCTGTTACATTTATTAGCCTTGTTATTTGTTGAGAGATTTGATAGAGGAGATTACTCTCATTGCTCCATCCTATTTGTTTTGGCATTTTGTTTTGTTTTTAATAAACCACTTTTAAAAATTCTCCTGTTCTATAGAAAGCTCCAGCTAATAGTCCTGCTGATAAAGCTGCTGCGTTTGATGCATATTCTACAATTCCACTCACCCGTATGTTTCCGTTCAAATCAAATTTATAATTTCCATTTGTTGTTTTACCAATCAGAAAATTTCCTGCATTGAAATATGTAAATCCACCAAGTGTATTAGAATTAATCCAAGTATTTAATGTAGGAGCTGAAGAACCAATTTTCTCATAGAATTTTATAGTGGGAGCAGTGTTATTTGATCCTCCATCTATTTCTATTCTATTACCAGCATTGCCAAAATATCCTATTTTTAATAATCCTGCATCTAGAAAGTTTTGAAATTCAAATTGACTTCCTAAAAAAGAAGCTCCACTATTTATTTTAAATATTGTAGAACCACTAGGGAGCACTTTATTAATAGTGAGAATGTTATTTAAAATAGAAACTCCACTAATTGTAGCTGCACTAGTGATTGTTACAGTGGTGCCATCATCTGTTATGTTAGAATTTGTCAGGTTGGTGGAAGCTGCCCATTTAGCTATTCTATTCGCTGTTCCTGAACCTTGTAATGTGCTGTTTGCTAATACAGATTGTATTTTTGCATCTATCTTCTGGAGAGAAGTTTGTATTGTATCATTAGTGTTAACACCTATGTATAATAAATTCTGTCCTGTATAAAATACACAAGAAGAATCTATTATATCTGGACAACCAATATTACCACAATTAATGTTCATAAGAATACAAAAATAGTTATTTATAGAGAATTACAATGTCTGTCTAAAATCTATACAAGATAATATGGCTATCTAATTGTGTTTTCTTTCTGTATTGTAACATCAAACTCTTCAGCAAAATCAGAATTTAATACAGAAAGCCATGTAAATGCAGCTTTTGATACAGGAAACATTTTCATAAGATATTTGATTGGTTGTGCTTTCTTTCTCACCTTCTCTGAAGAACTGTCTAGATGAGATACATCAATTCCTGTAATTTCCATTATGAAGTTTGTTATAAATCTTTCAAAGTCTGAAATCAACCCTAATGCAGGAAACATTGACCCGCTGAATAATTTTTCATAATTCATTGGGTTATAGAAGAAACTCAACTCATCTGTAAATTTATTAATAACTTTTTGTGCAAGTCTGAATGCATTTTTAGAAGCTTTATCATCATCATCGTCTGGAGCAATAAATCCAAAAGAGAACATAATTCCTAATAGAATAGCTAGTGTTAATAATTCTTTTAACTGATTTCTTAGATTTTTTCTCACTAAATCTACAAAATCATCTTTTGTCATATTCAACACTTGTCCTGTTCTATCCTCATATTCTTTTCTATATTTTTCAAATAGTTCATTTATTGTTTCTACTCCTTTGTCATTCATTGCAATAATGTTACTTACATTTGCAGACCTATCTCTAATAGAAGTTCCTAATACAGTGAGAAGAAGTCTAATTCTTCCTACATCATATCTATCTCCTTCAGAAACACCATCGTCATTTATTCTTACATTAAAATCATCACTCACTCTTTTAAATTCAGAAAACCGTGTATCTGTTAATTTAGGAATCCAATTATGAAATAACATCATGCTACTTGTCCACAAATTCATTCCTGCCAAATTAACATTTTCTCCAGAAACTCCTCCTAAAGCATTTGATACAGTGCGTTTAGTTAATGTTGTAAGTCTTTGTATTTCTAATAGATTGGTTAAATCAAGTCCTGGTATTTCTAATTTACCATTTACAAGTTTTTTTGTTGCTGTTATAGACCTTGTTTCTTTTAATAGTTCCACTTCTTTCTTAATAGCTTCATTTGCAGCTTTCCATTCTGTAGAAGAATTTGATCTATTTGGATATTTAGCTTTTACATAATCTTGTATGTTTACAATTTCTCCATTCTCTACCATTGCATTGTCTAATAAAGATAGAAATACACTTTCTTCTAACACTTGCTCAGGAAATCTCATAGTGATCATTAACTTGTCTCCAAGATTGTCTCTTGTAAGACTACTCATTCCTGCTTTTTTATACATCTCATAAATAGGACTATCTTTCAAAGGCATGAACGTGTTGATTAATTGAACAAACATTTCTTTATCTGCTTCGCTTTCAAACTTCTGTTTTAATGATTTTCCTAAATTCTTTCTAAGTTCATTTTTATTAAAATAGGCTCCTGATTGTGTGAGAATTTGTACAACACCTCCAAAAAAGTTACTTGCCCCAGGAACAATTTCTAAAGCTAAAGTTTTTACTTGAAATCCTCTATTTGCAGCTTCCATCACTTTCATCAATGATGTAGCTTTTGGGTTTTCATCTTTCTTAAACACTTCTTTTCCTACAAGAGAATTTATTGCATCTTTAACACCATTCAACACTTTACCAACGTTTAATGGAATATCTGAATCAGATAGTGGATATTTTTGTTCATACAATAAAACTTTAAGAAAGTTTTCATAAAGTTTTGTATTTTCTGAATTCTCAACATCTATCACTTTAGGCTTACCGTTTTCTATCACTACGTTCCCAAACCTATCAGTTTGAATGTGTCCTTTAAATTCTTCTATTTCTCGTACAAGTCGTAACTGTTCTTCTACTTCTGATAGATGTTTATACTTATTCACTTGCTGAAGATACACTATCATATTTTTAAAAATATCTTCACTCACTTCAGAAAAGTTATTCACGCCTTCGTCATTTCTTGTAAAATCATATGTGTAATATTTAGGAATTGAATTCTCTAACTTTCCTGAAAACTCATCGTATTCTCCATACCCTACGTCTCCTGGTCTTAACGTAAGAGAATCGTTCCATTTTTGTATAGCTGATAAAGGACTATCCCAAGCAAGAGCTTCAGCCATTCCCTTTCTTATAAATGGTAGAAATGAAGTGGCTGCTGTATTTATGTATCCAGCATCTTTTGCTTTATTGTTTATTTTTATAATAAATTCATACAACGCTTTTAAATCTTCATCAGCTTGTATTTCTAAATATTCTTTTGTTATCCATTTATTTGCTGGAGAACCTTTAACTATCCAATTGTTCCATCCATAGAAATTTGGATTGTCTATATCATAAAGTTTTTCTACAGCCTCCACTCTTTTTTGTTTTTCTTTACTGTCTTTAGCATCGTCATAGCTCCAACGCTCTTCCATTATTTTTTTCACCTGTTTGTCAATAATCTCTTTAGCTTTCTTTCTATATACATCTATGTCTATGTTATTTAATAGTTTTTCTCTATCTCCTCCTTTTGCAGCCAATTCATCTATAACACTATAGAACTCAGGAGAATGTTTAGAAATTAACTTATTAACCACTTCGTTCTTTTCATTCTTTCTATAGATTTTCTTTACAAAAGATCTAACATCTCCACCTCTATCAACAATCTTCTTTCTTATTTTCATCAACTCTTCCACTTCATCGAAAGACTCTTTTGCTGCAATTTCTTTGGCAGAAGAAGTTAATTTTACTAAAACTCTAATTGCTGCATTAGGAAGGTCTGAAGCTCCTCTGAAGAAAGCTCCTAGTCCTTTTAATACAGCTTCTGCACTAGGAAGTCCTGTTATAAGATTTCGTATTCCTATTTGTTTATCTGCAAACACAATACTCTCATCTCTAATATCATCTCTCATGTTTGCAATGTCCTGAGATTGTTTCTTTAGTGTATCTGCTAATTGTTTTCTTTCTGTTGCATTTTTTTTCTCTTCTGGAGAAACAGCTTTTTCCAACATCCCTTCTTCATAAATCAGTTGTGACAATTGTCTTCCTGTTTCTGTAAAAATATTAGAAGCATTGTAAAATAACCTCATCCTTTCTGAAAAATCATTTATTTCACTTCTTGAGACAGAAGTGTCTGTAGGAGATAGATTTTTATATTTACTGTTGTAATCATTTAACAACTTTTCTCCTTCTATTCTAATCTTTTCAATTACATCAATTATTGGAACTAAGTTATTGGTTGCTTGTGCCACCTTTATAGCCTTTCTTAATATCTCTAACGTTTCAATTTTAAACTGTTTATCATCTTCAGAAGTCACTTCTTTTTTTGAATAGCTAGACATCAAAGCATTCATATTGCTTATGAGCTTGTCTAATTTAGAATATCCTGTAGATTCTGTTTTTTCAGAAATAGGCATTAATTTAATGTCTTCTATTTTTCTAGAATCAGCACTACCAATACCAATTCCTTTTAGTTTCAAATCTGATTTAACATCTCTTGGGTTGGAGAGAGTGAATTCCATAGAGATAGGAATTGCTCTAATCATTCCAAATTCTTTTATTCCATAAACATCACGAAGCATTTGTTTATATCTTCCTAATTGTATATCGAATGCACCATTTTTATACCAAGCAACATCATCTCCTTTAATATTCATAAACTTCCAATCAAGGATGTGTCCTTTTCCATTAGAGTCTATTGCTAGAAAATCTATTGTTCCTGCTTCTTTTTCTTTAGGGTCATAAACCTTCACCTCAGAGAAGACAAGAGGAACAACACCATTGTTTTGTTTTTTTAAAAGCTTTATTAAATCTATGTAATATTCTTCAAGCTTTAAATAAATATCTTCGCTTTCTACATTGAATTTAGAAGGTCTTGGAGAAGCTGTTGTTTTTTGTGTACCATCTTTATGAAAAAATCTAGAATGAATTTCTTCTAAATCATTGTGTCCTTTGACACCATAGTCTCTTAACATATTGTTATACTTCTTCTCTGCTTCACTAAACACCTTTGTTCCAAACTTCTTCTTATACCAAGCCTTCACTCTGTCTGTCACTCTCTTCACCACTCTCTCATCTACACCGCTTGTATTTTTCATATTGTAGAAATTACTAGCGTCTTCAGAGTCTAAAAACATTGGATCTACAGAAGCAGTTTCTACAACTTTTGTTATTCTGTCTTGGTCTATTAATAGTCTTTCTTGTACAGCTTTTTGTTTATCTGACACTGTTTGCAAATATATGCCTGTCAAACCTTTATCTTTTGCAAGTCCTTCAATGTTTCCTTCTAACACTGTTTCTCCTATTTGTTCAAATATGTTTATGTTTGAACCCTTCACTTTAGAGAATATTTTATCTATAATTCTATTCCATAGTTTTCTTACAAATGAAACATTTTCTTCTTGCATTAATTCTGGAAATTCTGTAGAGCCTTCTGATTTGTTTATTATCACTTCCACAATTAGTTTGTCTACAGCTTCTTTCTTTATTTTGCGTATGTCAGGTTTTCCGTTAGGAAGTTGATAGTGCTTGTTATCTTTATATGCGTCTAATGTTTTTTTGTATATTTTGAATCTATCAATCTTAGAAATAGCTTCTGTAATTAATGTTGGATTGGTTTGCTCTATCATTGCTGTAGCAATGTGCACCATTTCTTCTGTAAGAGCAACGTCTTCTTTTCCATCAGCAATTGCTACAATTGATTTCACTAAGTCTGCCAATCCATTTATAGAAGATGTTTTAACATCAGGATTGTTTTTTGCATATTCAGAAAGACTCTGAATGCTCACTCCTATTTTCTTAGCAAGCTCTTTTATTTTGTTTAATGTTTGAGTGGAAGCTTTTGAGCTTTTAGGTCCTTCCTCTAATTGAAGAAGAGGAGCTGTTTCTTTTTTATTAACAAACTCTTTAAATCCTTCTATGTCTTGTTTATTTCCTAATATGTGTATTTGTTCTGGTTCAAGAACGCCAATTTCTTTTGATTCATTTGTACCTACAAAACCATCATTATCTTTTAATTCTGTTTTAGATATATCACCAAAACTTTTAGTTAAATCAATGAGTGGGTTTTTAATATTTAGAATAGCTGATACATAAGCTGAACCATATGCACCAGTAACAGGAGAACCATACATTTCTGTATCTTCATCATAACTATTATTATCTGTAAAATAAATACCTCCTGTAGTTGCATAATCTCTTTTCTGATAACCTTTTTCTCCAGGTTTTAAAAATCTTCCTTTTTGTTCTATTCCTTTTTTTCCATCATAAGAAGTCATATGATATAAAACTTCTTTTACTTTACTATCAGGAAATATACTATCTAAGTATTGAGAATATTGTTCTTGTGTTCCTATATTAGCCAACTCAGGAGAGGAATTGAATAATTCTTCCACTCCTGGTTTAATTTCTTTCTCACTTAATTCCATCTCAGCTAATAATGGATTGCCACCATTTCTTTCTAACGCTGCTTTAAATTCTGGGGTGTTGGGATTTATACATGCCATATTAGTAACATTCTTTTAATTTGTTGATTTTCTTTTGTGTGTCTATCTGAAGAGCATAATTAATATAATACTTAGATTGCTCTTTTGTCATGTTGTGCTTCTTGCCAAAGTTAGTTAATATTTCTTGTTTTCTTTCATCAGAGAAGTCTGTTAATCCATCAAACATTGTATCTTCTGTAGAAACGTTGCCTGTGAAATAACTAATAATATCAGCATCACTCACTTCTCTTGTTTTTTCAAAACCGTTATCAATAATAGACATCCTTGGAACATCATAGAATTCATTTGCTCTGAAAGAATCTCCCCAAGCATTTATCATCTTGTAAACAAACTTGTTACCCTTGTCTCCCTTTTTTTCATCCAATAGCATGTAAGGTTCGTTGGGAGCAAGATAAACCTTTTTGAACAGTCCTTTAGATAGGTATGAAAAATCTGCTTTTCTCTTCATTTCTTTTTGTTTCTTTCTTCCTAATGCTATTCTTTGAAATTCATCAGGATTGGCTTTTAACTCTTCTTCAGTGAGTAGGTCTACTAATGGTTTTTCCCAAGAATATGAAACTATGTCTAAATGAGCATCTTGTGTTAATGTTGAAAGAGCTATAACATCAGGAATAATATTGTTTTTAATTGCGTTTGCTACGTCCTTGTAATAATCGTTATATCTCAAATTATCATTTATGTAATTAAAACTTTGAAAAGACTCGTTAAATACCCATTTTGCTTTCTTTTTAGGAACAATTTCTGAATTATTCCAATTGTTTCTTTGGAAAACATCAAGATTTTTAAACATATTTACATCGCTGCTGAATGGTAATTTAGAAATTGTTGTTGCATATAATTTCTTGAAATCATCATAAGGAATTAGTGATGTAAATGATATTGGAGAATTCAATGTCCCTGATTGTAACACTGATAGTTTTACAAAATCATCATAAGAAGGAAGTCCTTTTCTTCCTGCATTACTGTTTAGGTATTCTTTAATTTCTGCAAAAGAATAAATCATCTGGTTTTGGTTATACACTTTATTATCCTTCACCTTAATTTTAAGATTGTTAGGCTTATTGTCTTTATCTGCAACATTTGATAATAATAATTCTATCACTTGATTATTGTGCAAAGGGTGTAAAGGGTTAGCTTTTACACTATTTGCAAATTCTTGCATTTGGTAAGCTGTTCCTTTTTTAGAAAGAAGAATTCTATTTATTTCTGAATTTAGTTTCTCATCTCCCACTTGCACTGCCCAATCAAATAAATTACTTACAAGTTTTTGAGCAAGTTGTGTAAAGTCTCTATCATCCATTTTAATGTATGGAAGAAGAATGTTTTCTGTTACATTCCTCATCAATCCTTGTTTATCAGAAATTAATATCTCACCAAAAGCATCTCTCAATTTCTTCATTGTATCTAATAAGTTTCCTAAGAATGAACTTTCTAAAACATCATCTACAGAACTTATTATAGAATTTTGAGCTTTCTTCACTTGTTCTATTTTCTTGAATACAAGAATAGGATCGTTAATTGTTGCTGTATCAAAGTTTGTTGCTTGTGTAACATTAAACAATTGATCTGCCATCTTTGCATATTTTAAAAACTCATCAAGTATATATTTCTGTTCTGTTTTTTCTTGAGCAGATAATGTTTTCTTACCTATTGTTTCAAGTAACGTTGTGTCGCTAGGTATTTGAGAAATAGGAGTGACGTTTGCATCTTTAGAAACTATATATTTTTCTGAAGATTTTATTTCTTCAATTAGTTTATCAACAAACAACCAAGAAAATCCTTCAGTTTCCATCAATTTCAAATAGTCACGAATGATGGGTTGGTTTATAAAATATGCAATGGTCTTGATAGGCACCCCTGCTCTCACAAGAAACAAGAATGTGGGAGCAACATTTGGTGTGGCACCAAGTTCCATAATCCATGGACCATTAGCAATATCCACATATCCATCAATAAACATTCCTATAGTATCTGTAATGAATTTTCCAGCTTGGTCTTTTATCATAGACAAAGTGGTTAGTATTTGTCCATCTTTTTTCACTGTATTAAAGTTGGGATCACCATTCTCTTTAAAGAAATTAAGTTTACCATCACCAACAAACGCTTGATCTTCTTTGTCTAAGTTCTTTATATTAAGTTCATTTAAATATATAAATGCTTTTTGAAATAATGAGTGACCTGTTTGTGTTGTTGCTGCAACACCTATTGCTTTTTTTCCTGTTACAAAGGCATGTCTGATTCTTGACATAAATCTTCTATCTAACAAGTTTGATGTTTTTGTATAATCAAATGCACCAAGTCCAAGTTTGTTAACAATTTCTATTGACAAATCTTGTAGTTCTTTTGCTGAGTTGGGAGATGTTAATTTTTCATAGTTTAAAGGATGAGAAGTTAGTACTTCTAGAGAAGATATGTATGCGTTTTCTAAAGCTTCTATATTGTTTTGTTCATATTTAGATAGTTTTTTAAAATCTTCAAATGTATACAAACCATCAATGTTCGCAATTTCTTCAGCAGCTTCAAGACTTATTTGAGACTTAATGTTTTTATAAATATCAAAAGATTCTTCAAATTCAGCTGATCTATCTACTCTAAGAGCTTCACTTAATACTTTTTTATTCTTTCTAAAATTATCAAGAGCTTCTTTTTTTATTCTATTAATAATTTCATTTGTTTCTCCTATCACTCTGAGTTCTTCAGAATAAATTTTTTCTAATCCTTCAAGTTTTATAATATCATCTTCTATTGTAGTTTCATCTTCTAATAAAGCAATTGTGAGAGAAAGATATCTTTTAATCTCATCAGGACCTTTAATGTTTCTACTTCTAATAAAATCTCTTACTTCCCAAAAAGGTCCTCTAGTTTCATCTGACATTCTCCAGAAAACCTTTTTCCCCATATCAAATAATTCTTGAAGATATGCTTCTTGGTCAAATATTTCATATTCTATATTAGATTTTGAAGTTTCTAATGATGTTTGAAAAAGATCTTCTTTTTCTTCTTTTCCAATAAATTTATAATCAGCTTTAATCTTAGAAAGAACTAATTCAAAATTAGATTTAAGATTTTGTACAGATTTTTTAGTTAAAAATTTTATGTAATTTCTAGTATCAAGATTTGCATTACTTCTTATCCAATTAAGATATCTTTCTTCTATTGTAGAATTATTATCATCTAAAAATTCTATAAGCTTAGGTTTACCATCTCTTCCTGTAACAATGTTTTTTAAATAAATAAACAACTTATCAATGTCAAAGTCAGATCCCACTTTGTGAACTAATTCAGATGGAACAATTACAACATCACGAAACTCTTGTGGAAGAAACTTAGCAACTCTGAAGACATCAATAGAGTTTTTGTTTTGTGTTGGAATACGATAGGCAATTCCTGCAAGAGCAGCAATTTGTTTTTGTCCTTCTGGATTATTATTAAAATAATCCATCAACTCTTTGTCTGACATATCACTGTCAAACCATCTTCTCACCATTATTTCACAAACTCTTTGACCATCTTTGTCTTCATAAAACTTTAATACATCTGATGTATATCCTGTTTTTCCATTGATTGTTGTTTTTTCAGCTCTCACTGATTCTAACATATCTGAAGACATCTGTACTAATTGTGCTCCTGTTATTTTAGGACTAATCACTTGTTTATCAGCAATTGCAAAGAGAACATTTCTTAATTGTTGATAGGAGTTTGTAGCTTCTAGTATTGTTGTACCATTTTCAAAATCTTCTAATGCGTCAATCATGTTGTTGTTAATAGAAGAAAGATTTTTTCTTAACAACTTAACAGTTTTTTTAACATCATCAATTGTGTATATTTTCTCCTCACCCTTCTTTCCAAATTCTTTTATACCAAACTTCTTCAACAAAGACTTGTAATTGTTATTTCTCATTTCATCAATGAGTTTTTTGTTGTTTTGAAGTTCTTTGTGTATAGGAGATCTTGTTTCTTTTTCTTCAGGAGTGAGATTCATCCATTCTAAAAAACGTTCTGGAGAAAACTTAGTGGATTTATTAAAGTCTGCAAAATCAATTGGTACGCCAGCTTCTGTAAAGTTTGTAGTGCCAATCTTAGTGATTTGACTACCCATTTTTGTTTTTGAACTTTCTTTTGAAGGAGTTTCTGATTGTCTACTTATTATACTAAATGGAACATTTACCACTCCCTTAAATGGAGTTTCATCAAAATCTCCCTTATCAGTGTATACAGGATTTGTTTCTTCAGCTCCCACTTTTCTACCACTCTTATATATTACATAGTCTATCTTTTCTCTTTGCATTTTGTTGTAAAGCTTCAATGCATTTGCTGTTGGATTTATTTCCATCATCACTCTAAATGATATAGGGAACAACGCACATTTGTCTAATAACACATCATTGTAAGATTTACCATTTGCTTTGTTGCCTGCCATTTTAGGCTTTGTAGCTGTATATGTATCTGCAACTCCTGGATTACCATTCTTTAAAAGTTCTTGTTCTTTTTCAGAAAGAGGTTTTTGTTCTTCTTTAGGAAGTTGTTCGTTCTTATATCTCTTTTCCCAAGCTACGTCATATCTGTATTGCAACTCGTTATCATCACTCCAATTACTTTCTCTAATTCTAAATTGTCTATATGCTTTGAAAATAATTTTTCCTCCTCCATCACCTTCGTCCCAAACACCTTTATCACTCACTCCTCGTATATCATCATAAGTGATTGATCTAAGTATGTCTGATTCAAACTCTGTCCAGTGAACATCACCTTTCTCATATCCTTCATTATAAAACTTAGAGAAGGCTTTATTCATTCCATCAGAGTTTCCAATAAGTGGTTGGTGAGGAGAGTTGAAAAGTTTTGTACGTTTTAATTCATCCTTGTATTGATAGGGATCAGAATAAATTAGTTTATGAAGATCAATGTTTGCAACAGTGTAATTAATAACATTTGATAAAATAAGACTATCAATACTTTCTATTGGAACATTTTGATCATCTTCAAAATTTAATCCATTGGCATAATAGGTTCCAGCCTTACCGTCCTTTTCTTTTCTTTGTCCTATTATACCATAGTCAGTTAGTGTTGCTTTTTCATTTGCCGCTTTGTCATAAATGTATTTTTTTACTTCTTCGTCTATTTTGTCTTTGTATGCAAAATGGATCTCAGCAATACTTTTAGTGGAATTTACAAGTTCGTTATGAAGACTTTCTGAAAGAATTCCTTTGAAAAATCTTAAATCTTTTGAGTCTCTTTGTGTAGCACCTTTTTCAACTTGTTCTTTGCTAAGTTTTACAATACTTCTGTCTTCTCTAGAAGTCTCTATTTCAGAATATAGAAATGATCTAAATCTACTATACACAGATGTCCAATCTCCTTTACTAATAGATTCAGGAGATGTGAAATTTCCCATAAACACCATCCATTCCAAACTAGCATCTCCAGGAACAAGATTAAGAAACCATCCTTTTAAATTAAGGTTTAGTTCTTGTATAAGTCTTTCTTTATAATTTAGTTGTGAAGATTGTTTATTCTTTCCTGTTTGTTCATTAATCATTCCATCTTGCCAACCAATTGTAAACAATAAGTCATCATAGTTTTCCACTTTCTTTTTTCCTGAATTTGGATCTTCATTATTAATTGGATGAAACATTTCATTTAATAGACGAGAGTTTTGTGAAAATGCATCTGTAAGAAGATATTCAAAGTTTGTTCCTTGTAGTTCACTAAGGTTTTCAATTTGTGAAAGTGTATTGAATAAAGAACTCATTGCATTTTCTCCAATAAAAGTTTGAACACGTTCTCCTTTTACATTAAAGAATGTACTAGAATATTCAGGGTTGTCTAAAGAAACTCTCACTGCTGCAATTTGTGTAAGTCTTTTGTTAATATCTAAATATTTTGAACTAATTGCTTTAAGTTCAGGAGCTAGGCTTATAGAAGTTTTAAGACCTTCTACAGCGTCTTTTAAAATATTATACTTCCTACTGTCGTTTTCTTTTATCTTTAAAATTTCTTCTTTTGTGAAAGAAATTCCAAAAGAATTTAATTCATTTGAAAGAGTTTCTTCATTAGTTCTTCCTAAATTACGTGAATCATAATTTGCTTTACGTACGTAATATTCAGACTTTTCATTATAATAATAATATTGATTTTCAGAATTTCTTAATTTTTCTTGAAGAACTGCTTCTATTTCATTTCTCTGTTCTCTGATTTGAGAAGAGAAGTTGGAATCACCCACTTCAATTTCACCATTTTCAAATATGTATAGGTTTTTAACAGAAGGTTTTTGTTGCTTCATCACTTTCCACAATGCTTGTATGAGCTGCAACTGATGTCCTTTCTCTAAATCTTGTGGATTAAAAGTGTTGGTGATAAATTCTGTCTTAGTAAGACGTTTGTATAGAGTGCGATAGTTAGAGTCTTTCAAAGCCATTTTACGAATCCTCTCAATCATTTCTTCAGGAGTTCTTGATGTGTATACATTTTCTTTCACCTTTATGAAAACTTCAGTGAGAGGAAGTAGTGTAACTCCTCCTATAGAAGATTCTCCAGTTTCTCTTTTTCCATCTTTGAGGGTTCCCCTCACTAACGTAGACAAAAGAAGTTTTATAGCACCATCAGCTTTCTTGAAAGCATCCATTGTACTTGCATCTTGATAATCTCCTCTTCCTTCTTTATCTTCATTCTTGTCCTCGTCTTCAAACTCAATGTTGTATGGCTTTAAATACTCTATGTGCTCTTCCACCATACCGTCCCATTGCTCTTTAGTTTTTAAATACATAGAGCCTAATTCATTAAATTGATTGTTTAAAACATCAATTTTCACCTTGTTTTTTTCTTTGTCTTTTTCTTGTTCTTTTAGTTCTTCTCTTATGGTTTTTAATTTTACAAGAAATGTGTTGTATACATCTTTTTGTATTTTTTCATAAACTGTTTTGTCTAGTTTTGAAATATTGAAGAAGCTTTTGTTCCCTTGAACAAAATCATAGAGAATGGAATAAGTCATTTGTTGAAGAGTGTCACCAACAACATTTGGTCTAATTCCTTTCAATCTAAACTCACTAAAGTTTGAAGCAAACACGCTGTCTATATCAATCACTCCTTTGTTTGCTAATGCAAGAGCTGATGTATACAAAGATGGTTTATTGTAATGTCCTGTGCTTATTTTTTCAAATAGATTGGCTGTATTAATTTGTGCTTTATTTCCTGTAAAAAACTCTTTTATAAAATTCACTAAATCTGAAAATAGTTTCAGAATGAATGGTTTTCCGTATGTGGGCTTTGCTGGGATTTTCTTATACAGAATATAATCTCTGAATTCTTCAGCAAGTTGTTCTTTTATTTGTTGTGGAGTTGCTTCAGAGTATTTAATTGTTTCTCCTGTAGGTCTGTCTATGAATGTTCCTTTTCTCTGTCTGAATTCATCTATTATTGCTTTTTGTTCTTCTGGAGAAGAGAACATTTTCCACACTGCTTCGAACACCTCGTGATAGACAGTTCCTATTTCTGCATTTTCATAAACATATATTGCTCCGTCTTTAAACATTCCCCAAACTTCTTCTTTTCCATCTATAGACGTGATTATATTTTTCACTCTATATACAGGAACATTTGGAAAGAATTTCTTAAGCCATTTAGTTAATTGTTCCCAATTCTCTGGTTCAAATCTTTTTAGTTCTTCTTTTAGTTTTTTTCTTGCTTCTTCTCTTTTGTCTGTTGAAACATCAAGATTGTCTAACTCATTAGATATATCCTGTTGTTCATTTTCTGTTAATTGTTGAGAAGGACTAATTGGTGTAACTTCTGTTTCTTCAGCAGGAGATGTTTCTTTTAGATCAGCTAATAATTTATCATATTTATCATATATTACTTTTACAGCATCTTTAAATTCTTGAGTATTTTCAATACCACTAGGAGTATCTATACCTTGAAATAATAAATCACCTTCTTCACCAAAGGTGTCATAATAGTTTGATAATTCTTCTAATCTTCTTGCTGCTAAAGTTTCTGCGGTTTCTTTAACAATAGGAGATGTTTCTAAAGCAGCTAGTTCTGCATCAACAAAATTATAAAGATCTTGTGGTTGTGTTTTTATAAGATGATTAATCCATTTACCTTTAGTTAACATAGGTTTAACTAATGCATCTCCAGTTTTAATCAACCTTAATATTTCATGTTGTTGACTATCTTTTGTAATTACAAAATATGTAGACCCTTTATCATTAGCAACAACATCAGTATATGGTAACCCAATCTTATCTAATTCTGATTTTATTTGAGAAATAACTTCTTCAGAAGTTTGTTCCATTTTACCTGAAGCATCTTGTGTTATATTAATAGATACAGGTTGTTTTTCTATTTCCTGCATCCTGTTTTTAACTGTTTGTGCATCAGCTTTCTTAGCTTCTATATCAGCTTTAGCATCTGTAGAACCAGCAGGAGCTTCTGGAGCTTGTTCTGCTTTTTCAGCTTCTTGTTTCTTTTTTTCTTCTTGTGCTAATGCTTCTTTTTCTTGTTGTTGTAAAAGTGCTTCTTTTTCTATTAAGGGTAATACTTTATTAAAAATATAAATATTAAATTTTGCAAAGTACTCTTCATCACCTAATTCATCTAATTCTTTAACAGTTGTTCCCATAGCTGCATAAAGTTTTTTCATTCCTTCAATGCCTATTTTATCTTCTGTTTTATCAATATTAAATTTAAATCCTCCAGTAGCACCGTTATAAGTAAAAATATATCCTTCAGGACTTGTATTTTCTGTCACACCATCCACTATTAATCTATTTTCTTTAGAAACAATTGGTTGTGTAGCAACCACCACCACTGGTGTAGGAGTGACAATAGGAGCTGAAGGAGCTGTAGGAGCTGGTTGTGCAGCTTGTGGTGTTACAGGAGCAATGGGTGTAATGACAGCTTTCTTTTCAGGAATTGTGTAATCTTTTTGTAAATCTGTAACAGTGAAATACACTGCTTGTTTATTTACATCCCCTTCAACATCTGTCTTTATTGGACGCATGTTTGTTGTTAAAGGAATATCATTTCTATCTGTTGTAAATACCCATCTTTCTTCTTTTGTCACTTCATTAAACTTGAGCTCTTGGTATCTTTTAGAAATCAAATATGTTTTATAGTTTTCCCATTCTCTAAATACAAGATTACCATCTTCATCAATGTCTATTATCTCTTTGTATATTTTAGTTTTTGCAACGCTATTAGCTAGCATTGTAGAATTAGTGTTAGTGTACATTTCCTCTAACAATCCTATTATTTCTAATTTGTTGTCTTCTATGCTAGAAGATTTAAATTCAAACTGCTTACCGCTTTTTCCAAAGAATAAATAAAGACCATCTTCTGTTCTATTAAACCACAATTGACTCACTGAAGCACTTTCTGACATACCTTTAGAGCCCCAATAGATTGTTGATTTCAACCAATTGAGCATGCTTTGAGATTTCTCATCTTTTAGGTTTTTGTTCTTTTGAACATTTTCTGACAAAGCTTTTAACACTTTGTATATAGTGAGAGCTTGATTTTTATTTAGTCTTCTGTTATTAAGTTTAACAATACTGTTAGACAAAACTAATATCACTCTTCCTAAAGACTTACTTATAGAAAAGTTTCCTTTAGCAAATAAATCATTTTTTGTAACCACTTGCACATCAGCAGATGGTATTTCTGACTCACTAACAAGCTGTGCATCCTCTAAAGAAGTTTTTGCTCTGTAGTCTCTTTGTTCTACTTCTTTTCCTTCTTTGTTTATTTCTTTATAGGTTACATACACAGGATTGCCCCAAGATGCTTGTATTTCGTGAAGTGTGTCAGAGGGTGACAGTAATGTTTTTGTTCTCCATGCTTCAAATTGAGTAGAAAGAGCAGTTTTTACATTATCATCAATACCTTTTCTAAACATGCTCTGTCCTTTGTATTGTTCACTCCAATCTAGAGTGGCAGGAAACACTTGATAGATTGTGTTTTCTGGAGAAGGATTTTCAATTTTTTCACCATTCTCATCTATGAAATGGAAGGTGCCATCCTCATTTTGTTCTACCATAACAAGAGCTATAGTTTGTGTAGGATCTACAGAGGATGTACCTTTTAGATGAACCATTAAACCTTTATTTGCATCGTATTCACCTTTTTCATTTTTAGGAACAAGTCCTAAAGAAGCTTCATTCTTTGAAGTGACAATGATTCCACGAATGTTTGCTTTGTTTTTTAGCTTTGGAAATCTCACTCCAAATAGGTTTGCACGTTTGTGGTGAGGAAGATCCGTTAGCGTGGGTGTTGTACTACTTACCACTTGTAAATCTTCTTTGCGATTACCTGGTTCGAATGTGTCTTGTTCTCCATTCTCTACGTCTACAGTTTTATTCAATATAGACACATCAGCCGTATCTGTAATACCCTTTATTACATTTTCATCTTTAAAAACTTCTTCCTCTTGTTTTCTTTTTTCTGCTTCTTTTATTACATTCTTGAAAGCCATCAAGAATGATTCTTTCACTCGTTGTTCTGAAGAAAGCTTCTTATATGATTCTTCTAGCTCTTTTAGATTTTTCTGTATATTTTCACTACGAGATTTTGAAGAAGGTATTTTTAATTCATCTTCTAATAAAGTGATTTGATTTTGTAATGCTAATACAGCTTCTGTATATCCAAGTTTTTCTGCTATGAATTGTTTAGCTCCCTCTTCTCCATAGAATTTTTCTAAGTTTTCGAGGTATTCATCTATTACAACAGGTATTTTATTTTCACTCTTTAGCTTACTTACAAAATCACTTAACTTTTTTAATGATGTAGTTAATAAATCTTTTAGAGAAGAAAGTATATCGTTTCCTGTTTTAATGCTTTGCTGAATTGTTTCTCTTGTCTCGTTTAAATCTTTTATATTATCTTCAAATTCTTGGATTACATCTTTAACATCTGTAGGCATTTCTTTTACATTCTCTAACATAGAAGTTAGATATTCTATTTGCCTATCAAATTCTTCTTCTTCTTCTGTTAAATTTGCTATCATTTTTTCTACAAAAGGAATTTGTTCAGAAGCTAATTTAATAGCATCTAAAGTTCTTTGTAGTTCTAATCTAGCTTCTTTTGTAGGCTTTTTAGCATTAGAAAGTTCTTCAAATCTTTGTTCATCTTTTTCTAATTGCTCTCTTAATTTCTCAAGTTTCTTTTTGTTAGCTTCTATTTTATTATTAGCTTCTTTAAGAGCAGATTTAGCATCAGTTATTAATTTCTCAATTATAGTAATTCTGTTGTTAACTTTTTTCTCTAACAATGATTCTCTTGATTCTTCTGCTATAACTTCAGCTAATTGTTTTTTCTCTTCTTCAGTTTGTGTAGGAGTGATTTGTTTTTCTTCTGGAGTGTTGAATTTATATTCTTCGCCAGGTTTCACCTCACCTATTTCCACCATCTTTGCTTGTGCAAACCCTTCAGATGCTACAAAATCTTTACCATCCACTTCTATGGTTTTTATCTTACCCGCACCATCCATGTATGTAAATAATAGAGTGCGAGTTTTATCACTCCATCCTAACATTCCTTCTACAGGAACTTGTAACTTGTTACCATTGTTGTCAGTTATAGTTTTTTTCTTTCCGTAATATTTATATATTTTATTAATTCTATCTTTATAAAACTTTGCTTTTATATTACTTTCCACTGTAGAAACCTTGGCTAAATTGTAATTTAACAATACATCTTTATCTACATCTCTCTCTTGACCATTAGCATCTTTTATTTTAATTGTCCCATCTGCATTTTCTTTTATAACAGTGAGTGTAGGGTAGGTGGTGTATTTAAAAACTTCAGATTCTCCAAAACTGCTTTTAAAAATTCTTTTTCCTAACATGTACTCTGTTCCTATTTCAATATCTCTTTCACCTTTCTTGGTTTTTACTTTTATTGTAGGAATAGGCTTTGGAACAGTGTTCCCTGCATCATCAACAATTGTTTCTTCTTTTTTCTTTTTCTCCACTTCGTACTTCTTAGGAGCCTCCACTATATCTTTGTACTCATTTAAGAATTGTTTTCTTCTTAATGATAGTTCTTGTAGGTCTTGAAAATCTCGTCTTAAATCTTTCTTGTCATCTTCTGTTAGATTTTTTTCATTCTTTGCATCCTCTATTTCAGCTAATGTTTTTTCAACTGCTTCTGTAGAAGGATTGTCTTTTACATATTCATCCAAAGAGGCTTGTGCAGTGGTTATGCCTTTGCTTAATAGCTTTCCTGCTAATTGAGGAACTCGTCTATTATAATCAAATATTTTAGATCCTGCGTACACAAGTTTTTCAAGCACCTCATCACTATACACTCGTTTGCCATCTTTGTCTACAAGTCCTTTGTATTTCAGATTCACTGAATCATAAACTTTTATAGCATGTTCAGCATGAGCTTTCAAATTGTCAAGACGAGCAATAAATGATTCTTGTGTATCTGTTTCTGCTGCTGTTCCTTTTTCTTTTAATGCTGCAAAGTCTTCTTGTGCTTGTTGTTTTAATTCTTTTATTTCAGAAAAAATGGTTCCACTTGCACCATATTTTAAACGAGGTTCAATGAATGTATGAGCATAATCAAACTCAAGATCTTTACTCTCAAGAATGTCTCCTCGTCTAATAGCTTCTTCTCTTTGTTTTTGAATAATTTCAGCAGCTTTTACACTACTATATGCTTTAGTTAAATTATCTTTTAGTAAAGATTTATTTAATGCTGCTATTTTTTCTTCTCTGAGTTTTCCCTCTTCTCCACCATATCCTGTAAATCCTCTTTCTCCTATTTTACCAGTGCCAAACAAAGAAGGTTTTAGTCTACCTTGTTCATCTTTTTTTAATCCTATTGCTCCTGAAGAAGAAAGAGCTCCTGAGAATCCTCCTGTAAAAATGTTTAGCAACCCCTCGTCTGTTGTAAGGGCTTCTTTAGCACCTGCTAACAATCCATCATCTAAGAAAGAAGCTTCGTGATCTCTGTATTTTTTATCAAAATAGTTTTGTGTACCTGTTTGAATAGCAAACTGAGCACCTTCTTCAAATGCTTCTGCTCTATTGAAAAATAAAGAGCCTATCTTTCCTGTTTTATATAGAAGTTTTCCAAATCCTTTTTCAGGAAGATTTGATACATATTTTCCTAAAGTTTTATCAAACCTCATGTCAGCAAAAAGCTTATTTCCTAATTCATTAATAATGCCCTTTTCAGCCTTATAGGAAGACCCTAACATCTTAGGAAACTGAATATAGTTAGTTGCTGTAAGAAGGGCTACGTTAAGTCCTAATGACCAATTACCTACACTCTCAGCACTCTTATTTATCTCTTTTAAATCATTTTCTGTGGGAGAATATCCGTGAGTTTTGACAAACTCATCTATCATATTTTTTCTAAACTCTTGAGAGTTACCAAGAGCTTCCATTCCAGCTTCTCCTGTTGTACCAAGAAATGCTACAATTCCTTGATCAGCTTTCATTAATCCTTTTCCCACTTGTTGTTTAGCACCATTCCATAAATTTTCTAATTTAGATGTAACACTAGACAATTTTGCTATGTTAGGAGATGCAACTTCTGCTGCAATTGTAGCATCTGCTGCAGCAGCCATTTTAGTACCTGCTGACATTAGTTTTGCTGTAAGACCCATTGCTTTAAATGCAGCTCCAAACGTAAAGCCTGATGCAGCTGCACCAGCCATAAAGCCCATGTTCTTTACAATATTGTCAAATAGGAAATTTGCTGTAAATAAGTTTTCTGGTTCCCACCAAGAACCACTTCTTTCTCTTTCAGTTTTATATAATGCATACTTGTCATTCCATGAATTGTTAAATTCATCAAATGATCTTGTCATGTCATTATCGTAAAATGCAGAAAGCTTTCCTTTTTGTTTAAATATTTCAGTAACTCCATTAACAAGTCCCACTGTACCATTAATGAATGTTGTACCTGCAATACCTGCCATTTGTATTACACCATTACGAGCTTTCTCAGCAACTGATTGTCCCTGAGCATACATTTCTTCATTGTCCCTTCCAGGAAAATATAAAGGAAATCTTCCAGATGTTGGAATGTCTTTTGTAGACACAACAGGAAAGTCACTTTTTTGAATAGGTCCTTGTTTGAGAATGTTTTTCAACAACATCTCATTCAACTTTTCTATCTCAACATCATTACTTGTTTTTTTAGGAACAGGTTCTTTTGGAAAATTCTGATTTATTATTTCTTGATTAGAACCTTGTTGGTTTTCAACATTGATTTGTTCTGGCATTATTTAATATTTTTAAGAGATTGTATAGCTGCGTCCGTTATTGACTGATTAAGTCTATCTAACATCATGTTTGGTGTTCCGTCTTGATTATATTTGTTATATGGGGTGGGAAGAGTGTATGTAGCAGAAAGTTTTCCTTTATCTTTCTTAAAAAATTTATAAACCTTCATCCAAGCTAAGTTAGGGTCACCAGCATCGTCAATCAAATCAGCAGTTATTGTATAATCAAGATTTTTATCTAAGTTTGGCATTTCATCTGCTCCCCAAAATGCTGATGCTGGATCATCGTGCGTCATGCTCATATTTGTTGTTTTGTTAAAATTGAGCTGCTGCAAAGTTTTAGGAAGTTGTAATCCTGTAGGAGCTCTTGTTCCAGTGATGTATGCATATTGATCATCATCAATTGTTACAGATGCATGCCCTCCAGTTTTAGAATCTGTAATAGTTAATATATGTTTAGATGGGGATGTTCCCACTCCAGGAATTGTTGTAACTTTTATAGCACCTTTATCATCTGATAATAGCACTGTTTGAAGATTTTTCTCAACAAATCCTGGAGTTTCATTTATATCATTTTTATATTGTTCAAGTATACTTGATATTTTACTATTTATGAGTTGTTTATTGTCGCTAGTTCTAGTGATAACTTGTGACACAGGCTGTTGCACTGTTCCTGATTTTATATACATTTCACCTTCTATTTTAGAAAGTTCTTTATACTTTGAGTTTTTTAATAAATCTTTTGCTTTTGAGTATTCTTTATCTGTAACAACTGCTCCACTGTCTCCTAAACTTTCTACCAGTGTTGTTTTAAATTTGTCAAAGTTTTTTCCATACTTAAGAGATAGACGATTATAAATCTGATCACGTTCTAAACCTTTAGCTTCTTCCATTATTACATAATCAAGAATATCGTGTTTAGGAATTGTCATTGGGGCACCATTGGCATCTGTGGTTTGTATATTGGAAATACTTTTTAATATATCATCTGTAGAAGAAACAGAGAGTCCTTTTCTCTTTGCTTCAACTAATGCTTGAGCTTTGTGGTCTTGTATGTTTTTTGCATCGTAGTTTACTTCTTTCATTAAATTTTTTTGTTGTGCAATTAACCCTTTAAATTCTTTTGGAATAATTGAAGGATTAACATTCCAATCAGCAAGCTGTTTTGCAGCAAACCTTGCTGTAAATGTATTTACATCTCCAGACTCATTGTCTACAGATTCTTTATTATTTTTTGCAGCATCAGAAATGTGTTTATTGATTTCTTCTTCTGAAGCACCTCTATAAATTTTTTTAAAATACTCAATTGTTAATTTTTTATTTGTTTCATTAAGTGCGGTCACTTTGTTGTTAAACTCATCAATCACTTGAGTTTTTGCATACGTTGGATCATCTTTTGTAGGAATAGGTTCTTTTAAAAGATTTTTATTGTCTGTTTCAGGAATTACAAGTCCTGGAACTTTTACACCATATTTATAGAAAAGTTCTAATTTGTATTTTTCTTCACTGCTTAATTGATCCCTCACTTTTAAATTATAATCCTTCTGCCATTTTTGATCTTCTATAGCATCTCTTTGTAATTGTCTGTTAAACTTGTTTTGTTCCATTGTCACTGTAAATAATGGGTTTACAGAATACTTTTCAGAAATACTTCTTCCTGAAAGTTCTTTAGACATAGAAGTTAAATAGGAGTTTGTCCAGAGGGATGCTCGCACAGCATCTGGGTTTCTATCTACAGCAGCTAAACTATTGCTTACAGAAGTTTCAAGGTTTGATTTTAAACTTTCGTAATATTCTTTTTGTTTTGTCAAAGAAGCTATTGTAGCTTCATCTTTTGTGTTTTTTGAATTCTCATTTATTAATTCTGTTTCTAGCATTAATAAATTGTTGTCCACTTGTTTGAGCTGTCCACTAGTGTTTTCGATTATTTCATCTTTTAACATTTGTGGAGTGTAGTGAGCCTTGTTCATTTCTCCATCAATGGCAAGTTGTTTGTAGTCTGAAGAAGTGAGGGCATTCTTAAATGCATCTAATATTTTTGCAGGATCTTTACCTTTTGTTATTTTTTCCACCATGATGGGATTCCACTTATATCCCACTAATTCTTTTTTAGAATTGTATTCTGGAATACGATTACCATTAGCATCAGTTTGATATATTTGTTGTATATCACTTTCATCCACTCCCACTTCTTTTGCAATGTCTTTTATTTTTCCCCATACATCTATAGGTTTGAAATAACTTGCAGACAGTGCTTCTCCTGGAGCTTTACCATTAAGCCAAGGTGAAGCATCTTTATGAAACTTGTTTGTATTATTTACATTTTCTTTTCCTGCTTTCCTATCTTCTTCTATATCTTTAAGATTCTTTCTATAGAGAGCTGTAGAGTTAACGGCTGTTTGAACACCTTCATCCCTGATGATTTGTTTAGCCATACCACCAACAGAATTAACTAATTGATGATTGGAGAAGTCTCCTCCTGCCACCTTCTTCAGGTTGCTTCCTAATTCATTAAGTTTGGATTGGAGGTATTGTTTATCAACATCTCTTACAACATCCATTCCTGCAATGCTGTCTACGTATGATTGTATTTTCTCAACCCCTTTGTCGTATTGTTCTTGCTTATACATTCCCACCTTCACCATTTCGTCTACAGGAAGTTGTTGTATATAAGGGTTGAATTTGTGTATTGCGTCAGTAAAAGAAGCCATTAGCAAATGTAATTTAAAATGTTATGTCCACCAATAGGTGTAATAGTTTTTATTAATTTCGTATAATTAGAATGATTAGAAGTGTTTGAATGCTTTTACAATAGATCCGTTTCTTGCTGTTTTACCTTTTGTGGTTTTCTTTGCAGCAGGGGTTTCTTCTCCCATTCTATATTCAACAATTTTTCCGTCATTGTCTAATACAGGAATATAAGACTTACCAGAACTTGCTACAAGGTTTTCTGTTTGGAAGTTTTCAGGAGCATTGTAATTTATTGCTCTACCATTCTTGTCATATCTATAATTATACATATTCTCAAGAACACCAAGCTTTCTGTTCTCTAGTTTGTTTTGAGCTATTTTGCTAGCTATGCTGTCTAGTGCTGTAAGAGCTTGTTCTTTTGTATTGCTCTTAGCTTGTGCTTGTCTTTGATATTGTGTATCAAGGATTCCAAGATTTTTTATTTGAGCATCGTTGAGTGTTGCTCTGTTTCTATTATAAGCTTCCATTTTGGCAGCTGTGTTCAATCGTTCTTGTTGTCCTAACACTTGTGAATTAGCTGCGTATTTTTGAGCTGCTAATGATGCTGCTGCTGCAGGATTATATCCAGCTTGTCTTTGCATAGAATTGAAGTCAGCTTGGTTAGCGTTTAGTTGATCTTGGAGAGACACACTATATGGGGTTTCTAGTTGGGGATAGTAGAGTTGTGCTTGTACTGGTTCTAGAGTGTTCATAGCCATTGATGCCATTTCTGGATAGAGCTGTGTTGGATCTAGACGTTCTTGGTTTGTAGGTCTTATGTAAGGAATTAATGATTCCCACCATTCTGGACCTTTTGGAGGTGTAGTTCCTGGAGGCGGTAATGGTGTTGTTAATGTTGGAGGGGGTGGAATTTTAATAGGAGGCATTTCACGAATAGGTTTATCAGGAGGACTATCGTTTATAGGAACTATTGGACGCTTTGGTTTTGATATGTCAAACTCATAAGGACTATCAGGATAGAGAGGTGTTGCTTTAGTGTAGTCTATAGGAGTGGCTTTTAGTTTTGACACATCCTTTCCTGTCAATTGTCCATAGACAGTCCTTTCTTTTGGAGAAAGTGTATCACTCTTAGCTTTGCTTTCTAAATATGCAAGAGACCTTTTTCCTTCAGCCGTTTGTAATAAATCTGGATATTGTTTTAAGAGAGTGGCAAAAGTGTTTTTTCCTCCTTCTTTTACAACTGATATGTGATAGGGATCTTTTTTCCAATCTAGTCCATGGAGACCTTCTTCTTTTGCAGCAGCATGTGTTGTTTTTTTGTAAATGTTTGGATCTTTAATTAGTTCACCATCTACAAATATTGCAAAATCTTTTGCTCCACCAAAATTGTGAACAGACACATCACTTGTTGATGCTCCTGTTTTTACAAATCCTGCTTGTGTATTAATATCTCTGTCTCCAGAAGTTTCTCTCACTTCCACTTTCTTTCCTGGATAGAGAGCTTGTGCTTTCTTTAATGCTTTCTCTTTTACATTATCAAACTTCTTAGAGAGGGAGATTCCGTCTTCTGCAATTGACACACCGTTTCTTGCATATTCTGATTCTCTGTCTTGTTTGATTATTCCTCTGGAGAGAGCATCGCTTTCTAAACCATGCTCTTTAGCTGTATCAAGAATTGCATTTTGAATACCTGCTGCTAGTTGTTTCTTTTGAGCAATATCTTTTAACACCATGTTGCTTCCATTGATGTTAGCTTGTGCAGAAGCAAGTTTTAATTGATCAAATGGATTGTTCTCATCTAGATTATCAAGCATCTTCAAAGACTTCTCTATAGTTTTATTTTGTTTGTTTTCTATTTTACTTAAGTGATTTGCGTAGTGTTTGAATTTCTTTCCTTCAGCATTTCTATCTTGCAACTCTTGTACACCATATTTAGGAATTTTCATGTTTCCAAATACAACAAGATTTTCTTCATCACCGCCATCTCTAAGTTTGACAGCAGGTTCACCTCTTTCCACTTCTACAGGATTGTCACCATATGTAACACCAATTCCACTTTTTCCTTCAGAGTTTGTTTCATCATGAGATTGTCCTCTGAACATAACTGTTTCTCCACCATCTGGTAGATAAGGATTGTAAGAAATAGGTTCAGCATGTCCTCCCCAATGTGTTTGAAGTTCTCCTCCCATAGCATAAGTTTGCATAGCTCTTTCACTTGGTTGTATGTATGGAGAAGAGGATATGTTACCACCTGCTCTTAATGTGTCCATCATTGGATCTGGAGAAAGCAAATCATTTACATCGTAGTCGCCAAACTTTGTTATCACTTGAGGGTTGTATTCAGGATTCATCCATCCACCTTCTTCATACATAGGAAGAGACATTCCATCTTCTGCAAATGCTGAATATTGATTACGCATTTGGTTTCCTATGTTTTGAGCCATTGCTCCTTTGAACATGTTGTTTTGCATTCCTGTAATATTACCTGCTGTGCGTTTAGCTTGTGCACCCCCAATCACTCCTCCAATAGCTCCACCAATAGCAGAACCTGCAATTTTACCAAGAGGTCCAAATGCAGAACCTATAACACCTCCTGCAGTGCTTCCTAATTGACCTGCTCCAGAGGTTTGTCCTTTTCCTCCTCCTAACCAACTTCCTGCAAATTGTCCAACATTGCCTGCTTTATCAGCACCCATTTCTTTAAGTCCTCCCACGATGCTTGATCCAGCCTTTTTTCCAAACTTTTGAATAGCTGACATAAATCCTCCAAGCTGAAACTGTTTCATATTTTCACTATCAGCCAATGGTTCATATCCACCATCAGTGTAAATATCATTGGGATCGTATGTGTTTTGTATTTCTGCACCATCTCTTGCAAGAGTGTTATATCCTGTACCATAAGGATTGCCCATTTGATTGGGAGCAAATGACATATCTTCTGGACGTACATATTTTCTTTTCACTTTTTCTACAGGAGATTCTGCTGCTTTTAATGCAACATCACTCACTTTGAGCCCTTGTTTAGAAGCTAATTCGTTTTGTCTATCTTGTCTGATTTGTTGCACCTCATCAATTAGCTTACCAGGAAGTGTGTCTTTTTGATCTTCCACTTCTTTCTTAACATTCTGCCATCCTTGTTGAAACTTAGAAAGAGGTTTTGGACCAGGTTGCATTGCTTTGTCTTGTTGATATGCACTTCTCTGTGCAGGAGCCATAGACATTCCTTGCATAGGATCTCTGTTACTTCTCTGAAACTGTTGATTAATATCATAATCTCCTTGAGTGAAGTCAGGAATTTCTATTCCCTTTTGAGCACTTTGCATCTTACCAACAAATGCCCCTAATGAATTTAATGCATCAGGTTGTTGATAGTTCACCATTGTTGGCTCGAAAGAAGGCATGTTGGGATTTTGTTTTTGTTCTATAGAAGAATAGCTTCCTATTTTTTGTCCTTCTTGTGCTTGTGGAGGATTGGAGAAATCTGTCAATTGTGTTAATTGCTTTTTCACCATGGCTGCTCCCATTTTAGCTTTCTTGAATTCTTTACCATGCACCTTCATGAATGCTTCTTCAGATGGAAATTTCTTGTAGAAAGATTTCTCATCTTTAACACCAGCAATTTTTAAAATATCTTGTTTCATATTAATTTTATTCTATAATTATTAATTGTATTTTTCTAACCAACCACCGTTCTTTTTAACAGGGTATTCTACCACTTTCTTTCCTTTGAATTTGTAGTGTTCTCCTGGATGCATATATTGTACATCACCCTCATCAGAGATTCCTATTAATGGTTGATGAACACCTTGCATTGTTATATTGTTGCTTCCTATTTCTACAGGCTTTCCCCAATTCTTAGGATTCCAATATCCGTTGTCATCTTTGGTTATTTTTCCACCTTGTTTTTTTTGTTGCAATGCTGCTGCTCCTCCTATTGCTCCTGTAATAGTATATGGATTTAATATAGATGTTCTAAATCTATAAGGTTTATAAACTTCATCTATAGGATAAGTTTCTTCAACTTTTCTTATCAATCCTTTAGGAAGAATAATTTCTTTTTCTCCACTATATTGAGGATACGAACTTGCTTCTGGAATAGCTATAGATTGTATATTACCTCCTGGAACATCAATTAATTCAGATGAAATATTTTCTCCAAAACTACTATAGTCTTTTGGTATAGAGGTTGATAAAAAAGAATCGTCTTTAAAAATATCTCCTGTTGATAAATTTGATCTTGATTTTTTTATTCCTAAAGGTAAATGTGTTTCTGGGTGTAATAACTCTACATCATAATTGCGTACACCTCTCATAACTTGAAACGGTTTATCAGCTTTATTTTTTAAAATTGATTCCAATAACTTATTGCCTTGATCTTTATAAAAATTTCCTGTAGTTCCTAAAGAAGTTCTATTTTCTCTAAGTGCTCCATTTATTGAATTATCATAACCATGTGTATAAGCATCAATGATATTCCAATCTTCACTTGATAATTTTGATACATCATATCCTGAATTGTTTATAAGATTTAAAATGTCTTCACCTTTTGTGGATGGGAATTCATTTAATTTATCATAGGGTTGAAATTCTATTTGTTGTCCTTTAGCATTTCTTATAATAGGATTATTAAATTGAGGAATTTTATCATGTATTAAATTTCTAATAAATAATCCATGCTCTTTTCCTCCACTGCCTGTAACTGTTGAATTTTTAAAATGATTTATGGATTGTTTGTGTAACTCTTTAAGTTCTTCTGGAGATATATAATTTGATAGTCCTTTATAAATTTCTTCTCTCCATTTACCATATTGATCATCCGTTAATGGTTCACTGTAATTAATGGGTTTTTTATTTGGAGTAACAATTTGGCTTTTATTTTTTATTATATCTTGAACTTCATCAAAATTTATTGAATTATACGTTTCTTCAGGTAGATTTAAATCAAATATTAATTTTTCTTCTTCATCTAAGTGATGAGTATAATCTTTTATAAGTTTGTCTGTTATATCAGACTGTTGTAAACCTCCAGAAGGTGAATTAACATCATAATAAAATTCTTTAGGTAATGAAGGTAATTCATTTGATAAATTTTTTGCTGCTTTGTTTTCTAAATATTCTTTACCTGCGTTCTTTAAACCTTTTGCTAATGCTTTTACACCCTTACCAACTAATGGAGCAGCAGCACTTGCTATCATTTCTGCATCTATCATTGGTTCAACAATGTTTTCGTATGCTCTGTTGAGCATTCTGTCTTGTTGAGGATTGAATCTATCTTCTATAGAGCCAGTTGTTGGGTTATATCTTTTGCCACTTTGTTGGGCGTATTGTTCATTTAGCTGCCTTCTTCTTTCATCATTAATTGGAGATGAAGCTTTTTGTAATGATGGTTGTTGAGCTCTTAGTTTTGCATCTAATGCTTTTGCCTCATCAGCTTTTCTTTCAGCAAGAGTTCTCATGTCTCTTGGTTGTTTTTTCACTGCTGTACCATCTTGACTAATAGTTTTAGCATCCCAATCAAGTCCATTCTGATAGAAGGACATTTCTTTTCCATTCTGTGCAGAAGCTTTTGTCTTCTTAGCGTAAGGACCATTTGAGGGAATGTTTTTTGTACGTGCGTATGTGAATCCTACAGAACCAGGGAGAGAGCCTCCTAATTGAAACTGTCCTCCCCATGCAGGGCTGTAGTTTCTACCTGTTATGTCATATCCTGTTCCTACGTAATCTGGACCTGTAGTTGTAGAAGCATCATTATAATTAGGTTGTATAGGACCACCATCATTAAACTTAGTTAAAGCATCATAATAGTTTTTAATCTTATTTACATATTGACTTTTTCCTTCAGCATCACCTGTCTTTAGTGAGTTTGGAGATTGCCACATGTAAGCAATTTTCTCAACATCTGTTAATTCAGGATTGTTACCTTTAGTTTTTAATTTTAATGATAATTCACCATCTTTATTAACAAATGAATATCTATCTGACTTAGTTAATTGTTTAAGATAGTTATTAACTTTTGTTGTATCTCCATCTTCATATCCTGGAATTTGAGAATAAGGAATACGTTTATTTAACTCATCAATAAATAAACCATCTTTATTTAGTTTACTATTGGTAGATCTAAAGTTTTCAATAAATCCTGGTTGATTGATTGTTTTAACTCCTGGTTTTAATCCTTTATCATATAAACGTTTTGCATCTTTATCTGCTACACTAAGATACATCATTGTAGCAATTGCTGAATTATATGGATCTTGTATATTACGTAAATTTCCATTGCCCTTATATTTTTTACTAAGTGCAGTTTTTAATCTTTTATCTTTTGTAACATTGTTAAAATTTAATTGAGTCATGCCTTGAGTGCTACCAAAATTATCAGCAAAACCCAATGCTCCTCCACCTTCAGATTCAGCCATTGCTATAGCTAGTGCTGAATTTGCAAGTCTATTATAATCAGAATCACTTAAACCTAAATTACTAACAAGTTCACCTTTATTATCACTTAATGCTTGTGCAAACTTTGATAATTTTTCTTTATCAGCCTTTGGGGAACGGGATTTACCATCTTCATTTATTTGTGCCCAAGATTGTTTAGTTGCAGCTAATAGTTTATCTATGTTAGCTGAAAAAGGAGTTAATTCAGTTTTTAATATTCCTTTTTTATTAAGATTTTCTTTTGTATTAGTAGCTACACTTTTAGGAACACTTATGTTTTCTAACTCATACCCTAGTTTATCTTTTAACTCTTTGCTTATTTCATCAAGAGTTCCGTATTTACGTGTATAAGAATCATAAAATATAGGTTTGCCACTATCATCATATCCAACTGCTTCTGTACTATGATGAGAAGGTTGAAGACCGTACTGGGTATTCATACCTTGACTACGTTGTTTGTTACTGGTTTCTCTTGTACCAGCAGGTCCCCATCCAGCAATTGCTCCTGTTGGAATATCTGTTGGTATTGCCTGTTTTGCTGCACCACTATATATATTCTTACCTCCTGATTTTACAATTGCACCATGTATATCCCAACTATCTGCAGATCCAGATCTTACATCTCCTTTCAAATAAGGATTATCTTTTACTAGTTTTTCACTAGGAGTACCTGGTGTACTTATTAAATTTAAATCTTTTGTCCAAATATCATTACTACCAGGAATACCTTTTATTCTTCCAGCAGTCATGTCGTATGCCTTGCGTGAACTTTCTAAACAGTTACCTGTGGGACAATATCCATTATTAACATCATTTAAAAACTGTAACTCCGCAGGAGTGTAGGTTAAATCTGTAAGATTAATTAATGGTTTTGGTTTCTTTTCAATTTCATCGCCTTCTGCAGCATACCTATCAAGCCACCCACCATTCTTCATAATGTTCTTTCCACATATATGACATATTGTTGCATCCTTTTTACTGGAACTTGATTTGTCCCATGAATGTCCACATGTGCATGTAATTTTATTAGCCATTATTTGTAAGAGATTTGTGATGGAGAAATGAGGAATTGGGAGACTAATTTCAAATCAGATTTGTCGTCAAGGACATGACGTACTTTCAAATCCTTGGCTCTTAGAGGAGACTTCTTAAAGCTTCTCTTAGAATAGTCCATGTTTGGTTGATTAACTATCTTATCTATAGAAACACTCTCGCAAGTTTTTATGAATGCAGGTTTTGTTATGTCTTTTAGAAGACTCCAGAATGTATTGTATTGATAGAAGTTATCACTCTTAGTGTATGTGATGGTTTTACTGTCTGTGAAATACACTGGGTATTTTAAATAATCACTAAGATTATTTTTTGGTTTTGCTACAAGATTTAGAATCCCTGAGCTCTGTTGACCATTATAAAGAATTGCTTTATTGAAATATTCATTTATTTCCACCTTTCCGTCATCAAAGAATACACCATCATCATTAGGAAAATACCTGTATGACTTTGTGTAGTCTTTTATGTTTTGTAAAATCTCATCTTGAAACTTATATGAGAAAGGATATTCTATTATGTATGGATTGATACATCCGTAATATGTATTGTATATTACAGGGTTTTGTAAATGTATCCAGAGAGAAGCTGTATTGAGAGGAGTGAATTTAATGGCAGCCAATTGTTGTATAGTTGCAGTTCCAATGGGAATCTCTATGTGTTTGTTACAACATGCTCCTACAGTCTGTAGAAGAATGGTGGTGATATTGTCTTCTACAGAATATGAGATTCCATCAATGAGGGATTGTTTGGGAACATTTGTCCCAAGAACATTTCCTCTATCATCAGAAATATTAAACAGAGAAACTTTATTTCCTGCTCTCTTCAACTTTACAACAATTGTCTTTGCCATTAATAATTATTTATTATCGTTCAGAAAGACCGCCAAAAGTGGCTAACACTAGTATAACTAGCATAAAAATAAAAACCTGAGACAAAAGCGTGTAGTCTGCGTCATCACTTTTCTTAAAGAGATGAACAAGCTTTAATTCACTCATTGCAAATGCTACAATAAATGCTTCAGGAATAGCTAACAAATAACACAATCCATAACTTAAATTGGTAAATTCACAAATGTAAATTTGTCCAATGATTGCTCCTAAAAATAAAAGTCCTTTGATAAAATTCATATTGTTTGTTTTTTAATTGTAAATAAAAGTGAAATCATAAGTTTGTTTCTAATGTTTTTAACCAGTTTATTTTGTCCATTTCAACTAAAATTTCCTCCCAAGTGTAAACTTTATTATCAATTAAATAAGGTGCGATTGAATTTGGAATGGTGTTATTTTCATTTTTAAACCAATTCACAACAAAATAATTTCCATCATTTGATATTCTTAAATTTTCACTATCATTTTGAATCAATTCATTATAATCAATTGAATTTTTATAATCAATTGATAAAATTCCATAATTTACAATGTTATTAATATCCATACTTTGCTTTATTAAAGTTAAAATTTTGTGTAATTTCAGAAGATGTAAGTAATCTGTTATACATAATTATTTGTCCAAATTTACAGCCTGCTGTTCCATCTTGATTAATTCTTAGGAAATTAGGTTGAGTGTTATTAAATGCTCCTTGAGTTGCTGTAACTGGTGTTCCTTCATTAATTTGTACTTGCAAAGGATTTGATGTTCCATTATCTCTAATCAAAGTTATAAAATACCAATTATTTAAGGATAAAGAACGTGTAATTCTTGTTTTGCTGTTATCTGAAGAGCCTAAAAATTCATATTGATATGGAGTTTGATAATACGAAAAAAATGCCCAATCATAAGCAGAATATGAATATGCCGTTCCACCTGATGATATCCAAATTCCATAAAGTGAGGGCACTTTTGTAGGGTTAAACCAAAATTGAACCGTGTTAACTGTTCCGTAAGTGTAATTAGATACAAGTCCCTTACTGCTAACTCCGTCAAAATTAACATACTTACCGCCTGTGCTTTCTGTTCCTCCAGTTGTAGATGATAGAGACATTGTAGAACTTCCTGGGGATACTAAATTTGTCCAAGTTGAACCGTTTAGTGTATAGCTTGAGGCATTATTTGCATCGAGATGATAAATTAAACCGCTTGTTACAATTTGTGCGGGAGCAACTGTAGTGGTTGTGGAAGTAGTTGATGTAGATGTACTCGTTGTTGTACTAGTGGTAGATGTTGTACTTGTAGTAGAAGTACTAGTTGTAGATGTGGTTGTTGATGTTGTGCTAGTTGTAGTGGTAGGTCTACTAGTAGTAGTAGATGTTGTTGTAGATGTAGTGGTGGTTACAATAATTGGATTAGGATCAGGAATATTAGAACAAGTAAATCCTGCATTAAGTATTGTGTATATTTGACCAGATTCTCTCACTGCATTATATGCAACTACGCCATCAGAATAATATCCTAAAGCAGCTGGAGTGAGCAGAGCAGGATCGTCAAAGATTCTGCAACCTATTGCTAATGTCGAACAATTTGAATAAACATTTGCCATTTATATCTTTAGTTTTATAAACATGATGAACTGTAATTATTACAAGCAGCAAAATCGCTAGTTAATGAATAGCCTAAACAAAACGCATAAGATGGAGGAATTGTTGTAGTGGTGGTAGTGGTGGTTGGAGGTCGAGTTGTGGTGGTTGATGTTGTTGTGCTTGTTGTGCTTGTGGTAGATGTAGTAGTGCTAGTTGTACTTGTTGTAGATGTTGTTGTTGATGTAGTAGTGGTAGGTGCTTGAGTGGTTGTAGTGCTGGTAGTAGATGTTGTTGTGGTTGTTGTAGGTGGCTGCGTAGTAGTGGTAGTGGTTGTAGAACTTGTTGTACTAGTGGTGGTTGTAGGAGCTGCTGTGGTAGTAGTTGACGTTGTAGATGTAGTGGTTGTAATAGGTTTAGTAGTTGTTGTTGATGTGGTGGTAGATGTAGTGGTGGTGGTAGGAATTGTTGTTGTTGATGTAGATGATGTAGATGTTGTTGTGGTGGTGCCATTTGAATACACAGCTTGTCCTGCTAGTCTACAATCAGGGAATGCTGAATAAACTGCTGTTCCTGCAAGTGTACAATTTGGATAGGTGCTGTAGACAGCTGTTCCTATTAATTGACAATTGTAAGGAGCTTGGTACACAGATGTTCCTATTAATGTACAATTTATTGGAATTTGTGTTGTTGTTGTAGAAGATGTGGTAGACGTTCTTGTTGTTGTTGTGGATGTTGTTGACGTAGTTGTTATTTGTTGTACAGCAATAACATCTAAATCACAACTTCCATTTATTCCTGAATAGTAAAAGTTATTTTCTGCTACATACCAATTTGGAATATAGGAATGAAAAGAAATCCAACTTTTGTTATTTACACTGTAAGAAACTGTCCATGACTTATTGCAAAAATAAGTGTTATCTGATAGATAGACAATTATTTTTATTGTTGTATTGTTTACTATCTTATTGATGTAAAACTCATCTGTAGAAGCATCGTATTTTATGTTTGGGTTGAGGGGGAGGTAGTCCAGCTTTGTTAGAATCACTCTGTCAAACTTAGAATCGTACACACCGTGTAGTCCTATTGATTTAAAGTGATTGTCTACATCTACATCAGGAAAATATCTCAATATTTCAAACGCAAGATGGTCTGTAAAAAATCTATTCATTCCAGAACCTGGAGCAGAAATATCTGTTGCTTGATTACCTTGAATCAAAAACACTTGCCCTCTTTTAGCATCTACAGTGAGTTGCCCTTGAGGAATCTTTAATAACATCTTGTGCTGACTTCCTACATATCCAAGATCTGTTTCTGCAAAATCAACAGGAGGTGATGATTGGAATAATGTATCATTACCCATGTACGCAGCTTGAGGATTTGATGTATTGATTGTTAGAAGTGTACCATAAAGTAAAGACTTATTTTCAAATCTTGCAAGAATGGCTCTATTTTGTATACCATCTAAAGATGTAAGCTTACCATAGTTTTGAGGGAAATCAAACTTAGAAATTGGTCTATAGATGAGCCAGCTGTTTATTCTATTGTCAGAAAAGCTTTGTTGTCTATCAGAATAAATTGTTCTAAATGGAAAATGTGTGTAACACAATTGCTCTGTCCAATTTATTGGAAGATGAGAGAAATAGTTTTCTTTATTCTGTTTAGAGAATGTTGTATTATAGAAATATGTATTGTCTTGTTGGATGGATACAAAGGATTCTTGTAACCAGTTATCAGGAATTCCTGTAGAAACGTGAGGATAGAAGTCTCCTTCTCTGTCATTGAACGCTTGTCTAAGGTCAACATTAATAGAAGATTCGCAATAGAATGACGGAATACCATAAGCAAACAAATACATCTTTCCATCATAGAAAGTTCTGTCAATGTTTACTATTGGTGGATTGGCAGTGCTATCAGGAGCAGGAAGTTGATTGTTAGGACAATCAAAATAATGTGCTTTTGTAGAAATAATATTCTTCATGTTGGTGGCAAAATCGTCACCAAGTCCTTGATAGTCATTTAATATACTTCTTGAAGAATACCAATATTGAGGATAGGCAACGTTTCCTATTTCATCATAGAATATGTCACTGTCATCTGGAGCATTCACTCTATTGTCAATAAAGAATGGAAGCTTTGTTTTAAATGCAAATCTGTTAATGAATGTATCTCCTCCAAATATTGTTGCTGTAGAAGATTGTCCATTTATAATGTTATCAATTTCAATATTTCTTTGAAATCCTGTATCAATTGTATCGTATGAATAAATCTGTCCCCATTGATTAATAAATTGATTTTTCAATGAGGCATAATAACACACTGTGTCTATTGAGAATTGTTCATTAGGTTTTGAGCAATTTCCTTGTTGAGAAATTGTACTTCTTGAATTATCTGTTACAGCACTTATATTACCTGGAAGAAGAAGAGAGGGAGTTTTGTTTGGGAAAGGGAGAGGAACTTTTGTAGCTGCTGTTTTTAAATAAACAGAAGTTTCTCTTTGATAGTTGTTAATATTGTATGTGTCATTAACTGACTGTACACCTGGAAATATGTATTGAGCAATATCTAATTCTCTCTGTTTAACACCTACATTATTCTCTATAGAAGAAGCATAGTCATAACTTGCTATTGAGTTATACGAATAAGCAAAGTTTCTTCTCGTTATACCATTAATGTAAATAGTTAAATACGATTGATAAGCAGCAAACATTGCTGCAGGATTAAACGGAGAAGTGATGTTACCAAGATCTCTACTACTGTTAAGAGCATCTATTTGTGCTTCTCTAGAAAGGAGTTTGTAAAGAGCATGCTTCTTCACTTCTACAAAATGAGCAGAACCTTTTCCAAATATGACACTTTCAAGTTTTAATACATCTCCTAAGAAAGGTTGACCAAAAGATGTGTCTGGAGAATTAAATACATGTCTGTATTTACTATCATCACTATCAAATGCTTTAAGAGCAGTGGGATAGCAATACATGTTTATGTTTATACTCAATAGAGAAATTGTAAATCCTCCTTCTCCATAAAGAAATGTAGGCACTGTATCTAGCTTAACATTCACCACCTTTGGTGTAGCTGATGTTACATTTATAGAAGTTGCTGCTTCTGTAATAGCATCAATATAACTAAATGTTGCAGAAATAACACTTGTGAGTCTATAAGAAGAAAACTTAATTAAATCCACTGTAGCTATTCCTTCAGAAGGTCTTCTAACAGGGACAGTTAATGAACATATGTATTCTGTAGTACGTGCTGGAATTTCTTTTGTCTTCACAGTGTTTGTGAAACAATCAGTGTATTCAGCAATAATCTTTGTTGTTGTTACAATTTTGTATGTTCTACACTCAGAATTAAAAGCATTAGGATTTTTTAATATAAAAGGATCTTCTCTTAAATCGTTGTACGGATAGTTGGGAAACAAATATGTGGTGCCTTCTCTTTCGTATTTACCAACGTTTCTTAAAATACCTTTAGCAACAATTGACTTGTTTGTACCTCTATCACCTCTTACAATTTTAAATCCTGCAATATTGTCTATTTGCTCTTTTGTAAGAGAGGATGTATAAATTAATTGAGAAACTCTTTGTATATCAATCTTTACACCTATTGGAAATATAGCATCTTTTGCTGTAGCAAGTTTGTATGTACCATTTCCATTTAATTCAATAAATGGTGTCTCAAATATTGGACTAATATTTACGTCTGGAAACTTGTGGTGTCTTATGGGAGTGTTAGCAAGATCTCCCCACACTAACGTGTTGCAAGGATATAGTTCTGTAGATTCCCAATATGCAAACTTACCATACTGATAAGGACCCTTGTAGTTCGAATCTGTTGTATATTCAGGAGAATTTGCTGTTACGCTTGCTGTATTGTATATTTTCCAATAAGGGCTATATCCCACGTTTCCTTGCGTGTACGAGGGTTCTCCAATAAAATCTGCATTTGTATTAGGAACATCTGGTTGAGAAAACTCGTTGAAGTCTTGTATTCTTCCAGGGATGTGAAATCCATCTGTTTGTTTTCCGTTCTTCAAGAGAAACACTATTTCAAATGCGTACACTTCATCCCTTAGATAGCCTCTTAGGTTTGTTGCGTTTAGTTCATCAGCATAGTTTTCTGTAGAAGGAATTCTATATGTTTGCCATCCAAGTTCAATTTGATTAGCTATCTGTTGATAATTTATCCTGTCTATAGAAGTGAGTTGGTCCCATACAAGTACATCTTGTACAGCTGTTAAATCTTGAGCAATATCGTAATAAGGAAACTTTTCGAATATTTCGTTTATTGTGAGACGTATTTGTGTTACGTTCTGTCCTGTGTAAGTGATTTGATTAAAATTATCATCTATAAAATATGTACCCACTAGTTCTACAGAAGATATAGAGTTCACTGTCTTAATTACAGCAATATTATAATATTCAAAATATCCTGTAACATCAAGATTGGAAACATTTAATACAATAGACTTTCCTACATTGTAATTAAAATCAGCAGATATTAGTTGAGTTTTTGCAATAGGAGTGGGGTTGGTGACAGAATAATAAGACGTGTAAGCATCTCCTGAAGCATTACAATATTGTACAGCAAATTGATATGTGCCTGATGTTAGGCTTCCTCCACTAATTATGTCCACCACATCTAAATAGGGAATCTCAAAATTAGGCTGCACTTTTAATTTATTACAATCAATTTCTGTTGTTGTAACATTATCACACACATTTGTGCCTGGTTGTATTTTGTAGGGAAGATTGGTTAAATCTAAATATCTTCTTGGGTTTATGCCATCCGTCCAATAAATTTCTGTTGTACAATTAGTTATTTTATGTACAGCTTTATGGATGGGATCATCTACATTAAAGTTTAAACAGAATGCGTTTATATAGGTTCTATAGACACAATCGTTATTGTCCATATATCCAATTTCACTTTCTCCTGTGTTTGGATTGGTTAAAAAGAATATGTGTTTATTTTGTTCATTGATGAAATGTTCACCAATTAGTTGAAAATCTTCAGGAAACTTTAAACATAAATCATTACCTGATTCATTCTGATAATTAATAGAATTTGAATCAAAGTTCTCAAGAGCAGCATTTAGGGCATACGAGAGTTTACCTTCTACTATTTGATTAACAGAAGAGTCCATGTCCAAGCCTATTCTTGCAACGCTATATTCTGTACGTATATTGCCTTGTTCGTTGTCTGCCATAATGTATATTATAAATTATCCATTGCGTCTCCAACCATATCTACTATCAATACGATTTGGAAGTTCGTACATGTTAAATCTATTAAGCTCTTCTCTTATCTTTCTTTGCTTTTTATAAACGTCTTGTTTCTTCACCTCTATATCCGCCATGATGAATGCTTCTTCAGAGAGTTGTTTATAATACATCAACTTCTTTTCTATCTGATTGAATGTTTCGTCATTCACTTGATTAGAAAGAGTTTCAAACACTTTATATTTAATGAATGCTTCTACGTATTCTCTTATACGATAGTTGTCAGGAATCATTTGATTACCAGATGTATCGTAGTCGTATGAATAAAATATCAAATGCACTACACCATTTCTAAAATTAGTGACAAACTTATTGTCTCTAATATCAAATGAGTCAGCAGCTGAAGAGCCAAAGTTTGCACAATCCAATGCACAATCAGCTCTTACAGAAATGTTTCCTGGTTTTAACAAGAAAGCTCTTTGGTAATTCTGATTTATTGAATTGTTAGTTTTGTAAACAGCCTGTATAAGTTGGGGAAGACATGCTCCATCACAAGAAGGGGATGAGCAGTTTGTGCAAGGAACACCATTTATTGTAACTGGTGACACTTGTATTGTTGTTTGTTCTGATTGAGAATAGAACGAGTTTGCTGATTGATAGGGATATCCTTGCACGTATGTACACAACCAAGCTTCTCTTACAGCAAAGAAGTTGTCTGGAAGTCTTGCTTGAAAATCTTCAATGTGTAATTGAGTTTCTGTTATGACATATGAACTCCTGCCTAATTTTCTTAAGCATTTGTCTAAATATGTAGGGAACATTAAGTCATCTACAGCACCAGTGTCAAAATAGCTCTTAAGCTCTTCTTTCACTGTAGAATAGACAGGTTCAGGAGTTACGAAATTATATTTGTAATAGTAGCTCATAGTCTAACATATTTTAAATCTTTTCTGACTGCAATATTTATATCTACACCTTTATCTAATCTTCTTTTTATAACTTGATAATCTAATCCCACTTCTTTTGCAAGATCCTTTAAAATCATATTGCGACCATTGTAAAAAATATAAACGTTAGTGCTTCTATTTCTGGTTTGTTCTTTACGAGTTGTCCATCTACAATTATCTTTACAATAATTTCCATCATTGTTTATTCTATCTAAAGAATGATTTCTAGAGGGTCTTTTTCCCATATCTTCTAAAAATCCTTCAAACGTTAACCATTTGTCACAAACAGTTATTCCTCTACCACCATATCTATTATAATTTAAAGTGTTTGAATTATAACATCTAGTTTTAAAATTGTTCCAGACTTTATATTCTGGAGAACTTCTTCGTTCTGTTACTTTTTTAGACATATCGATTTTTTTACACTATCCATGATTGATATAGATGCTGATATTTGTCGTTGGTTTTTAAATAGTGAGCTAACATTCTTGATGTCACTCTTGTAGGCTTGAAGAACCAAAACTCAGGACCTTTGATTCTTGATGTGCGTTTGAACCATATCCATCCAAAGAAATATCCTTCTGTATGGTGGTTGAAATTATATATTATCTTTCCTTTTTCTCTAGTTTTTATCCAATCTATAGGAAGATTGATGTAATCTTTGCCTTCGTATGTTACAATCTTCTTTCTCTTCTTTTTGTTTATTGCAAAATCACCAAATCCATGAGGAAGCTTTTCTTTCTTTCCTGTCTCTAGAAGATAGTTTCTAAAATCTTCATTAAATTTATATATGATGCTTTTCCATTCTTCAAACGTTAATTTTGTATTAGAATGTTTTGCACAATAATCTTTGTAATTCTCTTTACTACAACTCCTCCATTCAATCTTCACTCTACTCATCTATGTTAATGTTATTTTGTATTGGGTGTGTTTGGTGCTTGACCATCTATTGCATCCTGTGTCATGTCTGTTTTAAGTCTAAAATAAGTGGACAGTAATTTATCAGAAGTCATTTTTAATATCTGTGTTTCTAAATATCCTGGAGCATGAAACTCTTTATCTAGAGGATTTTTACAATAGTCATCTATGCTAAAATCATTTCCACAACAACATTCAGAGAACATTATTTCATTTGGAACATCTTCCTCAAAGAAAGCAGAGAGTCTTATTGCTTTTAGAAGAGGGTTTGTAACGTATAAATATCCATTCATTATCCAATAATACTCTTCGTTCTTTATTATTGGAAGCTTTAGTAAGTTGAGATATCTATTGACAGTGATTTCTTTTAGCTTTTTACCATTTCCACCCATTGCGTTTATTGAATAAACACCCTGTATTGTATATTGATAATTGCCCTCAGAGATGCGAGGAAGTTTGTTTACAGATCTTGCAATTGTACAATCATCAACATATCCGCAGCATTCAGAAATGCTCACTTCTGTCATCTCTAGACATGGGATTGTTGTAAACAATGTATCTGTTGCCCATAGCTTACGAAGATTTGTTTCTCGTTTTACGAGCATAATGGTATTGTTCTTAATCTCAGATGCTATCACTCTATCTGTTATTAGAGCATCTGTAGAAAGAAGTTTATGTGAACCTCGTACGTCTGAGACTAGTTTTCGTAATGTTGACATATTGTTTATATTCGACTTTCGTATTCTCCAATCTTTCCATAGATTGGATGATAAATAAGTACAATCCCTGCACGAATTTGATTTACAAAGTTGTTATCAGAATGCCATCTATCTGTTCCTGATAATGAAGGCATCTGTTGTATTCTCACTCCCTTTATTTCTTTTGCCATGTAATGATGCTTATCAGCAGTATGGAGCTCCCTGTAAACAGCATTTCCAAAATCTGTACAAGAATCATTGTTTGTGGCAAATAAAAGAGGAAGGTCATCTATCTTACAATTACCATGATGATATCCTATGAATGTGTTTCCTAATACAACATGTTTAGTTGTAGAATGCCATCTTTGAAAATCAACCTTATCGTTGTTCTTAAAGAACACATCTAATGCGTGTGCTAAATAGAATGATTTGGTTCTGTCGTGATTACCTTGTACAAGAATCACTTCTACACTATTAGAAATAGCTTGTAGGTAATTGATTGTTGTAACTAATAAATCGAACCCTTGTTCGTATTCATTATCATATTCTACTAGAACATCTTGAGGAGTTCCATTAGTTGTTTGATTTTGATAGTTGTCTGTATGAAAGAAATCATTTGATATTGGAAAAACAATCTTGTTTATTGCAAAAGAGTTTCTTGTTTTTTCCACCAAGTCTCTAACCACTCCTAAGTATTGTGCTTTCTTTTGTTCTATTGTGTCACCTTCTAATGTTCTTTTAGCTAAGTGAAAATCACATATTGAAACTTCTACATCCACTGTTTCTTTCTCTAGAGGATCATTTTCAACACTTCTTACAATGATGTCAGCAGGTTTGTATGTTTCTAAAAACTTAGAAAAATCTTCTGGAGAATAATCCTTTGGTTTCTTCAGAGTGGCAAATACAGAAGATGTAAACTTACCATTTGATTTCTGTTTAGTCCAATAGTTAGAAATCTTGTATTTGTCTAAGTTTATTTTATGTAGTTTAGCAAGCTCTAAATCACTCTTTGGCTCAAAGTCTATTTGTAATGTACTCTCTATTGTACCTTTATCATTGTTCACCTTTGTATAATGCTCTTCAAGAGCTTCTACAAATTCTTCATAAGTGTCTGGTGCAGAAGAGATTTCTTTTCCTCTTATTTCTTTCAATAAGTCTGACACTTCTTGTTCTGTAATTCCTAGCTTTTCAGCATAAAACTTCTTACTCTTTTTCCAGCTTAATAGTTGTTCTAACTGTGACAGAACGTTTTGGTTTTCAGCCATACAAAAAATTTATCAAATTTACAACAAAGATAGACGGTATTTTTAAAAAAACAAAATTAATTTAACCAATTAGATTATATAGGTTAACTCTATTAATTAAAAACCCCGCCTTAGAAAAGGCAGGGTACACAGGTCTGTAAACCAACAAACAAACCGTGTTTTTAACAAGGTGATATATTAGTAAGAGGAGATGTTCCATTTATTTGTGCAGAATAGAATGAAGAAGAGCTCTGAAGACGATATTTGTAATAATTTCCATCTCCTGAGAAAAGAATTGTACAAAGACTGTTTGTGTAAAAATTTATTACAATATCTGAATTGGCTTCTTTTGAATACACTGTATTAGGAGTGGTTAAGTTTGTACATGCATCAGAATTGTTCATTTGAGTGGTGCCGCTTATTAAATATGTGTAATATGTAGGAAGTCCACTAATATTCATATCTACATATGAACCATTACAATCTGTTCCTGTAGAAAGAGCTCTTACAACTGTTGCTCCGTTAGGAACCGCTGTTGATGTATATCCAGCAAGGAGAGCTGATTTTGATATTCCTGTTGCAAATGCTGATGTGAATCCATCAACATTAGAATATAGATTAAAAGGTCCTGTATTTGTTCCTGCTGTAGTTAATGTTATTACTACTGTCATAGTTTAATGTTTTATAAATGTGTGGTGGTTGTAGATGTAGTGGTGGAGAAAGTGGCACAACTTGTTACAAGGTTACAGAACAATGCTTTTGTTTGATAGTTTGTAGCAATTGTTGCAAGTATTGTTGAGGCTAATGTAATTGGATCAAATTCTGCATCTATCTTCTGTAGAGCCAATGTTAGAGAGTCTTTGAAGTTTATTCCTGTGTTAGGAAGATTCGATGCTGAGTAATACACATCGTCAGATGTTGTAAGAGGTTTACAAGCATCACATTCATTAGAATAAACTACAGTTTGAGTGTAGCAAGGCATTCCTGGAACACATGACATGGTGGTAAATTTTATTTATTTAAAATCAAGGTATGTACATTATGTAATATGCTGATATTACAGGTTGAATATTTGCGTGAGGTAGACCGCCACCCTTTGGAGGATTTGTTACAACTATATTTGCACTGTTAGTGCTTGTTATTCCATATATTGCAGGCACATTGCCAATCACCAAATCATAATTTCTTGTTTGATTGCCGTCATTCTTAGTTATACCTATTGGATGCGTTGAATTTACACTAACTGCTCCTGCTCCTGAATTTACAGATTCTGAAGAAGTGTAATGGAAATGTCCACTATCTGTAGCAGTTGTCGCATGATTGTGAGAAGGCATTGTGCTTTCAGAAAGCGTAACGCTGTTTGTTCCTGCTTTTGTATTCAATGCATAATTGGGATTGAAAGCTGAAGAAGCAGGATTAACTTCTGAATCAAGAGCTCCTCCACCTACACTTATAATAGCACCAACAGTGGCTCTTCCTCTTTTATCAGGAGTGCCATTTAAACCATTACACAAATACACTTTGTCCCATCCTGTAGCTGCAATTCCTTTTCCTGTTACATCAAAGTTTCCTGCAAGAGAACCATAATACTCAACAACAGTGTAAGGCACCATCTTAGTGTAGTATTGTGCTGATGGAGCAATGCTCTGTAGATAGGCTGCTATTAGAGAGTTTAAATCTGCTAGTTTTACGTAGTTTGTGTTTACGTTTGTTGTGAGAGCTGTTAGATCTGTAGAAACAGAGCAAAGTTTCACTATTATTGCCTGCACCACCTGTTTAATAGTGGATGATGAGCTTACGCCAGACAAACAAGTTGTTGTATATCCAGTATTAAGACCTATCACCGTGTTTGTTACAGCTGTTGTTTGTGTTTGTAAATCACAAAGAGCTCGCTCAAATGCCACCAACACTTCTGGAAGTGTAGGATCTTGTGTATTGTCTAAATAAGGTGTTATTAATGCACAAAGATAATCTTGAAGAGTAGTGATTCTAATCCCTGATCCGTCAAGAAATGATACCACTCTGTTGATTAATACATTCTCTACACTTAATAATGTATCTCCTGTAGAAATACCTAACACTTCACTTCCTATTCCTGTATACTGAATACATTTATCTGAACCTGTTTCTGGACATCCGTTGAAACAATTTGTACAAGACATATTGTAAATTTTATTTATGAATTAATAATTTGACTCTACTTGCTATTTGTTCTGTAGAATAAGTGCAAGCATAATCAGGATTGCACAACCTGTTTGTCAATATTCTTTTATAGTTTAACAAATCTCCCAACACTGTGTCTGGGAAAGGTTTGTTTAATATAAATACAATATTGTTATATTGATTGTTAGCTAATGTTGTGAGTTTGCAATCAATATCTGCAAGTAATGCTGACACTGTTGTACAATCTACACAATTAGTAAGTCTTGGAGAAAGCATAGTTTTATTTTTTTAGAGTTCCTGCACAATATGCACATAAACCATTTGTTAGATTACATCCACATCCTACATTTGCTCCGCATTGATTACAGTTTGCCATTCTAGTAATTATTAAAATAGTTGTTTCCTGAACAGTTGCAACCATTGGTTATAAAATGATCAAGCATTTTACTTGCTTGATTGTAAAGTTTATTTGATGTTTCTACAGCACAATTATTTGCTGCAGCAATTGATCCTTGTATGAAATAGTAAATACTATTCAATTCCACCTTCTGTTGTTTCTTAATTGCATAATCACACTCCATCATATCCAATTTCATAAAAGCTTCATCAAACTTCTGTTGAAGATTTTCCACTCTCATGAATGTTTTATCTACAAAATTTACATTTGCAGGAGCAATTGAATATTTTAAATAATAAATGCCATCAGGAATAGGATTGTATACCCCTGCAGAAGAAAGTCCTAACGTTGCAGAATTGAATACATTAAAACTATTTGGTACAAAAGGAATTGGTAAAGGGTTAAATCCTGGTACAGTGATAGTTATTGTAGGAGCAGAAGGTGTTGTAGCATAAGTTGATATGTCTGCTATCCCTAATGTTCTACTATCGTGAGTGTCAATAACTAATATATCTAAATGCAATGTTGGCATAATCTCTATAAATAATTATGCCAGAGGATTGAGAAATCCTCTCTCACCTCTGGCATAGGGTTATGATTTGTTATTTATTGATTAAGGAATCAAAGTGGTTGTGGTAGTGGTGGTGGTAGAAGTACCAGTGGTAGTGGTAGAAGTAGTAGTTGATGGAGCAGGAGCACTGTTGTCAGTGTACAATCCTAAAGGACCAGCCCATGTACTAGTTACACCAGCCAAAGCAGCTTCAATTGCTGTAGCAAGAGAACCTCCAGCCAATACAGCTATAATCACCATGCTTTCTTGAGGAATATAATCACCCCACTGATAAGCACTCTTATCGTATTCTGTAAATCTGATGTAATAAGTGTCATAAGTGGTGTTAGCAGATACATAACTTTCAAAGTTTTGATTGTATCCAGCCATTCTGTAGAGATGCTTTAAATAACCAGCTTGGTAAGAATAATAATTCTTCTCAAGTTGAGTGATTTCGTCAGAACCTCCAGCAGGGTAAGAAGCACGTTGTAACACTGTAGCAGTGGCAACGATATTACAGTTGTCAGCTACGATGAAGTCAGCAGTGGTTGCAGGACCTGAATATACAAATGTTCTGAAGTACATTCTGTCATACTCATAAGGGAATGCAGCAACGTCACAAGGAACACCATATTTAGTAAGAGCTTTACCAGTGATTTGCAAATATGCTGTAGAACCAGTTCCCACTCTTGCAAATGTGAAGAATGTGCTAAAGCTAATGTTATCAGGGTTGATACCAGGAGCTTTTTGTGTAAGTTTTGCAATGAATTGATCAATTAATGCAGGAACATCAACATTGTCACAACCGCTTGCACCACAATCGCAACAAGGAGCTTGTACAGTTACAGAACGAGTGAAACCGTTGAAATACAAGGTGTCAATGTAAGAAGAGTGTGCACGTAATGTTAAAGTGACAACATCTCCACATTTTACATTAAATCCACTCACTTTAGTGATTTGAGTTGTAGCATAAGCAATACCACTCACTTTATACCATTCAGTGACGTTTCTTCCAGTGCCTGCGTTGTTCTTACCAGAAATCTTGTCTGATCTTTTAGAACCTTGCAAGTAGGTGTTACCTCTACCTTGAGCAATATAAATGTAAGGAGCAGCAGCAAGTGTTGCAGCTGTTGCACTTGGAACATAAGCATCAGTGAAAATACCAAGTTGACCAGCAGTCAAATCTTGAGTGCTTCCTGTGGTAGGTAATGAAGTTTGGGCTGTAGGAACTACGAAGAGCGTAGTTAGAGAAAAATCTGCCATTTTATTTTAATTTATTGTTTTAAATAATTATTCGTTTGTTTTTATTCTAAATGCTGAATTTTGAACAGCACTTTGATTTTCTGTGTACATTGCTAAATTTTGAACTGTCAAATCAACAAGTTCATCTTCTAAATAGTTTTTCAATTCACAATCCTGATTTGTAGAATCTGTCCCATTCAATTTCACATAGCCTTCTTTGTCTATGTATTGAGGATAACGCATGTATGAGAGATGAAGTTTTTTTGGAATGAATGTTCCGTCTGTAAATATTCCTATACTATCTGAAGAAATGATATTGAATGTTTCTTGATATTCGAAAGATGGTTTGTAATGAGTGTTTGTTAGAAACATAGAAAGATCACCATGTTTGGTTAAATCTTTGTTTATGTATATTATTCTATCTTTACATCTTCCTTTGTCTGCTGTTAAATAACAATCTATATAAAACATGTATGCAGGCGTAAGATTTAAAAGAGAAGTTGTCCACTTATTCATGTTTTCATCAGCTAAAACTAAGTCTAACGCATGTTTCTCATAAGGCTCAACAAGCTTCTGTAAATCTTCGTATCTCTTTTTAAAAGCATCAAGTCCTAACCCACTTACAGTGCTATCACCATCAACTTTTTGTTTTATCAACTTAATCTGAGCTTCATTAAGAGCTAAGATTTTGTCTTCTAATGGAATTTGTTGATGGTCATTTGTTGATAGTTTATTTAGTTTCTGATCAATCTTGTATAATAAACTATCTACTGGTATCATGTTGATGCTAGTTTTTTCATTTTTAATTTCTGTTCAAGCGTAAGAAGCTCATCTTGATTATTATCATCTACAAGAAACTTAATCAAATCATCTTCGTCTTTTGCTATCTCAAATTCACCTTCATAAACTTTACCATTTGGTTTCAATCTATAGATGGAATGTTGAACTGCTTGTTTTACTAAGTCTCTAACGTGTAAAAGATTTTCTTTCATGTCAGCAAATCTTGTAAAAACTTCTATTGTTGAAAGTCCTTGATATTTTCCTGTTTTAAATTCTACATCTTTAAGAAGATTATCTACTAAATTGTAAACCACTTCTTCTTTTGTGTCAGATGTTACGGGAAGTCCTAAAAGTCTTGCAACTTTTTGTTTCTTATCTGGACCCATCGCATCAAACTTACTAATTGCTTTGTTTACAATTTGTTTCTTCTTAAACAATATTGTACTTTCTAATTCATCATCAACAACATAAAATTGTGTATCAGCAGGAAATTCACCTCTTTCCCAAGCTTGATAGGAGCTGGCAATTGTAGGATGTACTCTCAGCCAAGAAAAAGCGAGTTCTAACATAGGGTTTGAAAAATCAAAATAGTTGTCACCATCTAGAAGTTTTACAGGTTGAACATGTGTAGTGTCATATTCTGATGCACTAAGACCGCTGTTCCAGAATGTAGAACGAGGACCTAAGTCCACTCCTCCTAATGCATCTTCTAGTTTTGTTTTTAGGTTGGTAACTCTTTCAATTTCTAATTCTCTCTCAAGAGGATCGCTGATGCGTTTAATATATGAAGCATTTGGATTCAATCCTGTTCTATATTGACCATCGATTTCTCTATATGGATACTTGAACACTCCTGTTCCAGGAACTCTTGTCATACCTTTTTGAGAAAGTCCTCCTTGCATTGTTTGCAATTGACTATTGTTATACTCTTTCTTTAACGTAGAGATTTTTCCTATCTTTGCCATTATTTAGTTGTTTTGGTTTTTTTTATTTTGTTTTTGCAGAATGATCCTCATCGAAGAGATAGCAATTAAGTTATCACCTTAATTCTTCATTCTGTATGTAAGAAGACTCCCCCACTTGGAGGTGGGGGGAGATTCTTCTTGGTAGGATGTATAAACACTATTGCTAGTGTGTGTAGGTCTAGAAATACTATTCCTAGGGGGATTATTAGAACTGTGGTATTTCTTCGATCAAAACTGTGCGAGATAAATCTTCGATGAATACATCGCATCTATCTTTCATCCAAATTTCATAACCAGGGAACTTGTTAGCAGAACTCATACCTTGAGATTTTGCAAAACCTAAGTGGTGACGAGTACCATCAATATATCCCCAAGTCATAGAAGGAGCACCTTTCATTCTCACTTCTCTGATGTTGTTCACCATTGAACCATCGCTCATTGGAGACACATCAAATACCATGAATACAGGAGTGGATTTTTTGTTTTGACCAAATTCTAAATTTGATTGTGGAAGATCAAGTTCTTTCAAGTGAATCAACTCTACACGACCAGTTTCACGAGTGACCATTGAGTCAAACGCAAAGTTGTAAGTGATGTGCTGACCTTCACCTTGCATGTAACGATTACCGCTATCTGCCATGAAAGTAAGTCCTGAATTTAAAGCATCTGTTTTCAAAGCTTGTTGGAAAACGTCAAATCCTGCTTCATTGGTGTACATTTTCACCTTACGGTCTTTAACGTCCACCCTTCTGTAGAAAAGATCACCAAATACACTTCTGATTAAGTTTGCAGTGAATTCACCACGATTGTATTGTACTAAGTTACCGTTGTTTCTCATTCTGTGGTAAACACCAGCAGATGTACGCTTTAATTCTTGCTTAGAACCATTAGTTTTCACTGTACCTGGTTTAGCCCAAATCATACGCTTCACTTTCAATTCTAACATAGACTTACGCATCCAGAACTCAATGAATGGTTCCCATTTAACATCGTTACGAGTTAAAGGAAGTTGGTTTCTGCGTTGAGGAGCATACACCAAAATATCCAAAGCTTTACCAGAAGCATCTTTCATCATCTTGTCATCAGCCCACTCAGTGATTTTGTGCTCATAACCATATGCTGATCCTAAAGATTCAAACATAGTGATTTTCTCACCCAAACGAGGAAGTCCTAACAAGTCTTGATCAAATTCGCCAATTGCAGCGTCAATCAATTCAAGTTCAATACCTGTCTGAAGGAATGTAGAACTAACAAAATCCACTGTAGGGTTATCAGACACAAGAGTGAATGAATACAAATATCCAGCATTCCAAGGAAGAGGATCTTTAACTACGTAGAAACGAGGACCATACTGACGAGTGCCTACAGATACAATTGCATTCTTAGAGAACTCATTAGTATCAAGAACAAGAGAAAATTCTTGACCATCGATACCAGGTTTTGTAAGATTGGAAGTTGCTGTAGGAATATCGATAATTTTAGGAAACTTGTAAGGAACTTGAATGTCCCATTTCCAAGCATCACTGTTATTATCAATATAAAAAGGAGTGGACTTGTTAATCATGTCCAAGAAATCGTTAGAATACAAAGAACTCTGTGTGTAAAGACTGATGATTTTCTTATCATAGTCTGCAGGTTCTGTAGAGTGAAAACTTTCTAAGTGGTTAGCATCAGTAAGCTTGCCCACCGCTCTTTTGTCCATTGAAGCCACTCTGGCATATGTAAAGCCAGTAACTCCAGGAATTGTTGAAATTGCCATTTTTATTATCTTTTATTATTATTTGTTACAGAAACCAAGATGATGGTTTTGATGAGCTTAGTGATTTGCCACTTTTTGAAGTTTGTCTTGCCACTTCACTAAACAACTCATCTGATTTTTTACTCACTGCCCTTTTTTGTATTGTTGAAAGTGTAGGGTCAGTTTCTAGAATTTTTAAAAGCAGTCCCACTTTCACTTTCATCTCATGATTCTCTGGTCTTTTTAATTCAAGAATTTGTCTATCAAACTCTGTAAGTTTTTCTCCTGATGGAGTTTGATATTTTTCTGTCACTAAGAAGTCCTGTAGATCACCAGCAAGTTTGGGATTGATGGGAATACCATCAAATTCTTTTGTTTTTAGTTTTGACTGTAGAACATTTTGTACGTTGTTTACGTATTGTTGTCTAAAGGCATATTGCTTTTGTAATCTTTCTTCGTTTTGTCTTTCTAACTGTTGGAGTTTTGCTGCTTCTTTTTTCACTAACACCTTGTGGTGTTTTTGTGCTACAGTTTCTAAATCTCCATAATTTTTTAGTCTTTCAATTTCTGAATCAACATCTTCTGGATCAAATCCTTGATCAGCAAGAGCTTGTTTCAAAACTGCTTCCTGATTTCTTTCTTCAGAAAGATCAAGGTTTGCAAAACTTTCTATGTTATTATATACACCAAAGTATTCTTTAGGATCTACACCTTTTACAAAGATTGCATCGAATGCTTGTTGATAATCTTCACCAAACTGTCCTATGAAGTTTTGCACTATTTCTATAGATCCTTTCTTCTTTTCTAGATTGAATCTTTCAAGGAAGTCTTCTGCTGATTCAATGTTAACATCCTCTTCATCTTCGTCTTTATTAAAAACTCCAAGTTTGAATAAATCATTAGAAAGGGCTGTAAATCTATTTGATACATCATCATTGTCATCATCATCAGATTCTTCATTTGAAGGAGCTGTTTTAGATTTTGCAGATGGTTTTGCAGGAATATCGTCATCATCATCTTCTTCTTCTGTTTCTCCAAGAAGAAAATCTTGAATCGATTTGCTTGCGTCAGATTCTTCCTTTTTAGGAGCATCGCTTTCTGTAGTTTTTGGGGATGATGATTTTGTGGAGGGTTTTGGAGCTTCTTCTTTTATTTCAGTCACTTCTTCTGGAGAAGCAGTGGATGTTTCTGCGGACATTAGGTCTTTAAGCAATTCTTGATTGCCCATTCCCATTTCCATTGTATTTTGTATACTGAAATCTCCAAATGATGGGGTTTCTAAATTATCAGACATATGTAGTTTTGGTTTATAGTGTAAAAATATGTATTAAATGTATTCTAACAAACACATTAGGTTTGAAAACAGTGAATTTTGAATTTAATATGGCATTACTATTTCTTACTCTTTGATGCTCTGTTCTTTGCATTTGTTCTAGCAATCTCTAAATCATTCTTTTGATTTTCTCTTGCCACTTGAAGCTTCTCTCTTTCTAAAGCCATCTTATCGTTTGATTGTTTATTCTTTAATTGAATGTCTTGCATTTTCAACTGATAATCTTTTGCAGCCTTTTCCTGCTCGTGAGAAAGCTTACTCATTTCTAATACGTCTGGAACAGCGTTCTGGTCAACATCTTCTGCTGCAACATTACCATATCCTGTTGCTGAAATAATTGCAATCTTCTCTTTAGAAAGTCTATCAAGTTGTTTTTGATAGTCATCATGAGCTATTTGCTCTTCATGTTGTTGTTGTTGTTGTGCCAATTGAGCTTGAGCTTGTTCTTGTTGAGCTTGTTGCTGCTGTTGTTGCATTTGTTGTTGTTGGTCTTGCATTTGCTCTTGTCTATCTTTCAATGTCTTAAACACCTTCTTCATTTGACGTACAGAATCTGTAGAATACAATTCTATAATGTCGTACAATGATCCACCATTCTGTATAACAGCTTGAGACAATTGTCTAATCTCTTCAAACATCTTCTTATCTTCAGGTCTATTTGTAGCAAACACTTTCAAATCTCTAAATCTCAAATCTGTACCATTCACTTCTACAAATGCTGATTCTCCTTTAGATGTAATGTATGAAATTGTTGATTGAGGCTTTTTGCTTTCTACATAGAGAGAAGCATCAATAACAGCTTGATAGAGTTGTCCTAATACATATTCATGAGCTACAAAAAGAGGTTCTGTTTGAGAATAACTTTGTGTAAGAGCAGCATTTGTTCCTGTAGCAGATTCTGATGCAGAAATACTTCCCATTCTCTGTTTAGACATACCTATCAATTCCCAACACTCATTCTTCATTTGTTGTGCAAGAGTGTAACGAGATTGTATTTCTTGTGTTCTTGTTAAATCAATGTCTCTGAACTGGTTGAAAGAAGATGGTGCTTTTAGATTTTCTGGAGAGTCATCAATAAATACCACTCCTCGATTTCTTGCTTCCAACTCCCACATATCAAGAGCATCTTGTGCATCTCCGTCTTTTGGAACAGGAATGTGTCTAATTGATGTTAAATAAACCTTTCCTATTTCTTTCTCAAGAAGTTTGAACAGTTGATTCATACAAACATTGTATATCACCTGAAAAGGTTTCATTAAGTCTACTAAAGACTTCGCTTCTGTGTTCTTCACTTCATGTGTAAGTCCTATAATAGGACAGTATGGAAGAAGCTTGTAAGGTTTGATGTGATAGATGTCTGGTCCTATCTTCACTCCTTCATACCATTGATTCACCCATCCCCATTCTAAAGACTGTTGTGTAGGAATGGTGTTACTTTTGTAACTCTCATCAACTAATATTGATTGTTCATTTCCCATTTCATCTAAGAATATAAGCTTCCCTATTTTCTTTTTTGAAATCCAATAAGCTCTTACAACAACATATTTGTATCCAAATGAGGAAACATTTGATGTGAGTCCTAAAAAGTCTTTTAGTCCATCATTGTTCTCTTTCATTTCTGATTCAATAATCATTCTTGTACGAAGCACAAGAGGATCATAGGTGTCGTATTGTACAGAGTCTGTTCCAGGAGTGGCATTAGGGTTTCCCAAATTAGACTCTCTCACATTTATAAGTCCGTAGTCTTGTAAAGAACTTCTTAAATGATCTATCTCTTCTTTAGTGATGAATGGGAATGTTTCTATAATTTCAGACAATTCCATCACCATCACTGTTCCAGCAGCATACGCTCCTTGTGCTCTACCTGTTACATCTGAAATATACTTCCTATCAGGCGTAGTGAGAAACCATGTATTCTTAGGATTGCACACTTCTATATTATATCCTGTTTTAGAATTATCTTCATAGATGTGATAGAATTCTCTAGCAGTGATCATCATGTCTCTAAATGCATCCTCACTCTTTTCTTTGAGATTGAATTCAGCTTTTGTAGCTGTAAGTATGTGATTTGCCCATTTCTCTGCAACAGATGTGTAAGAATCTAAATCTTCTTTCACCTGCTCCATTGTCATTTGATTCAACTGCTCCTCGTCTATTTCTTCTCCTCTCATTGCTGCTTTCTGCAGAATGTCTTGTTTCACTTGATTCATTACGTAGTCCTGAAGAAGCTGTGTTTTGTATTCCAACTCTTCTGCCTTGCTATCATCATCAAATGCTTTTATAGAATATGTGTTAGGTCTTTTTGAAATCTCTCCCACAAGCTCATTAACAGGTGTTGTAATAATTGAATAATGTTTAACATATGCAGGAAGTTCCAAATCACTTTGTAACATTTCTGTAAATGACTTTACATCTTGTTCTTGATAAAAATCTTCAGGACGAAGAATCCCTTTAATAAGATCATAGTTTTTAACAAATGTATCTCTATTCTTTACATATTCAGAATATGCTTTGTTTGCAAAATAGTCCATTGTGTTCTTCACCCAACTCTCATCTTGCTTCTCTTTGTCTGTTTTAAATTGGTCAGGGAATATATTAAGATAGGCATATCTAATCGTAGCATCTTTTGTATATCTAATTATAGGCATTATGTAAACAGTTTTTGTTTTTGTTTATTGTAAAAAAGAGAACTTGATTCAGAAAATAATTTATTGTTTCTTTTTCCTGAATACAAAGATTTCACTCTATCATCTCCACTTCCTCCAATTCTTCCAAATATAGGATCCATTTTGAGTGCTTGTGCTATTGCTAATTCCGCAGCAATGATTCTATCAAAGTTACCATTATCGTTATATTGAATAATCTCTTCTAGAAGAACGGGATCAAGTATTTTATTCACCCCAAACACCTCTCTAATCACAGAGCCATTCTCATCAGTTTCTTTAACAATAGATTCTTCCATATATTTCTTCAGACATGCATGTAAATAATCAATAATCTTTTGACTACTTCTATGTATTCCATATTCTCGCTTCACTGTTGTGTTAGGAACAATCTCCATGAGCCATTGAGGCTGCTTTTCTAGATATTGTGCATCTCCTTTTGACTTCATGTATTCTATAAAAGAAATATCATCATTCTCACAAAGGGTGCGAGCATTGTAATATTTAATTAGCATTCTAGCTTGTTCTTCCCATGTTTCTTTCTTATCAGGACGTGCACAATAAGAAGCTACAAACATGTCTTGGTATTTTTCATCCATCAAGCTGTGCATTCTCTTATATATGTACACACTACCTAGAGAAGAACTGTATGCTGATTGTCCCTGTCTGTAGGGATCCACTCCTGCTACATACAATCCGTATGGAGGATTTTCTATAGGAAATTCATATATAACTACAGGAGCATCTTTTAAATCAGAATTCTTTAGAGGAAAGTTTGAAATAGGTAGTTTGTCTGTAAACTCGTGTGATATTTTACCCTCATCTTGGAAAAGAATAACAGGAGTGCCTGTTCTCAATTGTTGTAACAATCTACTCTTTTGTCTCTTGGCAGATTCAATATCAAATATGTTTGTATCCTCATTTAAAAATATATCATCCACTTCTTGAGGATAGTACATCTTTTCTTTTAGATAGGCAATTCTATCTCCAGCTTTCTTCAGACGTTCAAGATTACTTACAGTGAGAGCATTTGCTTTTTCTTCATTGCTTACAAGCATTTTAACTTGGTGTAGTTCTGAAGAAAGAGGAACGTTTAGGAAAGCACCAAGAGAAGAGTCTTCTTTGGCTTCCATTCTATACTTGTTAGAAATAAATAGCCCATGTATTCTAGACGTGTCTTTTGAATTATTGTACGTAAGGAAGTTAAAATTGTCTACATCAAACATAAGACTCTTGGCATCCATAAATCTTTTCATGTCACCACCTGTTCCTGTAAGAATTGGACTACATCCCCAACCAAAGGGTGTTGTAAATCCTGGAATAGCAGCTTGAAGTCCTCTAAGAAAGGATCCTTTTCCTATCTCATCTATAATAAGCTTTCTGGGTTTTGTACCTGCAATAGCTTCCTCATTATTACCTTCATCAAGGTTACGAATAAGAATAGAGGAATAAGGAATCCTTTCTCCTGATTTAGTTTTAATTCCTAGCGTCACTTGATTCTTCCAATTATCTTCTATTCTTTGCCACCTCCAAGCTTCAGGAATGAAATTCAATCCCTTGTCTATCTTATCTGTAATAAGCTTTATATCAGGGCTATTTAAGCCTGCAATTACGTTCTGTGAGTTTTCATCAAACGTTGCTCCCCAAGCTATGTAGCTTGATTCTAAAACTGATTTTGCCAAACGTCTTATGCCTAAAATAACAAGTCCTTTTCTTTCGTTCTGTGCCCTATCAATTTCATTTGTTATCACCCATTCATTATCTCTCAAATAGGGATTGGCATATTTTTGTGAAATTCTACCACGTTCATCTATTATATCCACCTCTGTGTTCCAGAAGTTGAGGTGCCAATATAAAAATGGGTTTATGTACACACCATCCATCATTGCTCCGTTCAGACACAATTCTTTGTGATGGTTGAAAAACTCTCTATGTTCTTCAGAGGATTTATCTGGAATTCTTTTTTGATTGATGTACCAATCTTTATAATCTATATTTTTGAGATTGATCATTTTCTATTTTTAAGAAAGTCTTCAGCCATAGAAGACAATTCTCCCTTACCTCTCACTTCCACTTTTGCTTCTTCTTTTTCTCTAAGTTTATCCACCACTTCTAATAAAGCTAAATAGTTCTTCATTGTCTCTTGAACAAACTTCCCCTGAGCCTCTATAGAAGCAATCACCATTGGGAGCATTCCTCCTTTTGATGTTGGTTTCCATTCAATCCTGTCCTTCAACTCGTGAAGAGGATTGGCATTAACATATGCTTTCCATGACGTAAGTTGTTCCTCCGCCCACAGAAGTTCTGTATTAATGTATGTAGTTTTTTTAATAGTCGCCATAGTCTTCTTGGTTAAATAAATTCAATCCATCCTTTACAATATTGTCAAGGGCATCATCTGAGACAATGTTCATATCTAATTCACTCTTGTATTTCTGTAGAGCAAAAAGCATTTCACTGTCTCTCATTCCCCACACGTCTCCACAATCATCTAAAGCTGTTGCTATGTGTCTTCCCATGCCATAAGAGGGATGGAGAGTTTTTAGCTCTTTCAGCACATCAATGATTTCACTATATTCGTTCTTCTTCTTTGCCATTTCTAAATTATTATTCCACTGCTTTGTGCTGTTATCTTCTTCACTTCCTGTTCCACCACACCCAACAATCTCTGTATTTGATTATTTGCAATGTCTTGTGTTGTCACATTAATTCCTGGCGTAGCACATATTGCTGCCAACTTCTCTATAAAATAAAATGCGTCTTGTATTGTGTTCATGCTAAATCTGTTATATCAATTTCAATTATTTCTTCGTCATCATCATCGTCTTCAGAAGGTGTTATCATCAATGTATCCTCATCGTCATGAAGCGTTGCTGTAATATCAATATACCTAACCTCTGTTGTTTCATACACTTCTTTCAAAGCTGTTAGCAATGCCAACAATTCCACTTTCCTTATTGTCATATTGTTCATTTCAAATCATTTAATTCGTCATCAATACTTTCATCTGTTGTAACAGCATCCCATAGAGACAAAGGACAGCTACAAGAAAGACATTTTGTTTTAGCAGAAAGCGTACATCCACAATTTGTACAATGTTCATCAGGACGCAACGTGTTATATTCCCCTGTCTTCTTTCTGTTCTCAGAAAACCATTCACACTTGTTACATATATTCATTCTTTCTATAGAAGTGTTATTAATCACTTCTTTCATTTCATGTGGAGGAATAATGTGATTTCTCCATCCTTCTAAAATTTGTTTAAAGCTCATTGGTTTTATTATTTAATCTGTCTAATTCTTCCTGTAGAAAAACAATTCTTGCTTCTATTCTTTTTATGAGAATTTCTGAAGGACTGTCTTCTATTAACGCTCTCTTATAATTCCTTATTTTATTATTAAGAGCTTCTATCCTTTTCTTAGCCTTTGGCAAATTAAAATAAAACTTCCCAAAGCCAGAAATCTCTATGCTATTGTTTGTTTTCATAGCATCGTTAGCACTCTGAAACTGATGTGTAATAACACTGTTAATAACACTCTCACTTCTTAGAGAAGACATAGCTTGTAAACGTACAAGGTATTCCTTAATCGACATAGAAGAGGGTCTATTCATGTACAAGATTTATGTTCAAAGAAATGTTTTTATTAAAATCCAAAAGAATGGCAGAATGTAATTTTATCCTATTTCCTTCCTTATACAAAATCTTCATCTTCTTAAGCTTAGAAATAATATTATTCATCGTAGCCTCTGAACTGTTATACTTCTTACAAAACTCCTCCTTATTCACTGTATAGGAAATATTCCCTTTAACAGCAAAAAATGATATCAATTGTATTTCTCTCTCAGACAACTTAATGTCATTCATAACAGAAATGAATGTATAATACTTTTCTGCTATTGAATAAACATCAGGAAGTGTTTTCCTCAATGTCTGTAATATCGTTTTCCTATTTTCCATATTTAATTCCTACAAAGATAGAAACATTTTCGTGTAAACTAAAAACTCCTCTAAACCACATAAGCTATAAAATCCTAAAAATTCTATGGTTTCTATAGATCTATTCCCGCCCTCCACCCTTCAAAGGTAAGGGGAAATATAAATACAAAAAAAAAATTTTTTTTTCTAG